CAGTTAACCATGCGTCAGCAAGTGTTTTCTTGTTTACCCATCCATGGTAATAAATATTCATTCCATGGTTATATGCGTCGTATTTTTCGAGAAGCATTTTAATATTTTGCATTTTTTCAGGCTCTACGTCGTTTGACCATTTATGATTAACATCACAATAAATATGGAGTGATGCTTTAGGTTGATGTTCATATATTCTTGGCCACATTTTAAGTAATTCGAGAAGTCCACGATTCGGAAAAGACGAGTAAATAAAACGATGAGGAACTTTTTGTGTTGGTCGTATCGATTGTATTTTTTCAGAAATTTGAATAGAGATATTTTCAATGTTTGTATTTGGTGAATCTTCTATTTCTTGTATTTTCTCATTTTCTCTCATTTCTCTCGTTTCTCTCGTTTCTCTCGTTTCTCCAGCCAGAAAGTTCTTAAAGTCTATCCCATAGTAGAACGGCTCTGTGATATCTTTCAGGGAAGGAAATATAGCAGTAAAATATTCAACGTGCCATTCTGTCAAGCAAAATATTTTCTTTAGTTTTATATTCATAGGAATAACAACACCTGATGGTGTTAAGTCATGAATAACAAAGTAAACATTATCTACAAAACTTTCAAATGTAACTGGTAAGTATTCAGAATATCGGCTTACCATACATGAATGCACATAATTTTCTTTAATAAATCGATAATATTTCTCCAACGGCATATATGTAACACCTTCAAATACTTCACCTGTCTCTTCACACTTACAGAAAACATATACATCAAAATCCCCTCTCTTTTGTATATATCTCGCCATTTCAATAATATATGTTTCTGAACCACCAACACCTATTGTCAAAATACTACTACCTGACCACTTATTGTATCCTCCATCTGCAACAAAGCAAAATATTTTTTTCGATGGGTTACGAAGAGGTGCTACATCTGTTATTTTTTGCGACTCTACGAATTTCATATAAATTGCATGCCATGATGCAATTTCACTATATGAATCATCGCTCGGTTTATTATGTTGTAAAAATAGTTCCGCACTTTTTAGACCTGTTATGTAGTCTTTCATTTCATAACAAATCTTACACAAAAACTTAGGCAAGAAATGATAACTAAGAGTCGGTTTTAATGAGTATTGGCAGTGAATAGGAAAACCGATTTCAAATCCTTGTTTAAAATAGTCATATGCGATTCGCATGTTTTTGCTGCCGCCTTCTAGGTAATAATGAATACCTATAAAGTATAGTGCTTCTGGGCGACTAGGGTCTGCCATATAACACCTTTTATACATTTGTTCACATTCTTCCCATGGTTTATTTAATCGAAAGTTCATCGTTCTTGCTCCTTCAAAAATAGCATCCACGTATTCTTGATGAAATCCACTATTTGGGTATTCCATTCGTTTCAAAAAATATTTCAGTGCATTTTCATAGTCTTCAAGACCTGTATATGTTTGTGCAAGGTAGTAGTATGCCCGCGGGTCATGTGGGTTTTGTTTTACTTCTTCATATAACAATTGTAAGTCAAATTGTTTTCTATCCCTTGTTCTTTTTTCCATATAGTCAAAGCGTCTATCTTCTATATTTGTGACATCTTTAGGAATGACTACATTTATATTATTTTTATCTGTAATTACTTCATGAATCGTGTGAATATATCTTAACTTTGATTTACTTTTAATAACACGATTTGAGCCGTATATTGTATCATCGCCGTGTATAAAAAGTGTGAATGAGCTTGAGTATTGGTCACCACGCACTTCATTCAAGAATTCTCTGAACTGACCCTGAATAACATACGTATCATCAAGCATAGTTATAAATTTGCATGACTCTCCCGCCAAATCAAGGCATCGATTTCGACTATCGCGAAAGTTAATGAATGGTTCTTGGTATAAATTTCCCTTCTTTTTTCCTACAAGAACTTTCTGAATCGTTTCAATCGTGGCGTCTGTGCTTCCTGTGTCAAGAATAGTCCATCTATCAAAATAAGGCATATTATCCAACAACATTTGCTCAAATTGTGGGCCTCCATTTTTCACCATAATACATAAGTGGTTTAAATTATCGTATTCAAAAATACACGATGTAGATGACAAGTTTTCGAAATAGTAATAAAAATCTTTTTCAAATTTTTCTACGTGGTGGCGCGGCACATAAATACATAGTTGTGTATTTGATAGTTGTTTTATCCATTGTGGTTCATATAGTGACAACTTTGAAATATTTTTATCGAATGGTGCAATAATAAATGGATGATTCTCTTCAATAAAATCTAAGTCAAGGTGTGCACTATTATCCGAATATATAAGGCATGATTTTTTATCTAGAGGCATAAAGTTGTCCAAATAGTCAATAAATTCTAAAAAGTGGATATTTTGTGAACCAGAATCCATATTCTTTTTTATATTTTCACTATGGCTCAGGGCAGTCTCCAATAAAAATATATTCTTATACTTGGAACTAGGGCTATTGTTTACATTTAATGGGATAAAGCCACCATGGGTTGGTTTGTATATAATGAGGTTGTCTATACCTATACTAAGACTGCTTGAAAGTTCCACCATAAGTGAAACAAGTCTTTCAAATAAGCCAACATTTTCAAGAATATTTAAGTTACTGAAACTTTTATGTTCTATTTTATTAAACTCACCATCACATACTTTATAATGTTTGCCGTCGATAAGAACCATTTCAGCTATATAAGTAAATATATTTATAATAATAGTTAATTACATTTATATCGCTTTACGAATGATATATTTTATGAAAATAAAAATGACTTAAAATTAATATCATTTTTTACAATAAATAATACTCATACTCATATTCATGTCTTCTAAAAAAATATTTCTCAATATGATAGTTAAAAATGAAAGTAAAATAATAGAAAGACTACTTTCAAGCGTTAAAAATATAATTTCGGGTTGTATTATTACCGATACCGGTTCAAGTGATAATACGAAAGAAATTATTATAAAATTTTGCAACCAAAATAATATATACTGCGACATAAAAGATGCAGAATTCATAAATTTTGAACATGCAAGAAATACTTCATTAAAATATGCACAAGAGTCGCAGATTCCATTTGACTATATTTTATTATTAGATGCTGATCATGAACTAAAAATTTGCGACGGATTTGATATTGAACTGCTAACAATGCCAGTTTACCTGATTAAACAAGGAACAAGTAATTTTTTTTATTCCAATGTAAGGTTAATACAAAAAAACATAGACGCAAAATATATTGGATGCACGCATGAATATTTACATCATGATAATATAACAACACAACTAAATACTTTATTTATAAATGACATTAACGATGGAGGGTGTAAAAGTGACAAATTTGAAAGAGATATTAACTTACTTATAAAAGGAATCGAAAATGAACCAAATAATACTAGGTATCACTTTTATCTTGCAAATAGTTATAAAGACACTGCGCAATATGAAAAAGCCGTATCTATGTATGAAAAAGTGCTTGAGTTAAATGGATGGAGTCAAGAAAAATACTATTCGTGTCATAAACTTTTTGAATGTTGTTCGCAAATTGGAAATATAGAAAAAGGATTATACTATTTGACTACATCTTATTTGTATGATGACGAGCGTTCAGAATGTATCTATGAACTAGTAAAATTTTACTGCGCAAAAAAAATGGATGCTATTGCAATGAAATATTATGAACTAATTAAAGATAAGTATGAGACAAGTATTATGACTACAACTTTTCAAGGTAAACTATTTGTAACTGCTAGTATTCCATATTTTTATTTACCATATTATCTTATTATTGTAAGCATTAATATGAAAAGTTATAAAACTGCGATGTTTATGTATGAAATAATATTTAAAAAAAAACAAAAGGATATAAATCAGTGGTGGATATCAAACGTAATGTTTAACTATAAATTTGTTAAGGACATGATATCAGATAATGGTTTTAGTCACTTACGTGACTTATATAAAAGCTATGTTAAATTTCTTTTTGAAAATAATTATAATATACGTGAATTTATTTCTGATGTAGATTCTGAGTTAGATTCTGAGTTAGATTCTGGTAAAAACAATTATTATAATAATATTGTTAAAAGTTCGAAATATAAAGAATCCAAAAAAATATTATTTTATGTTGGATATTCTCTTCCACATTATAAATGGAATAAAACGATTAGCCTAACATCTCCTATGGGTGGTTCAGAAAAGGCATTGAGTTATTTGATTGACCTGTTTCCAAAATGTTATGATATTTATGTATGTGGCAATATTGTTGAAGAACGTGTTGATAACATTCATTTTATACATTCTGATAAATTAAAAAAAATAGTAGAAGAAAATGAATTCCATTCTGTTATTATGTCACGATATATTGAACTCATATTAAATTATAAATTTAAATGTTACAAATTATATATTTGGGCTCATGATAGAATTATCAGGTCATTATCTTTTATAAACAATGATGCTGTTGAAATAATAAATAACTGCATTGATAAAATAGATGGGTGTATCTGTTTAACAAAATGGCATAAAGAACATATTTCCAAGATGTATAATAGCGCTGAACTTGAGCGTAAAATATTTATTATTAATAATGGTATTGAGATAAATAATTTTCCGAAACCTGATACCAAAATTAAAAATACATTTATTTATACATCAAGAAGTGAAAGAGGATTAAAACGTGTTTTAGAATTATGGGAATCTATATCAAAAAATATTATAGATGCTCATCTTACTATTTCTTCGTATAATGCATTTCCTGATCCTAAAAATAAAGATGATATTATGATTGAAAAAGAAATTAAAAAATATTCAAATATTATTCATTTGGGAAAGTTAAACGAAAAAGAGTTGTATAGTTTAATGAATAAAAGTGAATACTGGCTATACCCTAGTGATTTTTATGAAACATCGTGTATTACTGCGATGGAAATGTTAAAGTCGCGTGTTATTTGTTTATATTATCCGATTGGTGGATTAGTCGATACGATAAATAACCATGGTGTTCGATTGATTAAAAGTCAAGAAGTAAATCAAATTTTAAGTTTAATGGAAGATGAGAAACATAAACAAAAAATAGTTATCGAAGGCGAGAAATATGCCGATACTTGTTCATGGGAAAATAGATATAAACAATGGGAAGAGATAATTTTTAATGATAAAATTCATGAGACTAGTATTATTAATAATCATGATAATCCTGATAATCACGATAATCACGATAGTCACGACAATATACACGACTTAAATTATACTAATATGTCTATGAATTTTCTTCCAAAGTCAAACTTAAATTTTATCAATAGTATTTACTTAGCAAAAAATAATATAAGAAATATGACAATAAATTATATTAAAAATGATAATTGTATTGGAAAAAGTATAAAGGATGGGGTTTTTTGGGAAGAATGGATGGAAAAGTACATTAAACAAAACTATGTAAAAAATACAAATATGATAGACTTAGGAGGTAACATAGGAACAACAACATTATTAATGAGTGAAATATTATCAGACAAGTGTAAAATATTTACATTCGAACCAATATATAGTGATATATTACTAAAAAATATATTAGAGAATAATTTAACAGATAAAGTTTTAGTATATCCTTATGGTGTTGGAAATATTATAAAAACTTTAAAAATTAAACCTGTAAATTTATCTGACAACATAAATTTTGGCGCAGTATCTATAATTCACAATTTAGAAAACAAAGATGATAGTTATAAAATAAATATAGTTCCACTGGATTATTTTAACTTTGATAATGTAAGTTTAATAAAAATTGATGTAGAACATATGGAAATTCAGGTATTAGAAGGTTGTTTAAATTTAATAAAACGATGTAAACCTACTATTATTATTGAAACATATCAGTTAACTGAATTAAAAAAAACAGGTATATTTAAAGAACTAATGTTATTAGAATATGAAATATATGAAATTCCAGAAGGTTATCGTGACTATATTATGAAAATAAAAAATAAGTAAATAAAAAAATAAGAAAATTAACTAATAATCAGTTCATTTTACGTAAATAAATATTTTAACTCAAATCAACTCAACTCAACTCAACTATAGTATCTTCATCATTTTGGTCTATTTTTTTATATCCAAGAGATGTTAGTTTATTCGTTAACTCATTATATTTATTTCCTATTTTTAAAAAACCATCCATATGTTTATGTTCAAACATAATTTTTTTAGGTTTAACTTTAAAATCATAGTTCATTAAAATTGTATAGTCATGACCTTCAGTATCAGTATGCAATAAGTCAATGTGTTGTATACCATATTCTTTTACAATTTCATTAATTGTGGTAGTTTCAACATATATTTTTTCAGTTAATAACATACTAATATGATTTGAAACATGTTCAGAATTAGTAGATGCAAGTTGCGAAGCCCAAAATGGAAACTTTGAAAAGTCATTTTTTTCTGAAGGAATTGTCATCTCAATTTCTCCAGTATAGTTACTCACTGCCTTATTTATAAAAATTATGTTTTCATTATTTTCAAATTTTTGGTTATAGTTATGTTTCAATTGTTTAAATAAATAAGGAACAGGTTCTACTAGTATTAGTCTCGTATTATTATCAACTATATTAAATATAGGGTCATTGATAGTATTCCCTACATGAGAACCTATTTGAATAATTGTTTTACTCATCTAATAATAACAATAGCAATAATAGCAACAGCAACAATAACAATAATATATAGTTATTATTGTTATTTTTATACTATTTTATATATACATTGAATTACTTACCCTCAACACGTTTCTTGAAACTCATAAAGTCATCGATGTATTTGAAAATAGACTCAAAGTTCTTCCAAACTGACGTCATCTCTTGGTTATTTTGAATTTTTGAAGTCATTGCATCCATATGAATCTCATTCAAAATAGATGTTTGATTTTTATGAATTTTTTTGCGACATTGTTGACGTTTTTTAATTTTATCTTTAATTCTATCTGTCAACTCCACCTTGGGCAACATTTTCTTTTTCAATGCTTTTTGAACTGGGGTGTGTTGATGTTGATGTTTTTGTGACCTTGTAACAACACCTTCAGTAATGATGATGTTATTTGTGAGGGATGATTTACTATTCTGACTTCTTGTTTTAACCATAGTGTGTAGTATACTATATAGTATGATATATATAGTATACAGCTAACGTTTAAGTTGATTTGATATAGATTATTATTGATTCGTTTCTACGCTTGGTGCAGTCGTATCAGTAATTGGCTCTTCAACTCTTTGAATCTCTTTCTTATGTTCCTTCACCACATAGTTCAGTGAAAAAAGCAAAGCACCTGGTTCTAGTTTATTTACAAACTCAACTACATAGTTAAATGTGACGCTATTCTTATTCTCACGCAACTCTTCAATATATTTCTTATTCAATGCAAACATATGTTTCTTATATTGTGGAGGAAAGTCTGCAAATAGTTTCTTCTTAAACACGTAGCAGTCCAAATAATTCTGATGCAAGTTACGTGTAAATGAATGTACTTGGCTCCGATAGTAACTAAAGTCACTCTTATACTCAGGAAAAGCTTTCAAATAATCGGCTACACGACCACCATGACGCAGCGTCAAATACTGCAACTGCAGTTTCTGTTCAGTTCCACGAATGTTTTTCACCATCTCATACATCGGATTACGCACCTTCATGCGCTCACCAGTTACCATATTATAAAATACAACACCCATCATGTTGTATGCAGAATTCATCGACGCATATTCTTTCTTGAAATTTTTAAATGTATAGTCTGCACCAGGGCCTTGCTCATTCAATGAAAGAGCTTTCGGTGTCTTGATTTTATCACACTTGATAATATTTTGCAAAAACCCGTCACGACTATGTTGAATGACTTCTATTTTTTGGTTATCATTGTCTTGTGCGATACGATATACACCAATCAAATAAATCGCCGGTGTGGTAATCGGCAATACAATACGATTTTTAGGATGTTGCAACACAAAACTATATACAACATCTTTTGGCAAGTTCTCGTATTCAAAATCAATCTTTGCACATGTGTCAAAAAACATATTACGAAATGTGTCACTCTCCCTTATTTCAACCTCGTCTTTCGGATTCTTCGGTGAATAAAATAACGCTTTACCACCAATCGTGTTCTTTGTAGAAATTTCCCATGCATTGCCACCTGGTCCACTTGAGTAAAACAAGTTAATCATCGTTCCCTCCACAAACTCCTCCGCATACCACTCATTTGTGTTTTCATTCGATAACCCTGACATAATGTTATTTGCATCAAAATGTTTCTCTAACTCATCCGTAATATATAGCGACTTCGGTGGCGAATAACATACTACTTTACCATCTTCATTTACAACTACCGAACGCAATAATCCAATCGTTTTATAATCTTCGTATGTAACACCCATACCTCGTTTATCATACTTAATAATCGAATACATTCCCGTATCTGTCTTCCAATGTTTCATCGTTAGTTTAAGATGATTAAGGATTTTCTGAGTTTCCTCTTCGTGATTTTGACTTTGACTTTGACTTTGACTTTGCTGATTTTCATTATCTTTCCGGTTACTACTATTTTGTTCTCGAATCAGTTGCAACAATTTATCAAAACCCTCAATGCTCTTAAGGTTATACATTTTGTATTGGAATCCTGCGGGAAAAAGTATATATGCGTGTGTATATATACCTATAAGCGGGATGTCTTTATGTATATTTAATAAGTATTATATTGGTTGTAATGTATTGGTTGTAGTATATTTAATAATATAGTAGTAAAAATAAATAAATATGAATTGATATATACATTCATATATTCATATATTCATATATTCATATATAATATCATAAAAAATTCTGTTATATATATAAGTAATCAATGTCAGAGTTATCACCATCAACATCGCCAATACCATCACCTGAAGAAAAAGAACAAGCAAGTGTAGACATTGGTCTAGGCGATATTATACAACTTGTTGCTCCAACAAATTCAACAATTCATGACCAGATTTATTTAATATTGTATATCGATGAAGATAAAATCAAACTAATCAATGCTTCCAATGCATCGCGACTCGTCCTTACAATGAGTCCATCTGGCGGATTTACCGACGAGTCAATTATCGGAATTAAACTTTTAGATTCTCCTGAACACCCCGAATACGCTCGTCAAAATGGTTTACTTCCTGGTAAATGGATTGATATTCGTTTTGGTGGAGACTTGCCAACAATTATCACCGGACAAATTACAAATTTAGAGAATGATAGAATTGAAATAAAGGCTTATCCTGGCGAACAAGTATTTTATATCGACTTTGAATACAAAGGTATTCCCGAAAACATACCTATTGAACAGATAAGAATACGCAGCCCTCCCACAACTATCGAAGAAGAAAAGGGCAAGTCTTTTATTAAATCACTTGCATCCGCTGGCCCCGGCATTGCTCCAGAGGTCGGGGTCGGGGTTGGTGTTGAAGTCGGACCCGAAGAAACCTCGGCACGCCAACAAGAAGAGCTTGGTCTTGAACCTATTTCTATCAGTCGTATGAGGAAATCGCCAACTTCGCCTGGTGCTGCTGGTGAAGCAGCCGCTCAACCCCCCGTCGAAGAAATTCAAACCGCGCTCAAGGAAATTCTTTTTGACGCCGACTCCATCGTTTTCGGTGAAGAGTTAGAGCCTATCGTCCAGTTTGTTGAGCTACCCGAAGAACAAAAACGTTACAGCATCGAAAGCCAAACTAGTGACCTCCTAAATGAACTGGTATCGAAATACCCCAATGCCGAAAGGACAAAATCAGTTTTAAATAATATTCACACAATTATTGAACGTTTTCAACAACTTCGCGACGAGTTTTCTAACTTTGACGCAAATGGAAATGCACTTATTCCTCAGCGTAGGACGGAACATTATAAACCTCTCGCAAAGTCACTTATGGCTTTAAATCAGAAACTATTCTGGCTTCTTCCTGTTGCCAAAAATATTCGCAAATTTTACAACGTGGAGTCTTCCAATGTGTCCGACTTCACAATAAACAACATGGAAGAAAATTTGGAAGAATCCAATGCGCTATTTGAAGACTATGCATCAAACAAAGAATCATTCCTTTCTTATATTTCAAAGATGAATGCATATATTACACCTTTTACTACACCTGAAACTGCAACTACTCAATTCATACAAACAAATATTACCGCAGTATTAGACAACTTGAATGATTTTTACTCAAGTATTGTGAAAGGTGACACCATTAAACGCAACCGATTTGTCATTCAAACCTACAACATGGGTCTGTCACATCTACAAATTAAAAAGGGTATTTCATATGGACGTAAAACAAGTGAAATTGTCGAAGTTATTCCCATTACAAGAAGTGATAAAATAGATGTCACATCTTACTTAAGTTTACCTGAACCTGCTATGAATTTCTCAAATATTTCACTCCCAACTACAAACATTATGCGTCGTGCTGATGCAAATCGTCATTTCGTTCCATACTGGAACTTGCTTCGCAAAAATACAAGCATTACCCAAAAAACGATTGAACTTCATGAACGTGAGTCTCATAGTCAATATTCTTCCGATGAGGTTGCACAACTTGCATCCAGTTTTGTCTCATTTGTTTCCGACCAAGAGATAGACTCCGAAGAAAAATACAGGAAATTTATCGAAATGTTTATTCCAAATACGGAGTTATTAATTGACGTCATGAGTAAGTATGTCAGTGGAAGTATGACACTAAGCAATTACGTCGCAGTGCTTCAACCTTTCATGGTATACATGCGCGACCTGACAACGCGTCAGTATTCATTATTTGCATCTATGATTGAACAAAAAGTCCTAGAATATAAAAAAATGCTTGTTCAAACTGCACGCGAATATTCCGCCATTTCATCTGCAAAGTATGCTGCAAAATATGCGGCTTCATCTAGTTTATACAACTTGCTAAAAGACTCACGACAGGTTGATTTCGAAACCGATATTCTCAGTATTTATGGTTTGGCGCCAGAGAATTACAAAAATGTTGATAACCGCCAGCAAAATATACCTAGTCGTTCAGCAGGTGCAACCGGAGGTGGTGGCGGTGGTGGTGGAGCCTCAGCATCGCTCGGACCCCCACCATCCAAAACAGAGTTTGACTATGATATTTCACCATTTGCCAAAACACCAATTGAACGTGCAATTGCAATGTCTGCGAAGAAGGTGCAAGCAAAGAATGGTGGCGACATTGACCCTGAAGATTTTGATGATGTTATTGCAGTTTATAATGAAGTTAAGAAAAGTTTTCCAGATGACTTTGCAGAAATGATTCAAATGCGCGATGATAAGTCGCTTGTTCAAAGTGAAATTATTTATCCGATTATGGTTGCAATGGTAAAAGCGGATGCTGAATATAAACGCATGAAACAACAATTAGAACGTCGTGAACAATCTGCTGCAAAGTCTATTTCTTCTATTTTTCCTAATGTTTCATTTACAAATAGTGAAATTCTGTATCGTTTAATATGTATTGACAATGCGCGACTTTATATGAATACGATGGCAATCATCAATGAAGACCTTGTAACTCCTTTTGATTTTGACCAGTTGTATACACAAGAAAAGAAAAAATATGAAGATAGAATGGAAGACAATCAGTCAAAAAATGAATGCAAGAATTTTGTTCTTACTAAAAAATATAATGACGCACTTGAAATGAGAGATGATGAAGATGTTGAAGTGCATTATGATAAAATATATGATTTTACAGACTATGACTTCTTGAAGAAACTAGAAAAAGAACGTAAAAATTACTCACCTCAGGACTTTGAGACGTTTCTTACAAGCCGCTATATGAAAAAGACAAAACTACCAATGAACGATGCCAAGTCTGAAATTCGTGACATGTTGCGCGGAAAGCGTCTTGTGCAAGATGGGCAATACGCAGTTCTGGTTATTGACGACGAAGAGGGTGTCGGGGGTGCCGGTGCTGGCGCGGGTGCAGGCGGTGAAGAAGCCGATGAGGGAGCAGCAGCAGCCAGCGGAGTTCGCTATGAGTATTTTATTCGCAACAATGGCAAATGGGTAAAAGATGACACAATTCCTTCTTCTACAAGTATGTATGACACATCCTATTTTTGCAACGTCAAGAGCAATTGTTTTGCAGTAAACAAAAAGTGTATGACTGCTGACTTGGCAGAAGATGCACTCAAAGATGATATTATTACAAAAATGTATGACGAATTTGACTCCCGGTTTCACCAAAGTCGTAAGCAGATTTTAGATGCAGTTTATAGAAAATATAACTACTCGCTTGATAATATCATAAAAATGATGAATATACGTCGTTATAATGCATACAAATACAACGATGCACAATACTTGTCTGGTATTGATATTGATCCGTCCAGTAAAGAACGCCTTTCCCCCTATTCTCGTATTTTTGACCTCATTCTTGGACAAACCGATTATGTTAAACGTCAGAAAAATATTATGCGGTTTATTCAAAAGTTTACGCGCAAAGCTATCGAAGCCAGCACTTCTATGACCCTAAGTGTTGAAAATGAAAGCCCTTATTGGTTATACTGCAAGGAGACAAATACAAAACTAGTGCCATCATTTTTTGAGACGATTGCGTCAGTGTTTTTGAACCAAGGTGATATTATGTTGGCAATTGATACGATATGCAAAGAGCGTGGGTCAATTAGTGAAGATGGCGACGCCTGGACAGATAAATATAGTGGCTATGTAATTAAAAATATTGATATGGACACGGATGAAGGGTATGATGCGGCAGGATACAAACTACAATCACGCGACGTTATTGAAAAAAGTATTGGTGAAACCCTGATTCAAAGTATTAAAGACAAGAAAATTCCGACATTTAAAAACCCGGATGCACAAATGATTAGCGGAATACTTACAACAATGACAAAATATATGGGAATTGATTTGGAAGCACAGCGTGTATTTATTGTTGAAAGTGCGATGCGGTTTTTGTATTCGCCGTCTTTTCCAAAAGAAGAAGCATATAACGCCGCAAGTAGTCAGAGTCAGGCCTCTTCTGCATCTAGTTCACGCAAGATGAGTTATAAGACATTCAAAAACATGACTATACTTGTGCTTACATTGGCTTTTATGATTGTATCGATTCAAGTGTCAATACCACCCATTAAAACGAAGAAAACATTCCCAGGATGTATTCGTTCATTTGTTGGGTATCCTATAGATGGTGACGGCGATAATTCATCGCTCAAATATGTCGCATGTATTGCCTTTAAAATAAAAACCGGTGTTGAACCATGGGATACGCTTTCTGTATTAAAAACAGAGGATAAACTTGTTAACCAGATTCAAAGTCTTATTGCTTCATGTGTTCTTAAGAACTCTACTTACCAAACACGTATTGCAGAAAAACGCGAATATAATAAAGTAAATGTATCTGAAGAGTTGCCAGCGGTTCATGATATTCGTAAGTGGAATACTTTTTTGCCACCATTGTCTACGATTAAAATACGAACACCTGAACCCTTGTCACCGGTATTTAAAAAGTCGCTACAGGAAGAATTTTCGCGTGGTCAGGGGTCACAGGTTGAAAAAATATCGGCGATAAAATCAAAAATTATATACTACTCTCTTGCAATACAGATGATGATTCAGAATATTGTTGACCGCGAAAAATTAATTTTGACGACTGCATCGAATGAACCATTTGTTGAAAATGCTTGTTGCAATCCAGAAGGTTCTGTAAATACAATTCAATACTTTGTAAATAGTGAGCCGCTTATTAGTGACTATGAGGCAAAAGTTCGGCAACTTCGCGACATTATGACTGACATAACAGATATGCAAAAGTCGGTTACACTTCTTGACCCCACAAATACGCGAACAAAATATCCCGCAATTCCTACAACATTTCAGGAAGATACAATATATATGGCCTTTATTACTTATTGCAAATTTAATACTGATATTCCTATTCCTGAAAGTGTTCAACACCTATGTCATGACAAACCACCTGCATCTTTATATGATAAAACCAGCGACCAACCTATAAAAGAAATAGTAGATAAATTGAAAAGTAGTGGCGAGTATGTTTACACAGAAGAGTCTTTATATGCGCTTTTAGATATTGTAAACCGCGAACATCTTATTCCATTTGATTTTAGTAAAAAGGAAATATCGTATGCGCAACAGATACGTGACTTGATACAGGCGTGCCAGTCACAGGCGCAAGGAAAATGCGATGTTCCAGAAATATTTATGCAAAAGATTCTCACAATTATGGACACGTATGATTATAATATTAAGATTACAGAAGACACCCAAGAGTTGCGTGACTTGGTAAACTATTTGTCGGAAATGAATACTGCAATGGTTGGTGAGATTATACAATTTCTGAATGAGCAAAAGCGCATGGATGCTCGAACGCAGGCGCGGTTTGTCGATTTTTTAACAAATCCGGCAAACTTTCGCAAGATGGGTGTCGGTGATGGTATATTGTGTCCACGCCGCGATACTGCTACATACAAGGGTATGCAATTTGTTCTAAACCAGATGCGAAACTTGGTAGAAGTTTACCCTAATTTAATCCTAAACAATATTGATTATAAAAAGGTTTCTATTCCAAAACACTGGGGGCTTTCGCCTATGCATACCCGCGATATCCAAAATATAATAAAGGTCTATTATTCGCGTCTTGACAAATTCTTAAAAGACAAGGATAGTATTTTGAAGGATGTTATGAAAAATATAAAGACTAGTTCACAAGATTGGTTACGTTTTGCCACCTATACGCCGTTATATGCAAGAGTAATTGATATAGTAGACTTTGGTGTAGAAGGTGAAGATGTAGAATTTGACTTGGCAGAAAGTGACATTGCGCGAGGTGGACCTGGGCGTGGTCGTGGAAGTGCAAGAGGTCAGGGTGGGCTTATAATGCAAGGTATTCTCGAGTCAAGTAGAGCGGAGGCATCATCGCGTAAAAAGCAAAAAGAAAGGGGTGAAGAATTAGCGGGAGCAGCGGTGCAGGGACCGATGGAAGTATCTGGAGAAATACATGTTATGGGTCAGTATTCTATATTCAATGATGAGCTGATACGACACATGTTTGCACACTACTTGCTAAATGTTATAATGAAATATGTCACACTTGCAAAGTCGCCGCGAATAGTTGTCGAAGAGTCAGCAGTTCCCGAAGGAATGGAGCAAGATTTGATGTCTGTTTTGGAGGCACAAGATGAGCAAAATGGCGTGGGGCTTTTATCTGAGATGTCAATCGTTGCATCCGAAAACGTAGAACTTAAGAAAGTGGTTGCCGAATTACTGGGAGTATTTATCAATATGATGATAAGCGACAAAGCTGCAATCAATGTCAATAAAAAGAGTGTCAAAGAAGATATTACGCAATCAAAAGACAAAGAAAAAGACATTATTACACGTGAGTTGCGAGACATGCAACAAGATGAGCGCCAGGTCGAAAATCTCATGAAGAAGTTGCGTATCGGTGACTGGAATGTTGGCGGAACAAAAGGTCTGCGCTTTTATGTGCCAGAAACATATGAGCAAGAGCGCGAAGCAATGGAGTCTGAATTCCAGCGCGAAGAGATGCTTGCAAAACAGGAAAATCGTATCAAAAAGAATGATAAAGTCACGCAACGTATGCGCGACGTGTTTACAACGGAGCAAGAAGAAAACATGCAGCAGGATGCTTTGGTTGACGCTGAAATAGAAGACGATTTCCGTTTACAAGGCGATGATGACGAATATGTTGCAGACGATGATGGCGAATTTAATCCACGTGATGGTGGGTTTGGTAACGAGTATGACTAGACAAACGCGTCTAGCCCTCCCATATTATTTGTATAGTCCTACAAAAAATACTATATATTATTCGAAAAATAATATATAATATATTTCCCAAACCTACTTAAAGACTTTTGAGGTATTTTTTGGTGAAATGGATAGTGACGTGCTGAAAATGAATGATGTAATGTTTTTTCAAAAGTTTTTTGAGATTTTCAAAAATGGACATTTATAAATGTCCATTTTTGAAAAACGGCCCTAGACTTTTGAAAAAATGTTGAAAATCTCATTCAGACCATAATGCTCTCATTTGCTTTTTTAAGTTGATTTTTTTGTGACGATAATTTTTTGGAATTTTTTAGAATATTTGCGAAAAGGATTTAGGTGTTTTTTTGTTACTCTATATATATAGAAATGGATAACCAAAAAAACACCAAAAAAACACCAACTTTTTCATGCAAAAGTTGTGACTTTAAATGCTGTAGGAAAGCAGAGTATATAAGACACCTTGAGACCAACAAGCATAAAAGAGTAACCGAGAGTAACAAAAAAACTCCAAATGATGAATCAAATAATTTTGTCTGCATCTGTGGTAAGGCTTATAAGTATCGTCCAGGGCTAGCAAAGCATAAGCGAACATGTATTGCATACGATACACCTGTTTTAGAAATCAAAGAAACAGAAACAAAAACACACACGGAAACAGATGCAGAAATGGATAAACAGATTGATAGTAAAACAGACAAAGAATTAAAAGACCTTGTTAAAGACTTGATAAAACAGAATAGTGAATTAGTCAAGACGATAAATGATATAGTTCCGAAAATAGGCACTACAAATAATATTACAAATAATACAAATAACTTTAATTTGAATGTATTTTTAAATGAGAAGTGCAAAGATGCTCTCAATATAAATGACTTTATTGACTCATTGAAAATTACACTAGATGATTTACTTTTTTCAAAGAAGAACGGAATTTCCAAAGGTATAACAGACGTTATGATAAAAGGTTTAAAAGAATTAGATATTTATAAGCGCCCGATTCATTGCACGGATATGAAGCGCGACGTTATGTATATCAAGGATGAAGACAAATGGCACAAAGATGATAATCATGATAAAATAAAAAATACAATTGTAAAAATTGCAGACAAAGAGCGTTCAGCATTACAACAATGGGCAATCGATAATCCAGACTGGATGGAAACAGAGCAAAAACAAATCGAGTATCTAACTATGGTGCGTTCTATTTGCGAACCGATTGAAAACTACAGCAATTACGAGCGTAAAATCATAAAACATATTGAAAAAGAAATAATAATAGACAAAAATAGTTAGTTGGAGTTTTTGGAATGTATATGTTGAAAGAAAATTCAAATCTAAAACTGAAAAATGAAAAAAGGACAAAAAAAAATGTCCATTTTCGGAAAACGACCTCAGACTTTTGAAAAATGTTTAACTTTTCAATTTAGACCATAATGGTCTCATTTGGTTTTTTAAGTTGATTTTTTTGTGACGATAATTTTTTTAATATTTTAGGAAAAAGGTTTAGACATTTTTGTCTATGGACATTATATACTAATGTCTACTAACGAAAAACCCCAAAAAAACCCAACTTTCTTTTCTTGTTCGGTTTGTGACTATAAGTCACAGCATAAGAATGATTACAAACGTCATTTATTGACACGTAAACACAAAATACTAACAAATACTAACAAAAAGTTCCAAAAAACCCAAGACGATAAATCATATCAATGTGTATGTGGACATTCTTATAAATTCGCATCAAGTTTATGCTACCATAGAAAAAAATGTCTTATGGTCTCGGGTATGTCAAAGAATGAAGAAGGCTTATCATTATCAGTCACACCGAAGGACAATACGATTAGCAACGAAGTTGTAATAAAGCTTATCGAGCAGAATGAGAAACTTCAAGAACAACTTATTAGCTTATCTCGTGAGAAAAATAGCATAGTTAACAATATTGTCAATAATACGAATAATTTTAATTTGAATGTATTTTTGAATGAGAAGTGCAAAGATGCTCTCAATATTAGTGACTTTATTGAATCTTTGAAGATAACATTGGATGATTTAGCGTATTCAAAGAACAAAGGATTGGTAGAAGGTATAACAAATGTGATGATAAAAGGTTTGCGAGAGTTGGAAATCCATAAACGACCAATCCATTGCACTGATGCCAAACGAGACACGATGTATATTAAAGATTGTGAGAAATGGGAGAAAGACGAGAATCATAAGAAAATGAAGAATACAATTATTAAAATTGCAAACAAGGAGCGTAACTCGATTTGCAAATGGGTGGAACACAATCCTGACTGGTTTGATACGGAGGCAACGCAGATTGAGTATCTGACTATGGTGCGAAATATATGTGAGCCGATAGAGAACGACGAGAGAAATGAGAGAAAAATAATAAGAAATATATCTCGCGAGGTGACTTTAGATAAAAATGCAATCTAACAATGTAATAATCTAACAATGTAAGTAAAATATTTGTTGTATTTATGTCCAAATATTTTACTTGTGATATATAAGATATAGATATAGTTAATTATAGTTATTGATAGTTATCGATACGACAAATGTTTCAATCGTGGATTTCAAAAGAGAATGTTGTTTTTGTAGCAATATTTGTTTTTATAGGGTTATTTGGTCTTATAAATGCATTTCGTCCCTCGATTATATACAATCGAGACCTAAGTTTTCGTCGGTTTGGTATAGGATATAAGAACAAGTCTGTTTTACCAATATGGCTATTTTCAATAATTTTGGCGATTGTTGTATACGTAGTTGTCATGTATATTTATAACTATAAAAGTGGTCCCATGTATTGAATTATCAAGATGCATCATAAACAAAGCCATCAGGAGTTGTATTTTTATCGGCGTTACCTTTATTATTTTTAGCATAGTCTGATGCTATTTTTTCTGCGATATCGGGACTTAACGTGCAAGGACGATTAATAATGTAGTTATAACTACGTGATGTGACTAAAATACCGGCAAGCATATACCAAACAAATTCAGCAACAAGGTCTTTTAGTCTTACCATGCTTCTAAAATTTATACACTTTGGTGACGTTACAGACTGCGCTTCTGGTATAAATAAGTCTTTACTACTATTCCATTTTTCATCAAAATTATCCTTATCTGCATAGTTGAACTGGTTCAAAAATATGGATGGGTCGTTATATATATTGTTTACTGCTTTTGCTATATCTCCGGTTGTTGTTCCTCCTGCTTTTAATACATCTCTTACTGCACTTTCAGCACCAGCAATTTTAGCAATTGCGTAACCGAAAGTGTTTGAAAAAGGCTCCATCCATCCTGGAAAAATAGTGAGTAACAATTGCAAAAGACCAAATATAAAAAGCATGGGAAAAATAGTTGCTACAATTCCTGTTGAGGTTGACTGAGGGTTATTGCATATTGTTTTTGCTAAAGATGAATTGATAGTTATTTGAACTGCTACAAGTGTGCCAATATATATTATATTAATTAAAGTCAATACCTTGTCTTTTTCGGGTATACTATTTTTTATAATTGTAAATATCAGCGTTATAATAAAAAATGCAAAAATTCCTGTGGATGGATTGGGTGGTGCACTTGAAGAGTTTGTAGTAGGAAACGTGCTAGGTGATTGTAGCTGTGGTTCTGTAGGTGGTGGTGCTGGTGGAAGACCTGTTTTTGGGTCTGTTTTTAATGTTGATGCTGTTGTAGGTGTTGGTGCTGTTGACGTTGACATGAATTATAACTACTACTTATATTTACTATTTATATTTTACTATATGTGTCTATATTTACTATGTATAATATGTATAAATTAATTTATAAAAATAATATTATAATGTAATAGTTATTTTTATTTATTTTTAGTCTGATATGGAAAAACCAAGTCTAACAGAACCAGGTGTTAAATTTTTTATGAGCAAGGTATTAAAACATTGTAGTCAACAAAAATATATGTTTAGTAATCTTGTATTCAATGTTATTTTATTTTTGGTATTTGTTTTGATAATAGGTGGATTCTTATACTATAAATATCGAGGAAAACTTACACCGGAGGAGAAAGAAAAAAAATTTAGAGAAGAAAAAAAAGATGTTTTAATGAGACTAAATGCACTAAATGTTAACATTGAAAAAAGTAAAAGGAATGGCGTAAATGGAGAAAGTGGAGCAAACTTAATTACTGACTTACCTATGTGGGATGTTCAGTCATCTGATGTTATTATAAATCCGTATAAATAAATATTATAGTAATTTGATAATAAATACACGAATATAGTATTTATTATTATATATAATATAAGTATATATAGTAAAATATAATATGTCACGTCCACATATTTCAATTGATAATGCGCTACAAGAATATTATAAACTAAAAGACCAGTATGATAAAACATATGATAGTAAAAAACATGCAATTATATCCGATATTTCTATTCCATATTCAAAAAAGAAGGCAAAGATTGCTGAGTTAGCTCAAAAAAGAAAGTGTGTTGTTTGCAAGGCTGCAGGCGGAACTATTTTTACAAATGAAAATCGTATTTTAAAAGCGGTTTGTGGTAGTAAGTCGCAGCCTTGTGGTTTAAATATTGAAATTGCAAGAGGGAAAAAGGGGAATATTGAAAAACTTATAACTTTATCGTATAAAAAGATAGAAGATATCAAGGAAAATATTATAAAGTTTAAACTGGACTTATTATTTAGGTATATTTCGGATGACCAACTCAAGCAAAAATTTGATGAGTCAAAGAAAGAGTTGGAAACAGAACTTGCGAAATATGAAAAAATGTATAATATTTATATTGATAATACAAATAGTCCGGAAAAAGTAGAAAAACTAAAGGAATATAATGCAGAACTTTATACTTATGTCGAGCAGTTTAAAGGAATTATGAAAGAATATATGGAAACAGGACAAATTGAAGTGGTGAAGCCGGCAATTGAAATATATCTTAACTACATAGTTCCAATTGCTGAGAAAATCCGTAACACAACATATGTATATAGTGGAATTGAGTATGATGAAAATACAAGTGAATATTTTTTAATACAACAAATCAGTAATATAAAAAAATCTGAAATAAATATTGAACGTCCACAGGTTATTTCATTTGCAAAATGATTGAGAAGTAAGTTGTATATGGTCCTCTAGTTCTTTATCTGAAAAACGTCGATATGAACGTCCATAGTATGAGTCTAGGGGTCCCAAAAATATGTCATCATTTTGTACTTGTCTTGGTGTGCGAAAAGCACTGGTTGTTATTTCGGTAACTAAAACTAGTTTGTTGCCTTGTTTCCAGTATGTATATGGGGGAGATGTCAAAGTTATTCCTTTGCTTTTGTATGGATGTTGTGTCGGGTTGCATTTGCGAAGACACTGAACTGCTTCGGAATACCATCCGTAGTATGTTGGTTTAGTGGTAAATGTATTTGACTCAACCTCTGACATTTGGTTTGAGTGACTTAATTTGATTTTGTTTAATTTTTATATAATATGATATAATCTTATATAAAAATCATCAATTTTTTATTCTAATAATATTATCTGTTTTTTATTGAATATCTAATATCCAATATTTCTCCCTTTTCTCTCGTTTCTCTCGTTACCACGTCTCCGACATTTCCAAGACCTTTGACAACCCAAAGAATGATAGTGAGAATAATGCACTCATAAAAATAAGTCCACTAATATTATAGTTTCCATCACTATTAAAAACCGAAGGAATAAATTTTAAAATGTATTTTCTTGTTACTGGCAACTGAAACGCAAAATATAATATACCAACAACAACAGGTATTTGAATAAGTTTATATATATTTTCTGCTTGTGAGTTTGCAATTTGTGATTTTTTATATTTATCTTCACTTGTCACGTCTTGTTCGTGTTCTTCAATATAGTTATTTGATGGCATTGGGCGTGGACCAAACTGGTTGACTTGTTGTGCTTGTTGTGTTTGAGGTGTAGGGATAAAGTTTGGTTTTACTTGTGCGTCATTCATCATATTAGATGTATTCATGGGTATATCACGTGACGGCAGAGCAGTCATGCCAGAAGCACTTGCTCTTTGTAAACCAGAAATCATTTCATTCATAATATTTGATGGTTGTTGCATCTGTGGCGGCTGCATAGGTCCGTTAACTCCTAAACTTGAAATATTTGGATTATACACTTGTCCTTGTCCTTGTGTTTGTGTTTGTCCTTGAGATTGCATACCCATACCCATACCCATACCCATGCCCACACCCATACCACCTGCTCCTGTACTTAACTCCATTTTTTGCAAAACAACATTATTGTTCATATTTCCCGAAGTTGGGTCAGTTGGAAGGTCATCAATGCTTGTAGTGTCGCCCATTTTCTTAATATATTCTACAAAGATTGCTAGATTTTATTTACTACGCAAAACTTACTTTTTTTTTATTATTTTGACAAGGTTCAGGTAAAGTGGTATAAGTATAGCATTTTTTACCATACATGTATGTTTCTTTTTGTAATTCTTTTAAAGGAGGTGCTACAAAGTGTATGCACCTTTCTCCAACACATTCTTTTCTAAACAAGGTTGAAAGTCCTAGTCCTAAAATAACAGAAATGATATACTTGCTAGTATCTGAATGCAACCATCTTGTAATATTCATTATAGTTCTATTATGTATTTACTATAGTAATGTTGAGTTGTTGAGTTATTGAGTTATATATAATACAACTATAAATTATATATAACTAAAATTATAATTAGTATTAATGTTAATGTTAACTATACCTGAATAGGTATTTTTTTAACTGAATTTGTCATGAATGGACACTTCTTTTCATTTGGAGTAAATGAAAAACAATTTTCAGCTCTATCTTTATACTGAAACTTTCCAACATTATCTATTGTAGGGTAAATTAATATATCTCTAGTAGGGGCATTTGATAGATAAATATATACTAAACCAACGATAAAACTTAATACAAACAATGGCAGTGATATATATTTCATTGTAATTTTATAAATTGTATACTATATACTATGTAAATAATTTATTATAATAAATCAGAAATTATGGATGTTTCAGATTTTTCAACAATACATTTATCATAGCAGCTGCAGTCTACGTTATTTTTTCTTTTTTCGCACCCGGTTATTTGACACATAATTTTTAACTCTTTATCGCCTTGTTCATAATTTGTATAATTTTTATATTTTATACAATATTCACAATCATCTTTGTTTACTGGTCGAGTGTTTGTATCTTCCTCGTCCTTAGAGTTATTCGTATTTTTAACAGATTCTTTTACAAACGCACTTAACATGAAGATATTTAACGCGTCATTGTATAACTTTGGTTGTTCTATTTTTCGAAACGCTAGGCTACTATGAACGTAGCTATATCTGTAGTTGGTGTTGCTGACTTTTCTAAATAAAGATAATGTTTTAATAGCAGTTCTAAACATTTTATTGACTACTCGTATATAATAATTTGAAGTTTGGTAAGTGATGTAAGACTATTATATAATATTATTAATTATTTTTATATTGTTTATACTTATACTTATACTTATACTTATACTTATACTTATACTTATACTTATACTTATACTTATACCGGAGTATCATGATTTCTGTCAACTGATGTATTGTATCCTCCACATCCTCCGCATTTCAGTCCTATCGGGTGGTATGGAACTTTATCATTAAAACTGCAATCATTACACTTTATTTTTGTTAATACATTACTTGAACCAGTGGTAATACGATGTAATGCAATAGTTTCATCCATTTTTGATATGAAACACTTTAATAAATCACCATCTATTATTGTTTTTCTACACAAAGGACATGAAGTTTTATTATTTTTTAACAATTCTTCTAAGCATTTCCCATGAATTGCATGACCACATGGTGGTATTTTTACAGGTTCCTTTGATAAAAATATACTATCTAAACATATACAACAATCTCCTTTTAATCCATCAATCATACACTTGTGTGTTTCTTTTAGTTCATTTAATATACACCCACCGCATTTATCGCAGTGTATATAGTCTTTTTTTGTAGTACCTAAACTACAAATACGACATATTTTACATTTATCGCAGTGATATATTTCTGTAATATGACTATCGGAAAAAAGGTGACATATATCGCAGTAATACTTTGCAAATTTTTTATTATCACAGCTCTCATTTATACACGAGTTTGATACTGGTTGTCGCATATTACATTTATTACAAACGACTTCTTCAACATCATAACGATTGAATGTGTGACTTTCAACTTGATTGTCATGACAAATTCTGCACCCGAATTCTTTTCCACAGCATTTTGCAACAAGTTTGCAACCGGATTTATAATGTCCGCACCATACTAAGTTGTTTTTGTTAATAACTGGTTCTCCTAATGTTGTCATTTTCGACGCAGTGTATTGTTTGTATGGTTGTGTTATATATGTATACTTATTGGTTTTATATCTATTCATTTATATATTTTTGTTATGAGAGAAACGAGAGAAACGAGAGAAAATATTAATAAGTAGTATAAATATAAATATAGTAAAATATTATTTTAAAATATTTATTGAATAACTCTACTAAAAACAACATTTACACTATCATCGGGGCTACTAGAAACCGGTGTAGACAATGATGATGGAGTGATTATATCTTTTAAGTATAATATATTTTCAACTTCTTTGTCTTTTTCTTTGTTTTTGTCTTTGTCCTTACTAACTGGAATTTTTTGTCTTAGCGTTTTATTATTACGCAACTTTGTAGATGCTTCCATCATAACAGGTATAGTTTGCATATAAGGTTTACTTAGCGGTTTTGTTATCATTTTTCTTGTCTTTTTTTGTTTTTGTATATTTTTACGCGTTGACGCGGATGTATTCACACCTTTTTCTTTCTGAATCTTTTCTATCTGGTTAATAATCGCATTCGATGCAATCGCTTTTGCTTCGAATGCAAGTTTTGCCTCATTGATTATATCTTCATTCGTCTTTTTTGGTTTATTTTTCTCGATAAAAGGCTTATTGATAGGGTTACTTTCAGGATTATAACGAAGAAACCATTTTTCAAATTCGCGACTTTTGCGTTTATTCTTCAGTCGTTTAAACTGCTCTGCTTTTTCATTACGAATATCTTCGATTGTTTTTTGTTTACCATAGCATGATACACTGAATCTTCGTAGTATTCCGCGTAGTTTTAAACGATTTTTTTGTTGAATTTTAAACAGATACTCGCACATACATAGAATACGTTTGGGGTTGAAATAGGGGCGGTCAATGTATAAAAATAGTAGGTAAAAACTAAGCATTGTATCAATGGTTGCAATCCGATATATTTTCTTATCGACTTTAATTGTGTTATAACTATGGCAAGCAAGTGGTTTATAAAGATATACAACAGGTTGGCTACCAACTTTTATTTCATAGTGTGTTGATAAATATTCAGAAACGGATGGTTTTTTTTCGATACTTACATCGCGAATATCGGCAGCTTCCAATTTTTCTTTAATTACTTTTGCAGTTTTGTCAGGCGATATGGAAAGTATATCAAAAACAGGATTTTCGTTTAAATAGTCACGTTGTTGATTTTTCAAATACCGCGAATAAAGAGAGAAAGCGTATCCGCCGATAAGAACGAGTTTATCTGATGAGGATGATGATGACGATGATGAGGCGGCTACGCTTTTAATAACATCTTGTATTTTGTCTTTTTCGTGAAAGTATTGTTTATTATATGAACGCGCTGATAGTGACTTTGCAAATGTGTCGGGGTCGCAGTCTACTGCTTTTAAAGGGTAGTTTTTGTTCAGCAAGTTGAGGCGCTTTAGAACTTTTTCCCAACGCGTTATATCGCCACTTGGACGCGACAACTCTAAATACATTGCCATCCGTAGAAAATTTGGCGGGCAGTATAAAATACCTTCTTTGCTAATCGCATTTTTTTTAAGACTACTAAATAGTTTGCTGTCAATTTGTGTAATATCGGCAATTTGGAAGAAATTTACAAATACTTTGTATGTCCCATAGTGAACGCCTGCTTTTGCTTCAACACTGGAAAACCCTTGTTTAAAATAAATATCAGCCAATTCTTTTGCATCATTCATTGCATTCGGTGAAAAGAAGTCGTAGTCAGGTATTTCAATATTGCGGTTATAAAATTGGTCTTCTTTGGGGAGAATATTATTAATTGCAGTCCCGCCATAGCATACAAGTTTTTTATCGTGAATAAATTTTTCAAGAAGGTCTATAATATTTTTCATGATGGGATTTTGCGCAATACGCTCGCCGCGTTTTTTTGCTTCAATATCTATGGCATTTTTTAATAATTCTAATTCGCGGTTTTCATAGTAAATTGTATTTAACAAAATATCCGTTCCATTATTCATACTATTTATTTTTTTGTATTAAATTTATTTTATTATTTTTTTAATTTGATAATATAGTTATATTACCTTGAGATAATATATTGATATAATATATTGATATAATATATCAGGATACTTGTTATAAAAATATTATATGGCATTATCATTAAAAAAAATAACAGCGGAAGCTGAAGAAAAAAGAATCCCAGGCAAATTTTACGAAAGCTTACGTGATGCGGATGTTATACCTTTACCGGAAAGTGTTCTTATAAAAAATGATAACACACTAGATAAATATATTTTTGAACCAGTATTGACATCTTCTATAAATAAAATGATATCTACATTAACTAGTTTTAAACCTAATTTATCTCCTGTGAAAGAAGTAGAAGGAAAAGAAGAACTATATGACTATGGCGGTGGTTCACGCGATTCTAAAATAGAAGTTGATAAATATTTATTTATTGTTATTTTGTTTATGCATGGAGGGTATGCGATTGATAATACTAAAACGCCTGTTACATCAATTACAAAAAGAAATGCCCCATTAATAAAGCCAGGAAATAAATTTGATGGATATGAATCGTTAACAATTTGCGGAGCAGCTCCTCCATCTCAAATCAATATAGGTTCACCTAATTTATTAAATGATACGTACCATGATATTGTTATGCAAAATTTAAGTAGATTTTCAGAGTTACTTACGGAGAAACTATCTGAAGTAGAAGTGCCAGTATCGACACCATTATCAGCACCAGGACCGGTAGAACCATCGCCCCAATTGCACAAGTCTAGTTCTAGTCGTTTACGTAAACATACTTCTAGACCCTATAGGCGTGCTAAATCCGTTTCTTATTTTAAAAAAGGTGGTGGTCCTAAAAAACTTGTAAAAATTAAACCAATAATTAAAGAACCTCAACCTCAACCTCAAACTACAACTACTACAGATGCAGATGCGATTACATTGGTTAGTTCAAGATCGAGGTCAACTATCGGTTCAAGATTGTCAAAATCTTCAAGGTTTCCAAAAATAGTAAGTTCAATCAAAAAAGTAAGTTATGGGATAAAAAATAGACTATTTTCACTTGTAAAAGGTTGTGTTAAAATGGTAATGAATAACTTTAAAGTTGGCTATGCATTTTTTGACTTAAGTGATGAAAGATATAATATTATACAAAAAAATGTTGTTACTGCTATTATTTGTATGAGTCAACATGGAGCTTTAAAAATAAATGATGACTTATTTGATGCATTTTCATATGCGTTATTTTGGGGTTTGCGTGAACAGGACCATAGATATTTTAGTGAATATTGTAAACATGCAGTTTCACAATCAGAACCTGGTTCTTATTCACATTCATGTCGGATCTATGCACTGGCAAATGCTTATGAAAGGTTTCATTGTATAAGAACTATTGTAAAAGAAGGTCGTTATAATGCAAACCATGTTGAAAAAACATATTCATACCATCCTGTAAACGATATTGATGTTCCATTAGGTGTAAGGATATATGGATATAATATGGTTTCAGCTAAAAATGACAAAGGAGAAATATCTGTAAAATCTGAAACAAGATATATTGATATTGGACTAGATGAAATTTTTGCTGGTAAATCACCGGACCCTATGTTAGGAGGACAATATGGTATAACGTTAAGTGAAATTTCTTTATTCATTTCAAACAAAATAAATCAATTATACTTTGGTGGGAATCCTGAAAAAAAACGTGTCTCTATAATAGACATTACTTGTTCTAGTTTTTTTAAAGCTCAATCTGAAATTCCTGATATACCAACGAGTATTGGAATGGGAGGAAGAAAGATCCGAAGCGGACAAAGTAAGACAAAACGTAGAAGTAGGAGAAACGAGAGAAATGAAAGAACTGGGAGAAACGAGAGAAATAATTCAAAAATAAGAAACAGAAAAATTACTAGACGAACTAGGCGAACTAGAAAAAATAGAAAAAAATAGAAAAAATAGAAAAAATATAAAAAAGTTAAATATACGTTGTATAACTATTGTTACTATTCAAAAAACAATAGTTATATTTTTATATTTTAAAAGTTCAATTCTATACCACCAACCTTTATCGACTTTTTGGTGCTAAATAATAGGTCTTTGTCAATCTTCTTAGGTTCTGGTAGGAATACAGGAACATACAATAACTCTGCTGGTCTTGGCACAAATGCGCATTTCATATTCTCAAAAAAATTATTATAAGAAACAAGATTTTGGTCATTATTTTGGAAGTTCATTGCAATGAATTGACATCCCAACATTCGCGGAACAACATAGATGTAGTTTGTATTCGTTTCATTTAAGTCAGGCAAAACAATTGTCATATTTTGACGATTAAAGTCTACTATTTCTTTCGGTGAATTCGTATTTTTAATATCAGTAAAACGTTTCTCATGAATATATACCGAATTTGTTGTAATATTTGTAAGTTCCCACATATTCGGAGAACGATATAAAATAGGCATACCGCCAGTGTTACTATTTTTCTCTACCATAATAACGACTTTTCCGTTTACACTATCAACTAAATCTTTAATAGGTGTTTTTGTCATATTTTTACCATTTGCTTCACGCATGAATTCGATTGGCAGTAACTTGGATTTAAATGTTTCTGCAATAATTGCAGCAAGTTGGTTGACTACATTTACATTATTTGTTTTGAGACGAAAATGAAGAAATAGTGGGTCATTCGGGTTAGGACAGAAACGCTGTTTTTCATCGGCAGAACTGGGGTCAATTTTTGGAAGTGTATTTCCGTTTGAATTTAAAGCGTAAGTATTTACTGCGGTTAAAACATCAGCAGCATATAAAAAGTTATAACTTTGTTTGACTCCAATTTTATCGATTGAAGACACTGCGACAACAGGTGTGTCGTTCAAACAATAAATTTCAAAATCAAGACATCTGCATCCTTGTGCAATAACATTATAAAGAGCACACATTGTTACGTAGTCACTTTTAAACTCGCCTGATGCACAGCAGTTATATGCGGTTTTGATATAAAAGTCTCGTATATTTTTCCCCATATAATCGGGCGATGTTAGTTTACTACTTAAAGATTCTAATTGTGCTGGTTTAGGATTTGCTTTTGAAATAACCTTGCAGTTTGCTTTATCGAGGTTTAATTTTGCAGTAATATATGTAATGACCCATAGCAAAATAACAATAACAAATGATAACCCAAACCAATGGATTGCAACAGGCGAGTTTTGTATATCTGATACTTTTTTTAAGTCAAAATCTTTTATAAGATTTGCTACTGCAGCAAGTCTTTCTTTTCCTGCAGATAGTGTAGATGCAACAGATGAAGCCGTTGGACTAGTTGTAGATGAAGATGAATTTGAAGTAGCCATTAATAATAGTTTTTAATATGTGTGTTTAAATATGGTGTGTTTTTAGTTTTAATGTGTTTGTTATTATAACTTAATATATAATATAATTTACTATATAATTTACTATATAATTATAACTATAATATATATTAAATATATTAAATATATATTATATAAATGGCTGGCGGATTGCTAAATCTTGTATCTTTTGGAAATCAAAACGTTATATTAAATGGAAACCCTACAAAAACATTTTTTAAATCAACCTATGCAAAATATACGAACTTTGGAATGCAAAAGTATCGACTTGATTTCTTCGGAACGTCATCACTAAAATTATCTACTGAGTCTACATTTACATTCTATATTCCTAGGTATGCAGATTTATTGATGGATACTTATTTGGTTGTAACACTACCATCCATATGGAGTCCAATATGGCCATCAACTAGTTGTTCTCAAAACTGGGCACCATATGAGTTCAAATGGATTGAGAATTTAGGGACGCAAATGATTAAAGAAGTTGTTATATCAGTTGGTGGACAAACGCTACAAGTATTAACTGGCAAATATTTACTTGCACTTGTGCAGCGTGATTTTTCAGATGACAAGAAAAAATTATATGACCAGATGACTGGAAATATTCCCGAGTTAAATGACCCTGGAAACACAGGTGCACGTGTAAATGCATACCCAAATGCATATTATACCACTCTACAACAAGGAGCTGAGCCGTCCATTCGAAGTCGCAAGTTGTATATCCCTATAAATGCTTGGTTTACAATGTCAAGCAAAATGGCATTTCCTTTAACTGCGCTTCAGTATAATCAGCTAAAGATAGATGTTGTGATGCGACCTATCCAAGACCTTTATACGATACGTGATGTAATGGATGTTACAAATAACTACCCAAGTGTTCGGCCAAACTATTCTAAAGAATATATGCAGCTTTATCGGTTTTTGCAGTCACCACCAAGTGTTTCATTAGACAGAACCACCTACCAAAATCCTTCACAATCTGAGTGGAATGCTGATATTCATCTGATAAGCACTTATGGATTTCTCTCAAATGAAGAGGCAAACTTGTTTGCACGAAATGAGCAAAAATACTTAATCAAGTCTGCATATGAATGGAACTTTGAGAATGTAACAGGAACCCAGCGTGTATGGCTAGAAAATACACTTGGTATGGTGAGTAGTTGGATGTTCTTTTTTCAACGCAGTGACATTAACCTGCGTAACCAGTGGAGTAACTATACGAACTGGCCTTATAGTTATTTACCATATGACGTTATACCTGCACCGGCAACACCTGCACAAGCAATTATAGACAATGTAGGGTATACTTCTTTTGGGTGTGGTTTACCGCCATATAATACTGGTTTTGGGCCCGGATATAATCCGGTAACAAGTGGGTCAAACCCATTCTACATTACACCAGCATTTAATGTTGAAAATCAGCGCGACATACTGATGAATTTGTCAATTCTTTTGGATGGAAAGTATCGCGAGAATACACTCGATGCTGGAGTATATAACTATGTAGAAAAATATGTGCGAACCAAGGGAAATGCACCCGATGGTCTATATTGTTACAATTTTTGTATCGATACCAATCCATTTAACTTGCAACCATCTGGTGCACTAAATACCAGCAAGTTTTCGAATGTGCAGTTTGAATTTACCACATACTATCCTAAAAATAATCCGAATGCGCAGTTCTTAACTATTTGTGATAGTGCAGTTGACCCTGTTACTGGCGCACCTATTCCAATTGGTGTTAATAAACCAATGTGGCGTATATATGAATACAATTATAACTTGGTTATTTTAGAAGAACGTTTCAATGTTATAACGTTCATGTCTGGTAATGCTGGTCTCATGTATGCAAGATAATTTTATGCTACACAAGCGAGGTGTTTAATTGTTGTGAAACGTGGACAAAGGTTGTGCAAAGTGGCATATGTTTGATACACGAAGCGTTTATGTAAGTGCATGTGCTTCGCAGCCCTCCCAAAAAGTCAAGAATCGTATTCTCAATAGGTCCGCGATAAGGAACGCGAATAACACGACCTTCGGATGCACGATAGTCATTCATACCTCCATAATGTTTTTTCATAGCATGTGTTGAACTCATACCATAGAATATTTTAGATTGTGACCCATCAGGATTGGTGACAAGTTCGCCGGGATTTTCATCATGTCCTGAGAACGCACCACCAACCATGACAAAGTCAGCGCCTCCACCAAATGCTTTTGCCATATCACCTGGACATGTTATTCCGCCATCGCTTATAATATGTCCACCAACACCATGTGCTGCATCAGCACACTCCATAATTGCTGATAATTGTGGCATACCCACGCCTGTTTTCATTCGAGTCAAACACGCACTACCTGAACCAATACCAACTTTAACAACATCAACACCACCATTAAGGATAAGTTCTTCAACAATTTCACGCGTAACAACATTTCCTGCAACAATGATTTTGTCAGGATATGCCTCGCGAACTCTTTTGCAAAAGTCAACAAGAGCTTTAATATATCCATTTGCAATATCAATACAAATCCAGTTACACTCGACTGCTGCAAGAATTCTTTGTAGTCGCTGAAAGTCGTGTTCTTGAATACCAGTAGACACCATGAAATAGTCAGGATGAAACACAATATCATTTTCAGTTTGATAGTTTATGAAATCCTGCACATCATAGAATTTATGAAATGCAGTTACAATCTTGAATTTTGATAACACTTTATACACATCAAAACAGCCAATCGTATCCATATTTGCGGCGACAATCGGAATGCCTTCCCATGATTTTAGAGAGTTGCAGTTTTTAAAACGAAAAACACGTTTTAAATTTACATTTGAACGACTATTAATTGTTGAACGCTTAGGTCGAATAAGAACATTATGAAAGTCGAGCTTGATGCCTTCTTCAATCTTTGGCATTATGGTATAAGGTTATGTATTGTTTGTGTTGTTTATAGTTACGTAATTACTATAGTATAGTTTATATAGTATAGTTTATATAGTAAACTTTAAATTTGTTTTGAATATGTTTTTTGATTAGTGTATTATAACATTTAGATTTAATAATATAAAATGTTATAATATATATATTACAAATACATATTATATTATATGTCAACAACATATTTTAATACTAAAAAATCAAATATTGATAAGTTAACAAAAAAGTCAACAAAAAATAAGGATAAAAAAAATAATACTGGAACTGGTGAAAAAGATAAAACTAAAGAAGATAAAACTGAAAAAAATGTTGATGATAAAGTAGTTGAGAATTTTAGTAACCCATTTAGTAGTAAAAGCAAAGATGATAGTGATGACAAACCCACAAAAAGTGAGAAAGAAACTGACCCAATGGGAAATGTATTTAGTTCATCGGATAAAAATACTACAACTGGAAAAGATGATACAAATACTCAAACATCGGCAAAAGAACAACTTAACTCAGATAATTTTATATTGTTTTTATTACATGCTCTAGTGTGTGTATTACTTGCATATATATGGGGTTTTTTGGCAACAAATTATTTGTATTTAAGCAGTGAATCAAGAGATAACTTGGACTATATTCTTCCTACAAAAGAATATCAACTTCCATACACAAATAACCCAGTTCAAAAGTGTTGGTATGAATATGGGTTTCCCTATAGCTTAGGTAAAGGTAGAGAAGTAACCTCAGACTCTGGTGACTATACAGACATAATGAAAAGACAAAAAGATACAACATATTACTTATGGCTATCAAAAGAATCAGTAGCTAAAAATCAAACAGGACTATATCAAGTAGATTTTTTTGGAGCAGTACAACAATATATATTTGAGGCAGTTTATGGTGGCCTTGGGAAAGGTGGAAGAAGTTTAATTCGAACTTTATTATCTCTTGTTGGCGTTGTAAATAAAGACTTACAAAATAATGAAGATTCGTGGTATTTAATGAAAGATAGTTTTCCAAGAAAACTGGTAGCATTTATAATATTCCCATTTGTTGCATTAAACTTACTTATTCCTGGAGTAGCAATGTGGTCAGGTATTACTGCTTTTGTCTATGGAATTGTTCAAGAACATATTTGGTGGGGTTTATTCTTTAGTTTTACTATCGGAATGTTTATAGCAATGGGATGCGGGTTGTATATGGGAATTCAGTCAATTTATATATTCTTTTTATACCCATGGATGAATAATGGAAATAGGACAAAAGGCAAATGGGGAGAAATTTTTAATAGCCTTAAAACGTATATGTTATTTGCTTTTTATCTTTTAATATGCTTTTATGCTTTCGAAGACTTGGGGAAAGCAGGTGGAACAGGTATTATGCTTATAGTTGTAGCTAGTATTTTTATGCAAGCAATGAAAAATTCAGATGACAAGAAGTAATATGCATACGCATAGAAGTGAGCGTTAAGGGTATTGATATATTAAAAACTATATTGTAAAGTAATATGTAAAGAAATATTTTAATAATATTAAGGATAAAATGTTATTAAAAATATAATATTATTATTTAATAAAAATGACAAAACATAGTAAAAATAAACACACTAATAATAAGTCAAATGCTCAAAGTAGCGTCAGTAACAAAGAGTTGTTTCCATTTGTTAGTGTGTGCACGCCAACATTTAATCGACGCCCATTTGTTGAAAATATGATTGCATGTTTTGATAGCCAAGATTATCCAAAGGATAGAATGGAGTGGATTATTGTAGACGATGGAACAGACCCTATTGAGGATTTGGTAGGAAGTCATCCAAATGTAAAGTATTTCAGGTATCCTAAAAAAATGTCGCTTGGCAAAAAAAGGAACACGATGCACGATAAATCCAAGGGTGATATTATTGTTTATATGGATGATGACGATTATTATCCGCCTGACCGCGTTTCCCATGCGGTAAATATGCTTATTGAACACCCTTATGCTTTATGTGCTGGTTCAAGTGAAATGTATATTTATTTTAATGATAGAAAACGAATGGTGCAATTTGGGCCTTATGGAAAGGAACATGCTACTGCTGGAACATTTGCATTTAAACGGCAATTACTAAAACAAACACGATATAATGAAGATGCCTGTTTGGCAGAAGAGCGTGAATTTTTGAAAGGATATACGATACCATTTGTGCAATTGGACCCAATGAAAACAATTTTAGTTTTTTCCCATTCGCATAATACATTCGATAAAAGAACACTACTTACGAATATTGACATTATAGGACATCCTGATAGCCAGTATACAAAATATAGCTCAAAAACATTGCAGGATTTTATAAAAGATGATAAAGTGATTAAATTTTTTACGGAGGATTTGGAAGATAAGTTGGCGGCATATGAACCGGGTGACATAAAATTAAAACCGGATGTATTGAGACAAATCGTTGAACTTGAAGAAAAGAAAAAACAGATGATAGAAAATATGCAAGCACAACAACAAGCACAAATGCAACAACAATCTCAGTTAAAAATATCAATTCATGAAGAAGGAAAAGGAACACGTCAACTTAGCATTCCGGAAGTGATTGAGTTATTAGAAAAACAATACAAACAGCTAGACCAGTTTAAAAGTTTGAAAGAGTTATATGGAAGTGCAATCAAAGAAAATCAAAGGCTAAAACTACTTATTGATGAACAGCAAGCAATATTAGATGAGAAAAATCTTATTATTAGTCAGCTTGAGAGTAAAGTAGATGCGTCAAGTGAAGTTGTTGTGATAAGCAATGATTGATATTTAAAATATGAAAATTGTATGAAAATTATATGAAAATATATTTTAAAAATGGCTTAAAGAAATTTTGTTACATATACTTATCAGTTACATTACATTACGTTACGTATTATTTACGCATTATTTACGTATTATCTACGCATTTAAAATGGTCATGTTGAAAGAGGTGCCGAAAGGGCTTGGAATTGGCAGTGCTGGTGGTATTGGAAGTAAGAGTAAAGGAAGAGTAAGTTATAGCAAAGCAGATGTGGGTGGCGGTGATGATTGGGATGATGTGGGTTCAACTGCTGGAGCAGGTGGTGGTGGTGGTGGTGGCGGAAGTGGAAATGAAAATAAGGGAAAACGAACAAGAGGGTTTCCATCAAATGTGCAGGGACGTTATATTGTAAATGCGGTGACGGGAGTTGAATATCCTTGGCGCGTTGGTTCAGTGTATGAGGATTTGCTATGGAAAGTTTGTGATGCACGTGCGAGTCGTGGAAAGTTTGAGCCTGATTTTTACTTCTATGACTCGCCACAACAGGCTGCAGAACATAGGCGCTTTCATCGCAATGCATTTTCGCAAGACTCGCTTGACTGGTGGAAAGCGAAAGTTGCAAGAACAACAAAAATGTTGGTGGTAGAGGAGTAATATATGAAAGTTGTGTCATGATGTGGTGTGGTGTGGTGTGGCGTGATGAAGTGTATTAAAGTATCATAATAAGTATAGTATTTTATACTTATTATGTTGAGAAGATATATATTGTATATTGTATATTATAAACTATGAAAAAGTTACACCCGTTGACCTATATGTAACTAACCATTTGTTTAATGAAGAATTGTAAACTATAGTTATTAGTTTGTATTGTGCTGGAATAGTAATATTACTATATGTTGTTCCACTTTCGGTGTCTAAAAATCCATTAGTCCCAAGGGTTGTAACAGATAATGATGATAAACTATTGAAAAGTGTTACTTGGTCATTATTCGTTCCTAACGCGAAGTTATATGGCGATGATGTAGCATATATTACTTGTTCCCCACCAGAAGGTCCTGTTGGACCGGTAGGACCTGTTGGACCGGTAGGGCCTGTTGGACCGGCTATATTATCCTTACAACATTGACGTGTGTTTAAGTATGAAGAATATGAACTATAGTATGACATTATATATATTACAAATAATATATAATATACAACATAAAATATATAACATAAAATATATAACATAAAATATATATTTTTTATTAACTAAAAATTTAAAAAGCCAAAGATTCATCACCACTATCATAAGCACTTGCATTATCATCTTTATCATTCGATGACTGAAAAACTTTCTGCGTATACTTATCTAAATATCGATACATCCGGTTAATATCTAACTTGGATACTTCATAATTTTCAAGCATACTATATATTTCTTCTTCTCCATATAATTTGCGAAGGTGTATAAAAAAAGAAAACATATCTTTTTGGTCCATCGAAAGTTGTTGACATAGTGTTTTAATAAATAGCGAGTTGTTATATTCTGTGCTATATTTTGTCAATACTTTTGTGAAACGCACTTCAAGTGGATTAAATTTTGTTTTTTTCGTAAAATCCGGATATTCATGATAAATTTTGTTATTGTAAAACGTTTTAATAAGTGAACTCATTTCATTGAATTGCCACGCTTGATTTTGAAACGTTATTCTATCAATATAATCCGCAAAACAAATATTGTCTAATACTTTCTGATAAAATGGCACGCCTATATCTTTTTTATATTTCTCCAAAACATCGATTATATTTTCATGCCATAGTAGTGCAATCGTTGTTCTGTCTGTTTCATTCATCAGCACCTTATGTTGCTCAATTGGGTAATTGTTGTTGATAAGATGTTGTGTTAACTTTTTGCTGTCGTCGTTGTAACTTTTTGTCTGAAAAATGGTGCGAATAATATCATTCTGTAAAATATTGTTTTGTTTATTCGCCATATCGCATATTGATGCCACTTTTCTCAAGTCACCTTGAATAAATGAAACAATATTATTACTAAGCGTTTTATCAAATTTTAAATCAAGTCTTTTTAAAATTGTGCATATCTGTTCATTCGTCGGCGTCTTCAACTCAAACGTATGACAAACTTTCATCAACTCTTTTATTTTTTTATTGATTTGATAGTTGCCAATACATATAATTGGATTAAATGAAACTTCTTCTACTTTTTGTTTTTTTGTCTTCTTAGGTCGGATTAATTTTATAAGAGAATTTATACCACTTTTATCACCATTATTCATTGCATCTATCTCGTCCATGACAATGACAATCTTTTTAACTTTTTTGTCAAACATTGACATAATATTTTTGTCGGACATGTTGTGACGTGTAATCGTATCAATAATGGACTTATTTCTTATATCGCCTGCATCATATTTAATAATGTCATAGTTCTGTTCTTGTAGAAGTTTTGTAATAAATTCTGTTTTACCTGTGCCTGGGTTTCCGTAGATATAAATACCACGCTTTAGCGTAATGTCTTTTTTATTTTCTTGAAAGTCTTTCAATATTATTTTTATTTTATCATAGGTTTGTTCTCTGTCGAGAATTTCATTCATATTTATTTTTAATATATTTGTATTCATAGTTGTATTCATAGTTGTATTCATAATTGTTATGTGTGTGCGTTGTCGTATAGTTACTATTATATGATTTGGTTATTATTATTTCAGTATAATAACTTATTGTTTGTGAAGTATGTATTATAATATTTATTATAATAAGTTTAGAACTTATTAAAATACGAGAAATGTTTCTATGTTGATTTGCAAATTTAATATTATTTCATACTTTGCTTTAGTTTGTTGTTTAAAATTTCATATGTAATCTTATTCTTATGAGTATTCTATTTTCTATTTATTCTCTCGTTTCTCTCGTTTCTCTCGTGTTTCACATCTGTTAGTCCCCCCATACATTTAGGTAGTCAGGGTCTTGAGTTTTCCTCGTTATACTTGTTGTTCCTGATGGTTCCAATGAAAACATGTTTCCAAATAACAATCCAATGTGTCTATCAGGTTCTATTTTTTGTTGACTTACTAACTCGGTGTTATTAGTTATACCATCCCACATTATTCCATTTTTTACTGCATAGTCATATTTTGTTTTTTTACTAGGCAGTTGATATGTAAAAAAAGGATTAATATTTCGGTTTCCACCTGTATTACTTTTGTGCACATTAGGAGAACACTTTAAGTGACCATCGGATGTTTTAGATAGTCTCCAATAGTCAGGACACTGGCTTATCATAGGGGCCCATATTTGTTTTTTCATATTTATTCGTAGAATAGCAATTGTAGTTAAAGGTATTAAAAATAAAAAAACTAATGCAGCAGTAAGCAATAGCGTTTTGCGAAAGTTTAGTGTAGTAGCAGTAGAAGTAATAGTATTAGTATTAGTTGTTTGCATTTTTAGTTTTATGACTTATAATTATTATTTTGGATTATTATTTTATTTGGATTATTGTTTTACTTGAAATATCAATATTTAGTAATATATTGTAATGTTATATTTTAATATTGAGCATTCATATTAAAATATTGTAAAATAGTTATAAACTACATTATAGTATATATGAGTAGTATATTTAATACTTACTACTTACTTTAACCTGTAGTTGCAGGTTTACATGACCTTCTGAAGTCATCATTATTTGTTACACCATCCCATAGAATACTTCCGCCACATGTTTTTGTTGTCCACACATATTTATCTAAAAATATGTCGCATGGTTTTGTTAAACCTGAATTATAGTTATAAACAGGAGGCAGATTCCTATCATTGCATGTTCCCCAGTTTGTTTTATCTTGAGGATAGTTGCATGTTGACGAAACTACGTTACCATTTGTATCTTTTTTTGTAGTTAGTGTCCAATAGTCTGGACATGATGCAGGAACAATATTATACTTTCGTTTCTGACCTTCATAAATAAAGTAAGTAAAAACTGAAAGTAATATTACAAAAATTACTGCAGCAATTATTAATACTACACTATTAAATGACATTTTTTAATACCTATATGTTTAACTATATATACTATAAATATATATTATATAATAAGTTGATTATTATGTGTAAAATTATCTAAATATTTTTGCATGTTCAATTTAATAAATTTTGATATTTAGTATAGTGTATGGAATAAAATGCAATAAAATGCAATAAAATGCAATAAAATAAAATAGTATTATATTATAATAGTACTTATAAACAAATATTCTAAAATGAGTTCATCTTCATTATCAGATATAGGGTTATGTGGAAACCCATATCTTCAAAATGTATCTACTAAAAATGTATCAAATGGACGTGTCGATATTATGGAACCTCCTCCTGATATTCGATTTTCAATGTGGGATAAAATTCCTGTAAACCAAGTTACTACATTTCGCGATGCAATGACCGGAAACTGGACCGAAAATGATGTTAGCAATACTTTTTTTAGTGCTGAAAATATTCAAATTATACAAAATACACTTCGCGCTGAAGTATACAGGTTATCAAATGGTCAATATACTATTGGGCAACAAGATAATGACCAACTTAAAATAATCATGAGGGCACTTTATCTCGAAAGTGCAGTAAACTTGCCAAATAATGTTAGAGAACAAGTTGAAGCATTAAACAAATTTGTTGTGGCGCATTGTGTTCCTAAATTAATGAATGAAATTAGGGCATACTTAAAGTATAAACGTGATGCAAGTAGTATGTATACTCTTATGACTTGGCCTGCATATGATAATGTTAAAGGTAAAACACTTGAACTTAATCCTTGGTTTTAAATTTAGTTTTAATCTACTTTAACTTAATTTACTTTAGTTCATTTTATATTTTTACATAAAAAATATAAAATATTATTCACTAATGTGTCACCTATAACATAGTATATTAATTATTTTTTACTTTGTAGTAACTGATGCCAATGTTTTCTTTGATTTAGGTTTTGTTTTTTTGCTTGACGCTGCACTATTTTCTGCTTTTTCACTTCCTTCTCCTTCACAACCAGAACGTTCTATAAACTTGCCATATTCTTCTTCCAATTCTGCTAAATCATCTTGCCATAGATTTTCAGTTGTTTTGGATTCAAGGTGCGCCAGTTCTTTTTCTTTCTTTTCCTTTTCCATGCGCAGTTTTTCTACATTCTCTTCTGATACACTATCCATCGGAAGTTTTAGCAAATACTTATATCCTGCAGAACCTGAGTCGCTTCCATCTCCGTCTTTGCTGTCATCTGCATTTTGCATATCATACTTGCGGTCTTTCAATATCTGCACCATCATTGCAGTCGTTTTTCTACGTAAGTCAATAGTATCGTCCAGTATTTCGCTAATATATCTTGCACGATTTGATAACACGAGTAGTTCTTTTCTAAGTGCATCCAAGAGATACGCTTTTCGTTTCTGATAATACTCGATACGAACAGGATAATAGTCATCCACAATTTCTTCCGGTGTATTGTATTTCTTAAGTTTCTCATTCGCATCAAACATATTCATATTTGTCGTCGACTGCGTCGTGTATAGTCCAAGACACTTCTCCAACATCGTGCATCCATGTTCTACAATTTTGTCGCGATATGTCGCAATAATATTCGGCATCATTGTCAGTGTAATATCTACTTCAGCGTCTGTGCTCATGTCACTATAATCTTTCACAAGCTGCACGGCGGCGGCAGATGATGAGGATGCATTTCCTGCAGTGTCGCTCTTCTTTGCGACCGGTTCAATAAGCTGTTCAATGAATTTCTTGTAGTCGTCTGTCCATGTTCCGACGGGTAACTCCGTAATCCGTATTTTCTTATCATCCAAAATCGTATAACAACCTTTGATTAAATACTTGGCAGCTGCATTCGAGCTTGGATTCGGACTAGTATTGCCATCAGTTATACGCTGGATTGTTCCCTTGAAGTTTTTGTAATATGGGTTGATGGTTGGTGTGGGTGTGGATGTGGATGCGGATGCGGATGTAGACGAGAGTTTATACTTTAGATAGTCAATGATTTGCTGCGGGTTATAACACATAATATCCGTGCTAAATCCGGTTCCAATTCCTTTCACACCATTCACCAAAACCATCGGAATAATTGGCACATAGAATATCGGCTCAACGCTTTGTCCATCATCATCCAAATAAGTCAGCACTGCATCATCTTCCGCGCGAAAGATGAATCGCGTTATCTTATTGAGTTGCGTAAAGATGTATCTTTCACTCGCTGAATCTTTTCCGCCCTGAAGCCTCGTGCCAAACTGACCATTTGGTTCAAACAAATTAATATTATTGCTGCCGACGAAGTTCTGCGCCATTCCGACAATTGCAGCATTCAAACTTGCTTCACCATGATGATATCCCGAATGTTCCGAAACATACCCACTAAACTGCGCAACCTTGATTTCAGTCTTGAGATTTTTCTTGAATGCAGAGAAGAGAATCTTGCGCAACGAGATTTTCAAACCATCCATACCATTTGGAATCGAGCGGTCACAATCATATTTTGAAAAGTGTATCATCTCATCATGAATAAATTTTTCGTAAGTGACACTCGGTTGCAATGTGTCCAAATATCTGTCGCGTGAATACGTTGACAACCATGTCTTGCGGTCATCGGCGCGTTTTTTGTTGAATACCATATCTATTGCGTCATTACATACACCCCCGCTATGCACAAAGTCTACTATCTTTTTGTTTTCAAAATACTCCTTGAATTCCTTGCCAGTACTTGTTCCTAAACCTTTATAATATTTAATATTCCATCCTGAGGTTCCAGTGCCAGAGCTCACTGCTGCCGCTGCGCCTCCTGCAGCCGTTCCTTCTTTCCACGCACGATACTCGCCTTCATTGTAAAATACTTTTTCTTGTGTTCCCTTTTTCGCCTTCAAAATTGGTGTATTCATAAACCCAATAAATCCCGGAATCTCAGCAAGAGATGGCCATTCACTTTGAAACAGGTTAATTCCAAGTCCTTTGATATGCGACCCATCCAAATCCTGGTCGGTCATAAATATTATCTTTCCATATCGAAGACGATACTTCACATCGTCTGGGGTATATTTGCGCCCCACTTCTAAACCAAGAATCTGTTTAATTTCTTTGATTTCATTGTTCTCCGAGATTTTCTTGACGGGTTCGCCACGAGTGTTCATGATTTTGCCTTTCATTGGATACACACCAATGATGTTTCTGTCTTCGCGACTGAGACCCGAAACGATTCCTGCCTTTGCTGAATCACCTTCACATAAGATAATCGTGCACTGCCCGGATTTCTCTGTGCCGGCAAAGTTTGCGTCAATCAGTTTCGGAATTCCTCGAATCGTGCGCGTCTTTGAGCCGTCTGTTTTTTTTGCCGCCTTGCTTTCTTTCACTGCAGTCAGTTCACATGCGGCATCCATCACGCCCATCTTTGCAAGTTTCTCAATGAAGTCATCGCTAACTTTACATGTCGAACCAAAAGCAGTAGAAGACGTTCCGAGTTCATCTTTGCTCTGACTTGAGAATGACGGATTTTCAATATCGCAGCGCAGAAAGAGCGCAAGTTGTTCTTTGATAGTTGTTGCCTTGACGTCGATTTTCTTCTTGTTCTTGATAAACTCCGTAAGTTTGCGCACGATTTGATTCACAATATATTCGACATGTTTGCCACCTTTTTGTGTATAAATACCATTGACAAATGACACATGCTGAAACTCGCCACTGGATGATAGCGACACGACATATTCCCATCGAGGGTCAGGGCTTTCGTAGATTCGCTTTGTCTCGCCCTTCGCACCAATATACAAATCAATATACTGCTGAAAGTGTTTGACTGCGACCTGAGTTCCGTTATACCTAACTTTTACAGATTTGTCAGTGATGGCTGCAATATCGTAGACGCGTTTCTCGAAAAGTGCGCGCATGTCTGCGGTGAGCGTTGAATTCTCAAGACCGAAGCGCGCATAATCGGGGCGAAACGATACTTTCGTGTATGGTTTTGCAGTAGATGCTTTCGTGATTTTTGGCGGACAGATTTCTTCCAGATTGTTCTTGAATTCTTGGATATATTTGAGGCCACGTGTATGGTCAATCGTCTCGATACGACCCCATGTTGACCAGATGAGAACCAACTTAAAACCGAAACCATTCTTTCCTCCAACAATTTTCTCTTTTTTGTTTTCGTCGTAGTTAGTAGATGTGCGTAAGTGTCCGAAAATCATCTCGGGAATCCATAGCTTGTGTTCTGGATGTTGTGCGACATCAATGCCATTGCCGTCGTTTGTAATCGAAATGACACCATCATCACTTATGTCAAAGTCAATATAGGTTACCGGCAAAGCATTGGGCTTTCCATCTGCAATCGCCTGTGCTTGGCGAACATAGTGGTCGCGGCTGTTTACCGCACCTTCATCGAATAACTTGTATAGACCAGGGATGTAGGTAATTTCACGCTGAACGATGGAAGACGTTTCTGCGTTGTAGACATACGTTTCTGTTTGTGTCATGTCGATGGAACCGATATAAGTATCAGGCTTTTTGAGGATGTGTTCCTTGTCAGACATTTTCTGATACTTGCCGAGTTCTGTCTCATTAGACGCAGATGCAGACCCAGAAACAGATAACGCAGACATTTCTTTCACAATAGTGTTTTCGATTTCATCTGTGGTTGCGGATGGATTTATACTGGTCAATTTCTTTGGGAGTTTTTTAGAAGCTTTAGTAGCCGTAGCAGTAGACATAGTTGAATAAATAGGTTGGTTTGGATGTTTGGAGACTTATCAATATTATATCATTTATTGTATTTATTTTATATCAATTTTATATATTGTTTAATCGTAAGTATAAAACAAAACAAAACAAAACAAAATGACACTAGATTTTTATTTTAAACCTAGATGTTGTCCACCGAAACCATTAAAGAAGAATATTTATAATCCGGAACTTATTTCCAAGTTTCCATTAAATATTCGAATTGCGCATCAAATTGTTGCATCAGTAGGAACACATAATCAGTGTTATACAAGAGTAAATGTGCCACTGAATGCGTATGGAAAATGGGCTGGTGCGCCTGGAGGGTCGGGACCGGGTGTATCTTCTACTATGAATTATATGCCGTATACAAATTCATCCGGTTTAGGTCCAAAGGTTGGTGTTCCGAATGGTGGTCCATTGACGATTAACCAGAGTTAGTAATATAATATAATATATTTATTTAGCAATAGTTACATCAAAATAATATTTTTTTCTCATTCTTTTTTATAAACAAATAGACAAGATGCACGGAAGTTATAAGAGACGCCCTGATGGCAAATATACGATACACGGACACGTATATGAAAGACTTGTCGGTTCTCGTGCCCAAGTATGGCACCAAACTGCTTATAAAACAAGTGGTGGATTGACTCGCGCTCAATTGGTAATGAACAAACATGGTCGCGTTGTTTCTGCAAAGAAGCACACGACCGCCAAACGTGAGAAGCGTTTATTGAAGCATGGTTACACTGCTAAGAAGGGCAAATTTGGCGCAGTGAAGCTGGCTTCTGCAAGGAAGACTCGCAAGTCTCGCAAGTGAAAAAACGAGAGAAAGGAGAGAAACGTGAGAAACAGATAAATAAATCATAAATCATTTAGTAAATATTTTTATACGAATGCATAAAAATATTAGTAAAAAACTTTCACTTCACTTCACTTCACTTTCACCTTCTTCTGCGCTTGAATGTTACATTTTTGGATTTAGTTGTGCGTGATTTAGACTTAGTATTTACTTTTGTTTTATTATTTGACTTTGAACCAGATGTTATTTTTCTATACTTACGATGATGTTTACGCTTATGTTTTTGTTTATTTTTACGTGTCCGTGCATTTTTAGAATATCTATTATTTCTTGTTTTTGTTGAGGATACTTTAGATGAACCACCGCCTTGTGGACTTTTGCTTCGACTTCTGCCTTTACTCGGACTTGCGGCTCTACCTCTACTCGGACTTGCTGGTCTGGCTCTACTCGGACTTGCGGCTCTACCTCTACTCGGACTTGCTGGTCTAGCTCTCGAAATTGCTGCTCTACCTTTATATCTGTTTCTAGCTTTAGGTGGCTGAGGTAGAGGTTGGAATATAGAAGCGAGAGCATCTCTCAATTCTTCTGATGATAATTGTAACCATTCTAGTCCTCGTTGTTCGGTTTTAAGTAATAAATACTTTTTTAATAAAAATAATAGTTTAGAATATTTTGTTATATTTTGTCTACATGACTCTTGTAAACTAGAGTTAGGGATAGGGTTAGGTTCTGTCATGCTTAGACTTTTAAAAAATCCAATCATTTCTATTAAATGGTCAAACCAGTATCTACATTGTTCTGGTGCTAATTCTTTAAACTTAGATATATCACCTTCTTTCCCTTCAAAACATGCATCTACATTAGAGCTTATAAGCTGAGATATAAGTTGATTAAATTGTTCAGGTGTAACTTGTCCTGCTCCTAACAACTGAGAAACAAAACTATCAATGAACCCATCAAGTTCTCTAATTTTAACTTGACTTCTAATGTCTTTATTATTTTTTCCTCCATGAACTTGTAAAACTTCAGCAATTTCTTGTGCAATAGTAGGTAAACCACTAGCAGGACCACTAGCTGCTACTGCTGCACCTGCACCTGCCGAACCAGCTGGACTTTTACTTTTTTTACTTTTACTTGTAAGTTTACTTTTACTTTTAACTTCTTTAATGGCTTCAGCAACTTGTATTCTTAGTTCCTCATCACATTCTTTTGTTAAAATGCTAAATTTGTCTGTTAAACGTTTAAGTAAAAATTCATACGACCTTGGTTGAAATCCATCAGGCAATAAACGTTGAAAATCATCTCCAAGACATCTCTTTAATTGTCCTAAATTTTGAGAATTAAGAAACTCAAATAAAAGAATATCTTCATCTGTATCATATTCAAATGGATATATAAAAGAATGTCTTACTTCTCCAGTATCAAGTAACCTATTTATATATGTATCAATACCATGATAAAGACTATCATTCCCATAGTATGATTGTAGGGGTGCAGGTAATACTAAACCGCATCGTTGTATTGCTTCAAAAAGTGTTTGGTCTTTCATAAAATTTTCAGATGAAACTCGCATTTTTTCTGGGTCAACTTTATGTAAATCAACACCTAAAAGATGTAAACAAACCTCATGCATAACAACACCTCTAGAAAGTAACTGATAAAATAACATTTTTGTGAATAAAGAAATTTTACTCCATTCTGATTTAAATTTTACTCCAAAAATAGATAATATGACATATATACCAAATTGATACTCTCCGGTAACTTTTAAACCCTGGGGGTCAGCTCCAGGATTACGAAGGTTTTCACTTTTAATAACAACTACTGGTTGAAAACGCATAAGTTCTGCCAAATTTAAATCAGGACTACGAAAAATTTCAAGAAGTGGTTGTAAATGTCTTAGTAAAGTAGAAGGTGGCACTAACATAGTAACGAACTCTCGTAAAAATAAGTCAAAAGCTTCAACCGATGTTAAAAATTTACCCTTCGCTTTATATTCTAAATCTTCTTGCTTAACGTGGTTTTTTACTTGAAGTAATCTGGCTAAAATACCATTCGTTTGAATAGTATTTAAAAATCCAACTCCAATTGTTATAACATTTTGTAACTGACCTTGAAGTAATCCTTCAGTGCGCGGAGCTACATGAGCAGGGTCTATCATACTCATGCAAGCAGTTTCCAATGTTATTAAAGTATTTCTAGGACCAACTGGTGGAAATGTAGATGTAGATGTAGGTGTAGGTAGTTGAGGAACTCGTGAATAAAATACAACACCAAGGTGATACAAATTCAGTAGTTGAACAAAACAAGAGGCATAAGTTGTCATAATAGTATGTATTTGGTCACTTAACAACTTAAACATAGGATTATAACCATAGTTTATAACTTGACCTAATATTTGAAGCATAATAGTTATTTGTTGGTTTTCTTGTGTTCCAACTGCATATAATGGAAGTAGTTCTGCAAAATGTAAAAGTAAAATACTTGCACACGTGGCGACTCTTTTTAATTCTTTATTAATTTTTTGCGTAACAAATGCACGATTTGTAAAATTTTCAATACTAAATAATGTAAAAAATATATCAAATAATACTTTAATCGGCGAAGAAAATCCTTCGTCGGTGCTCATGGAATACCTACTTATTCTATCTGCTATATCACCTATATTCGCCGGAATAGGTATAGTTGTGTAACCACTTTCAAAAATATAATGTGATATTTTTACAATATAGTCTCCTGATACCATTTTAGGAACAAAGTCAAATTCTGCGAGGGCGGATTTTGTAAGACGATTTGTATCGCGTGGAAATTGTCGGAGAAATTCAGTAAGTAATGGGTTTACGCCATCTTTAATATTAATAGCATCTAGAAACGCCAATGCATCGCATAAACTTCTTGCCGAAGAAAGTTGAAAGTCGCCTCCGACTAGTGACATACCAATTACTGCAGGCTCTCTTAAAAATAGTGCTGCAAATGGACTAGATGTGCAAAAGTCATCAACTATTTTTTTGACACCAAGTTGAGAACATAGTGTAAAAAACATTAAAAGTGTTTGAATAAACCCTGGGTCTAAAGCACCAGCTAGTCCTGCAAAAGTCAATGTTAAGTCTGCATCAGAAGGTATGTTTAATGGTTTAACCATTTCTTCTAATGGAATCTGAATACCAAGAGAATTAATAACTGCAGCAACAGAACTTGATGCAAATTCAGGAGAGTTTAGACATCTTCTAAGAACATCACCTAGTTTATAAATCATTCTACCGCCACATAATGAAACTTGAAGTTCCATGCCTGATGGGCGCAATGTTTGAATAAGTTCAGTAATTTGTCTCATGATAGGGTTAAAAGTATGAGCACCTGAACCAGAAAGACCACGTTCAATATCACCATCAAATAACAACTTATACGCTAGTGTTTCACCGGTTCTCGTTATATCAACAAAATTTGCAACTAAGTTATGTAGAGCAGTAATCATATAACTTCGTTTTGAATCAAGTTGTGGTTCAGCAAGCGCTGCTATAAAAAGTTTAACATATGAAGCAAATTCTTGGAGATGCAGAGGATTACTTGCTAGTAGTGACTTAAATAATTCAACATCTAAATCAGGCATACCACATAAACAATTGAAATCTTTTGCACAAGCTTTTGATAAAAGAGCAAAACATAAAAGCATATAAAGATTTTGAGCTGATAAAGGATAGGCTTGTGGGGAAAAATTTATATTTGTCATAGCTACTACACGAAAAGTAAGAAGTGTAAAAATATTTCCATTTAAAGTCAGTCTTATATTCCAAACTAAATTTGTTCCACTTGGTTCAGGGCAGTCTACACTATTTTCTGGAATTCCAAGAGGTGTAGTAAATAAATGTCTTACTCTTATTAGAATATTTTTAGTTATTGAATCCATGCTAGTTTTATGTTTAATATTTGGTATCATATCTTTTGTTGCAATTCCATAAAATGAAAGCATAGGAACTAACATACTTTGCCCTTCGGGACCTGCTACTAAAGGATGATTTCCATATATTTTCATACCATGAAAGTGTTGAGACATGGATACGAATCCATCAAGCCACTGAAAAAAATCACCACCTTTTGCAAGTATTTGGGATTTTAAACTATCCCTAAGAGTGCATAATATAGTTAGTTGTTGTTGTAAGTTAGGTCCACCAGGAGCTCTAGGAGTAGAGTCTGAAAACTGCGACTCGGCGCCAACGCTAAATACATTATCATCAACTACGTCTCCGGCTGGTGGCAATGCCATAAAATTTTGTTGTTGAGCATTTCTTTCATCATCTGCTTTTGCATCTGCTATTTCTTTTTCCAGGTCGTAAAGAGTAGCATTAAATGCAACAACTCCTTCAGTTGCATAAAATTCTAATGGACCATGTGGTTGATCACGAAATCCTGTTAAAACTGAAGCTAGACTTGCTCGCCCTGGCGAGAATGGTTGTGAACTAACTTCCTCTGCGCTCATACCCGAATTCTCAAATAATAATGATTCATCTGATTCATATGAGCTCATATAATTAAATTATAATATAACAACAATAAAACAAAGCAATAATATAATAATATATATACTATTATTATATTATAAATACCTATAAATATCTATTCACTACAAATAGTTCCACCATAGTGTCCCATTCTTTTCAGTTAAATATTCATTATAGTTATCAATAAAGAATTTCTCAAAGTATCGTTTGCTTACTACCATTTTATTACACTTGTATCCCCATTTGCAGTAAAAGTCATATATCGTATGAAGAGGGAAAGATATAGGTAGTGTTGTAGATGCAGGCAAGGTTGTTACTGCAGCTGCATCTTTATTTTTATGTTTACCCTTTAAAGATACCGCGGAATTTTCATTCACATTCCCATTCACGTTTCCGTTTCCGGTATGGATTTTTTTAAACTCTTCAATACACGCTAAAATTTCTTGTTTTTTGTCCCATAGTTTACACCCAATATTCATCAAGTATTTATCTTCCTCGATACAAATATCCGGCAAAAAGTGGCGAATAAATCCTAATATAGTTTGATCTGTAATTGTCTGAACATTTTTCTGATTTCCGTGATAGACATTTCCATAGTTTAAAAATAGTGTCGACAATTCATCGATTTCAAGCTCAATTTCACTATGGTTGCATGTAATATTTTCATTCCAAAATGACATGAACTTGCCAACAATAGGCAAATGTTTACTTGTCACATTCAAAAACACTTCTTGTATATCCTGTGTTTCAGCGTTGGAAGTTAGTGTAGAAGATGAGTCGGATGAACTTGAATTTGTTTGTAGTGGTTCACAAGTATAGTCAAATCGTTCCATCAAGTGTTTTTTTAGCACATTTGTAAAAAATACGTTCGGTATTTTCTCTTCTTCCACAAACAATTTCCATAGGTAAAGCATATTTTTCCATGTAATACGTGCACTTGCATTTTGACATGGTTCCATTGTGACAGATATAAACTTTGTCATTATTTCGTCATCAGTAATATTCTTTAAATAAAATGCATGTTGACGGACTGCATGGTCTTTGCAATGTTTTTCAATAAAGAGGTCAGCACTACTAAAACGCATTGAGTAATGTGCAGCAACACAAAATAAGTCAAGCATACTTTGTTTTTGAATAATATTTGAACTGCTGCCGTGTCCATGCCCATGACTAGGACTTTTGGGCGTAGAAATTCCACTTGATGAGACCATGTTTGAAAGCGATGACAAAGACGATGATGACATTGAGTGTGAAAGGCCAATTTTTATACCTTCATTGTGTGTGTAAAAAGGAAATGAAATAATATTTTCAACAACATCAATAATACGGCACTCTTCATATTTGTGTTCATAAAATTTGAACTTGATATGGTTCATCATATTTGGCGTCCCAAAAAGTGCATAACTTTCCTCGCTAAGTTCGGTAATAAAGTGTTTCGTCTTGGATGGTATAAAATAAGTATTTGTATTTTTTCGAAGAAGAATATCGCCAATAATGGTGAGAAAATATTTTGCACTATCCTTGTTTTTAAATATAAAAGGTGTAAGTGCATTTAGTATTCGTTGAATTGTTTCAGATTCAGGAATCGATGATAAAAGGTCGCGTTCTTTTATTTTTTTGATAATACTATTTTTGATTTTATATTTCCAAATTGAAAGTTCGGGATTTTGTTGGTCAGTAATCGTTGTTCTTATATCGTGTTCAATTTCATCCTCATTGATTATTTTGTATGTAGTATGTTGATAAACAAAGAAAAGGTCAATGCTTGGGTTGTAATAGTAAGCAGAACTATTGATAAACTCACGTATAAATTCATCGGATGTTTCTTCAAGAGTTTTACGTCGTTCTTCGCGCATATTTCGTTCATCGCATTTTTGTTGTATCATATTTGGTAATGTAGTTTTTATATGCGTGGTCAGTTTTGTTTTTAGGTAGTCATCACTGGCATATTTTTGATATAATCCACGGACTATGTCAACAAGTTCGTCGCATTCGCATTCGCTTGGGGGTAGGGGTGGGGGTGGAAGTGCAGGAACTTTTTTAGGTCCAATTTTTGGCGATACTTTAAGTTTTTCGTTTGGTGTTGGTATTGGTGTTGGTGCTGCAGACATTTTACAAAATTTGCGTATCTAATAGTAGTATATGATATAGTTTTATATTTATATCTATTATAATTATTATTATAATACATATCATGCATATCACGCATATGACACCATTCAGTTAGTGTCTATTCTTTTTGGTGTTTCTATTTTTTGTTACTTGTTTTGTGCTTTTTTTATTTTTATTCTTAAGCATTTTCATGAAATTTTTCATGTCTTTTTTGTTATATTTTCCACCACCGAAGTCATTATTCTCTAAAGACATAGATGGACGTGATGATGACATGGATGCTGGTGGGTTGTCAGAAGAAGTAACTCCAGCAACTGGACTACTAGAAGTAGAACTAGTAGCAGCAGCAGAAGGAACAGCAACAGGTACAGCAGCAGTAGCAACCGGTTTAGCTAGTGGTTCTGAAGGTGATGTTGTTGTCGAACTTGTTGGCGAAGTTGTAGGAGACGAAGATGATGCATCTCCACTTCCAGAAAAAATGTCGATATCTTTTGATGAGTATACCGATTCCTTATATTTTTCTAATGCGGTGCTTGCATCTGACACTTTATCAACCAAAACACACTTACATGCAACCCATGATCTTGTAGGACGAGCTTCTAAATATTTTTTCTGATTGTCCCATAGAATATATTTCTTGCAAAATTCTTCCGGCTCAAATGGTTTACCGCATGCTCTTCCCCATATTGCCAAAAATTTGTTTTCTTTATAAAGTTTTGATGACCCTACTTTTGCATCAACTGCACCACGAGGCTGGTTTGGTTTGGGTCTTGAAGGGTCAGACATATATTCACGCTTGTCTTCATCGTAGTGTGCGCATATTGTTCGCGAACAAGGATTTTCACGATTATCCAAGTAAACGTCTTTATGGTCAGATATTATTTTTATAGCTAAGTCTTCATCTATTTTTACTCCGCGGTCTTTACATTGGCTAATAATTTCTTCAAGTCGTATACGTCGCGAACCTTGGTGCCTACGCGAATCATAGAAGCCATCATTTGCACATTCAATATTTCGAATACGCGCATCATAAGCTGCATTGAATCCAATAAAATATCCATCTGTTTTTCGCTCAACATTTATAAATCTTCTCCCTAACTCAATCCGCATAATTTCATCAGCCGGTTCTGTTTCAGTTCTTTTAACTCTACCAATATACCAAGAACACGCATAGTCACCTGAATTATTTTCGCTTAAGAAAGTAACATAGTCTTCAAGAGTTTTTGCATACTGCATTGCTTTTCTTGCACGGAAACAAATTGGCGCCTTTAGTTCAAAAGAGTCAAACCCACCAATCGTTGTTTCAGTTCCCATAAAACCATGAGTGGTGATAAAAAAGTCAGTGCTACTAAAAATACCACCTGGAAATGTTTGCATAAGTATATCTGCAGATACAGAACTTGGTGTTTGAGGTGTAGAAGTCTGCAAATTTAAAATAATATTGTCAAACTGACCTGACATGAAATCATCAAAAGTAATATGAGAATAAACAATTCCACTATCTTTGGTGTGTTTTGGACCGACCGCCATAAATGCACTACACTTGTCTGCACCTTGACCTTGACCTCCACTAAAAAGTTTTTTAAAAAATGAAGGTTTTTCTAAAGATGAATCCGTGTATGTTTTTTTTGATAAAAATTCTTGATAAATAGGATTTTTTTTATATTTACTTTCAGAATCATTTAATAATTTTTCTAAATATGGAAAAGTATAGAAAATAGAAACAATTCCATTTAATAAAAAGATAGCTTTTGCATCAATAGTAACAAATTGTTTATCAATAGAAGAACTAAAAGTATCATATTTCTTTGGCGGATAGGATTCTTCTGTTAATTTAATGCGAGGAGGAGTAGTTATTGCGTCAACGATTTCTCTAGTTTCTTCGGATATTTTGCCAGTTTTAACTGCATCTGCAACACCTGCTGCAATACCTTCCACTTCTTGCATAATTTCTTGATACTTTACATCCAATGAACTTTTTGTCATATATAAATCTGCCATCATTTGAATAAACAGGTGAATCGTAAATCCTGTATGGTCATAAACATAGTAAGCATAGGTTCGAATAAATTTGATAATTCTATCTGCAAGTAGTTGACCATGAGCCATACCTCTTTCTCTCGGGCCTCCCTTTACAGACACATATATAAATCCTTCATTTTCTGTTTTCCACCCATTTGGAACACTTACTACTTCTTTTGAGTTATTTGAAGAAGAAGAAGATGCTGGCAAAGATGACGTTGTTGTCGGCGGTGATGGTGGTAACGACGATGATGAAGACGATGACGAAGAGTCCGAAGATGCTGAAACTAGTGGGGATAATTCCATAATATCTTTACTATAATACTATAATACTATTATATTATAGTGATATTAAATATATTTAGGCTAAATTCAATAAGTAAAACAAATATTAAAATATTAACAATGAATACATATTTTTTATTAATACGCATAACTATTTAAAGATTTTTGTTAAATTAAGATATACAACTATATTTTAAATGAGTGTTTCATCATCCTCATCTTCGGCTTCTGGGTCTACTTTGACCCACCCTGACAATGTATTGACGATTAAGACTGTGCAAATCGCACCCTTTCGAACACTTATGACTGCGCTAAAGGATATTCTGCTTGAAACAAATATTTCATTTAAGAAAGATGGTATGCGCATTATCAATATGGACAAGTCGCACACGATGTTGGCGCATTTGCATTTGCCTGCTGAAAATTTTGAACTTTACGAGTGTGAAAAAGAGAAGATTATTATTGGTGTAAATATGTTTCATTTGTTTAAGTTGATTAATTCGATTGATAATGACGATACGCTTACGATTTATATTGAGCGTAAAGACTACAACGATGGAATCGTTTCGCATCTTGGTCTTAAATTTGAGAATGGAGACATTAAACAATGCAAGACACAAAAGTTGCGCCTGATTGAGCCGGATTCAGATGAGTTGGAGGAGCCAAATGTTACATTTTCGTCAGTTATTAACTTGCCTTCTGCGGATTTCCAGAAAATCATTCGTGACCTTTCCTATATTTCGGAGAAACTGGAGATTAAATCGGTAGGGAATGAGTTGATTTTTAAATGTTCGGGACAATTTGCTACTGCGGAGGTGCGACGTGTGGAGTCGGATGAAAGCATGAAATTTATCCAGAAACAATCGTCGAGCAAAGTGATACAAGGTGAATTCTCTCTTAAGAACCTGAGCTACTTTATCAAGTGCACGAATCTGTGTAGCCAGATTGAGATGTATTTGGAGAATGATTTGCCACTTGTTGTGAAGTATTATGTTGCAAGTTTGGGTGAAGTGAAGTTGGCGCTTTCTCCTTTACCATCTTCGTAGTTATGCGATACTAGTGGAATGGTGTATAGTCTGCAAAATAAATAATAATATTTTTATAGGATTATTTATTTTTATTTTAATTCTTTTTATTTTAATTCTTTTTATTTAGTTTTTCTTATTCTTTTTACCCTTTTTATTATTTTTTCCACCATATAAGTTAACTGCTTGTTTATCAAATTTGTCAGTATTATCCAAAGATTCAACAAACTTATCATTTTTAGATGTTGATGCAATAAGCAAAAGGTATATATTTTGTAGTTGGCGAATTAATAAATTTGAGTAAAGAACCATAACATTATATAGTGTGTCATATGTTAATGCACCAGCTTTATATATGTCAAATCCTAGTAAAAATGATACACATCGTTGAAAAATGTTGGACATTTTTATTTTCTCTTCTGGAGTATTTAAAGGATTTGCAACGTTAAAAGTCTCAGTTTCAGTTTCATTATTTCTAAAAACATTTACACCAAATGGATTATTATTCATAACACTAACTTTTAATTTTCTATATTTTTCTATAACTATTCCTCCAGGGTTAACAAATTCAAGACTTACTAGATATTCGCTAGATTTTGTTCCTTTTGCTGGGATTTTTTCTATATTAATATAAACTCTTCTTTTTTTTACATTATATTTCACTTCTTCTAACGATGCATTTCGGATTGAAGCTATTACTGACTCATCAAACTCATACTCTCCAATATAACTAACAGATATTTTACAACCTTCAGAGCTATAACTTAAATATTTTGAAGAGAATATACTATCATAAGAATATAATTTATTCGACAAAACTTGTCTTGCAGTAAGTGACATATCTCTTAAAGACATAGTGTATGGTATAGTATCAACAAATTTTTGTGCTGCCATTTTAATAACTTTAATGTTAACATCCGCTATGTCAGGACCACCACCTGATATAGTAAACCGACTAGAAATATCACCACATGTTAGTTCATTTTTTAAAGTAAACTTGTTAATATTCTCTTGAGTTTGTTGGTCCATTCCGCTCATTAAAAGAAGACCACTTTCACTAAGCTTAGTATCGTTAAAATTTGATATTGTATCTTTATTTGCATTCACGTATAGTAGTGTAGAAAAAATACCCCACATTGATATGTTGGTATAGTCACCATATTTTTCTCTGTAGTATAAGTCTTTCGCTGATACGAGAAGTAATGTTCCAACTTTTTTAAGCTTACTTTTAGAATCACTTAAAGTTTTATATATATTGTCACAAGATTGTGCATGTCGAAATCCCGTGACATTATAACCTAAATATTCAAATCTAATTGACCACGTATTTGTTTTTCTAACTTTACTACAAACATCAACAAATTCGGGTGAAGGAGGAAAACTATTTGGATCTGGTAGTGCTGTTGAAATAGTTGTATAGTTATAGTTTAAGTTTGATACTACTACGGATAAAAACTCTCTCATAGTGTTTGAGTGAGAAACAAACAGAATGGGTGTATTTTTTGGGTGACTTTTGATTTCAATAACCCACCTTAAGAATGAAAATATATCAGGGGTAAATTTTCCAATACTTTCAAAACTACTAAAAAATGAAGCATCTGGCATAGGAAATGTTGTGTATATTTGGCGTGGTGGTGGTGTTTTTGTCAACCTATCGTTACTATAACTTTGATAACTATTGTTACTATAGGTTTGACTAGGTGAATTTATCTCACTAATAACTACGTCATTTATTTGTCTTATCACTATATTAGTTATATTCATGTTGTTATTATTGGTTGTTATGTCTGCAGTAGAAACAATATTATATTCTATTTTTGGTGTTAACGGGTTACTGATATCTACACGTAAGTAAACTTTTTCATCTCCTGCAACTAAAATGATAGTAAAAATTGTAGGAATATTACCTAGTATACTTTTAACCATTGTCTGCAGTATGTCTTTTTTACTTTTAAAGTAAATAATTAACTTAAGAAAGCTAACAAATTGTTCAACATTTCCTTTGAAGTCAAGTGGTTTATTAGAATTTGCTGTAATTGTGGGCAATGGTGTTTTGAGCGCATTTTTAACCTTAACTGATGTTGTTAGTTCTGTGCTAATATTATTTTCTGTTCCTTCCAGTAAAAAAGGCGAAATTTCTAGTATTAACGTTTGTGAATAAGTTGGTTGTTCGCTGTTATATAAAAATGGTAAGTATATTAAAAGCGCGGTTTCCCATGTTCTAAGTAGTGCAGAAACATATACCTTTAGTGGTATGCATTTTGTGCCGTATTCTTTCAAATTATCTACTATATATGTAACTTGCGGAGTTCCTGGTTCGTCATCGTCACGAAGTAAAAAAGCTAAATCTGAGTTATTTGGTTCAAAACGAACATCGGACATATTAAATGTGCTTCTAAATCCTTGGCGTAGTCTAAATAACCTTGTTGCGTTAGACGATGATGGAGATGATGGGTCTGTGGATGATGGTTCCGTAGATGGCGTGGAAGAGGGTGAATTAGACCTATTTCTATTTTTGAATGCAGTAACGCCCTTGTCTACTGCCTTAGCCAGTCCAACTGATGCTTCGAATAATGCTTGAGTAGCTTGAGCAGCTTGAGCCATAGTATTTTATCTGTTTATTATTATAAGTTATTCTAAGTTATTCTAAGTTACTCTAGTATATATAAAAATATTTATATATTAAATAGTTATTATATTAAAATATCACAATATTTAATTATTGTCATATTTATGTATAACTTTATTTTACAATTAACTACTATATACATGTTTTAATACTCGGGAACATGTTCTTTAAAAAGACAACCATGTGGAGTAATTGCATGTAACTCGCGAATAATGCTTGCATCTCTAAACTGACATGTTGCTAACCATACTTTTACAATACAAAAATTCTTCTTGGGTGAAATAGTTATTCCGTTAACTAAAGGAATGAAACTCTTGTTTGTTGACATCGACTCGCCTACTAACATATACGTCAATTCTTTCCATGCTTGTGGCACATCTTTGTTGCTAATTTTATATGAAAAACATCCACCATTTCGATTGCGTGCATCTTCCCACGTAGGTCCAATACCTTCGCGCATCAAAAAAAGCATACAATTTGTAACTAATTTTGCAGGAAGAACGTTTATAATCGAGATAGTTTCTTCAATTGTGTTAAATGAACAGATTTTAATATAGCTTTTAATACTCCAATCGGTATCATGTGGAAGGTGAGCCCACAAAATCCACGTATCAGATAATTTATGAAAATTATTGGATTCTCCGGATAGGGATAATTCATGCGGTTGTGAATCGTTTTTCTCAGTTTCCATTGAGTGGTTTGCCGATTGAGTATGAACAATAGCCATTATAGTATATTATAAACATATATTATCTCTATATAGGTTTATAATAATTAATTATTTATTTTGATGAAATCAAATAGATTCAAAGTTGTATTCATAGTAAAGTTATTTAGTTAATCATAATCTAGAATTTCAATGTCACACATTTCATGACTATCTTGACTATCCTCTAAATGTATAACTGGATGTTCATTTTTATTTTCTTCACTTTCATTTTCTGTTTCTGACTCTGACTCTACTTCATTCTCATCTTCGTCGCATTCATCACTATCTATATCTTCATTGACAAATGTTTCATCATCTACTACTTCAAGACGATTTTTATGAACAAATATCTTTTTACCTGGATTTATCTTATACATTTCTACATAGTTGTCAATACATGAAATTACATAGTCCTGTGAAAGCTTAACATTGTAGTGTTCCAGCATATACCATTTCATAAATGAATAGTTCAAGATAGAGTTATCTGAAACATAGTAGTTATTTGGTGTTGTCAAGTTGATATTATATTTCTGATTATTTGTTTTAAGTGAAATACCAATCAACTTTCTTGATGAGAAGTATTTATCTTTAATCATAGCAACATCATATTTCTCATGCATTTCACTCTTGTAAAAAATGTCATACTTAAATACATAGCTACATGTTTGCCCCGTTTTTTCATCCTCATAATAAAAATTTCGGATAATAAAGTCATAAGCAGTAGGGTCTAAAATATAGTCATCCGGTGTGTCACCACTTTCTTCATTTGACTTATCTGTGTTTTGAGACTCTTCCTCCTGTTTTGAATCTTCATCTTCACCTTCATCTTCATCTTGATCTTGATTTTGGTCTTTGCCTTCATTACTAGCTTCGCCATTTTCTGTGGTAGACTCTTGTTGATGTTGTTCAGAAACAACTACGTCTGATGATGATGTGGATGGTGGCGATGACTTGTCATCTAGTGAGTGTAACTTGAATGCTTCAATCAACTCATTAATTTGTTCACACTTTTTATTATAGTCTACTTTATCTGAAAGGTCACTAGTGGCAGATGTGTTAACATTTTCTTGGGTTGTATCTTGTTCTTCTTCTTGTTCTTCTTCTTGTTCTTCTTCTTGTTTTCCTTCTTGTTCTTCATCATCACCACTATCGCTAAACTCTTTTACAAACTTTATAGGATTATTCTTTACAAATAACTCCATTGTTTTAAAACTATGAATAATTTTTCCATTTTTAATAACTACTATTTCATTTATTCCATCATCAATGTGAAGTAGTCCAAGTAACTTTGGATGCAAATATTTTACATATGGTCTGTAAACATATTCTCTAAAAAGCCCATATCCTGTTATAGTATATTTTGCCAAACATATGATTGTTTTTAACGCAAAACTACGCGCAGATACAGGATTCAAAAAAGAGTAGCATCCAAATGCCAAAAATAGTGTATACATGTAACTAAATAAAGAAATATCCATGCTATACTCAGGTAGGTATGGTGATTGATATGGGTGTTGGGATTGGGATTGGTTACCTATAATACAAATTACTTTGCTTGTGTTTGTTGTATTGTATCCACAATATGCTGACGCTGATGACGCAGACTGGTTATACATATGACTCGCTATATAAATACTAGTAGTATATAATAATATGTAAATAATATTTATATATGTTTGCTATATATATTATTTTGTATAAAAACTGAAAATAGAATTAAAATTTAATATTTAAGTGATGTAGATGGACTAGAAGGGGCAGGTGCAGTTGTGCCAACTAGACAATTTGTTCCATCTTTATTTTTAGCAATAATACCTCCTGGGCAGCATCCATATTGTGTAGTTGCACATGCTCCTACTGGCGTTGGGGTTGGGGTTGGTGTTGGCGTTGGTTCTGGTTTAGGTTTGTAACCTGGGCAATTCGTTCCTTTCCAGTCTTTACGCGGGGTATATAAGTCATCACAACATCCGTATATCGTTCCACCACATCCACCTATATTGGGATATGGATTATACCTATGGTCACGTTCGCGTCGCCTACGCTCGCGTTCGCGTTCATAATCATAACGATAATAAATATCTATATTATTTGATTCTACTGGGTTAAAAGGGCAACCACGACCTATTGGATCACGCTTAGCGGTAACTCCATCACTGCAACATCCAAATTGGGTATCTTTGCATTTTTTTTCAGTATTCATTACTTTGCTTGGATTAAATCCAAATACAAAAAATAGAATAGTAGTAATGTATGTCATTAAAATAAAAGGAATAAAAACGATGAACCATGATATAATAGACATACCCGCATTACATATTGCATTCAGAACAATTGTAAATATAATCATAACAATAAATTTAAATAGAGCTTGTAGTGAATCTCCGCGATACAAATCAATAATTATTTGAATAATTGAAAACGCTAAATATAAAAGCGCTGGTGGACATATACCTTCTAAAACCATTTTTTATTTGTTCTTGATTGTTTGATTTGTTTCTAGTTTTATCTATTATATAATATATTTATTGTATATTATATAATATTATAAAAATTAATCATAATAAAAATATGAAAGTATCATATTAAAAATTAAACTTGCATTTTGTTCTATCGTAAACACCCTTATTTTTACCTTTATAAATATGCGCTACTTTCCCAATAAACTTACCAATCTCATCTCCTACTTCTTCATTTACATAGGAGTAAATCGTTCCATCTTCGTCGTCATTTGAAACATACATTACTCCATTGATTTCAACTTCAAATAACTCTTCCTCTTCCTCCTCTGCTTCCTCTGTTTCTTCTTTTTCTTCTGCTTCGACATCATTTTCAGACTCGACGCTATTTGCGTCAGCTTTCTCTTCCTCTTCTACTTCTTCTTGTTCTTGTTCTTCTTTTTCTTCTTTAACGTTACTTGACTCTTTTAACTTGTTAAGCTCTTGTGCAGTTGGAAATGTTGGCATAACTTCCTCTTCTTCCTCCTCAGCTTCCTCCTCAGCTTCCTCCTCAGCTTCTTCCTCAGCTTCTTCCTCAGCTTCTTCCTCAGCTTCTTCAACGACTTCTTCCTCAGCTTCCTCCTCAGCTTCCTCCTCGGCTTCTTCCTCAGCTTCCTCCTCAGCTTCCTCCTCGGCTTCCTCCTCGGCTTCTTCCTCAGCTTCTTCCTCAGCTTCTTCCTCAGCTTCCTCCTCGGCTTCTTCCTCGGCTTCCTCCTCGGCTTCCTCCTCATCGTCTTCGGTATCTTCAACATCTCCTTCATCTAGCTCATCCTCAGCTTCATCTTCCTCGTCTTCATCATTTTTTTCTGAATTTAAAACAATATTTTTAATATTTTTTTCAATTTGTATTTCCAAAATATTTTGGTTGTCATTATCATTTTTTTGTGTTTCGTCATACTTTTCAGTTATTTCAAGATTAATAGCTTGTGATTGTGATTCTGATTCTGTCTCATCTTCATTATCATCAGAACATTCAATATTTTTTTTATATTTATCTATTTCTCTATTTAGTCTTTCAATTTCATTTTTAAGAGAGATAACTTCTTTATGATAAAATGATAACATAGAATTATGATAGTTTCTTTCACTCTTATCATGTCTTTGATATATTTCCAAATCAATCATTAATTTTTCATTTTGATTTTTTAGGTTTCTCATTTCTAACTCTCTTTGTGTCTTATATTGTGATAACAGAGAGTCATTATAAAGACAATCACTGCATCTATTATTGTATTCACATTTGCATTCCTTATTATTTACTTCCATCATTTTTTTAACTATTGACAAGTTTAGAACTTCATTATGTGTTTTTTGAAACATCAAATAGTCATCAAAAAATGAACTCAGTTTATTCTCCAAACCTTGTTTTAAAGATACTTCCACATCTTTTAAAATATCTGTAATATCAATATTATGTTTTAAACCATTGCGACTACCATTATTCGTATTCATTTTATTTATATTACTTTTGCAATGACTACAATAAGTAAGACGAAGTGATATGTATCTATATGATATATAAATATCACTATTCGTTTAATATGATTTAAAAAATATTTAACAAATAGATATATAGAAAGTATACTATGGAAGAATCAAATACCATTCAAGAACAACAACCTACTGGTGATAGTTCTAGTTCTGCTTCTGCTGCTTCTACTGCTTCTGCTGCTCCTGCTGCTCTTACTCCCGAACAGCTAAAAAAAGAACAAATACGCAAGTATTACATGGAACTACAAAAACAAAACTATGAAAAGTGTATTGAGGTTGTAATGAATCAAACTACATATACAAGAGAAGAAGCAATAGCTAGTCTTCAAAAACACAAAGGAAATGTTATGCATGTAGTAAAAGAATTTTTAGGGGTTCCTGAAAAAAATGAACATGAAAAAAGTGGAGGTTCATTAAATCAAAAACGCTATGGTGTAATACGCGACTTCATGGACAAAGCTGCAATCGGTTATATGAAAGCTCAAGAGCGTAATAAAGTAGTAAATGAAATGTTAGAAAAACAGAAGAAGGCTCGTGAAGAGGCTGCTGTCTCAAATACAAATACAATTGTATCATCAACAGAACCATCGTCTTACGTTTAGAGTATTTTATTAAATATTACTTTTTAGTACTTTCTTTTTGAGGTTTACGGAATTCGTCGGAATGATTTTATTATTTAGGAGAAAGTCGTTGTTATCTTCATATAGTTCAGGCAAAATATGTGTCAGTGGTTTATTCACTACATATATCATCTGGTCACTTTGAAATAACTTGCGATACTCTTGTATAGTAAGAGTTCCATAGAATTTATTCAAAAGGTAGTAAGGATTTGGTGCAATTTTAATACTTTTTTCATATTTATATATCTTACCATAGAGTGAATTTAAAAGATGATATCTTTCAAATTTAGTTGACGTGTCAATGCTTTCATTCATAAGAAATGCCGCAGCGCATTCTGGTGAACAAAAACAACCATATACATTATACATATCTTTAAGCACTGATTTGGGAATATAAATTGCTGGCGAGTCAAACTCGCATGTGCACCAAAAACATGCTGAACGTTGCGCACCTCTTATATTCTGACATATGTCACTTTTATGAAAACTAAGTTTTAGTTGATTAATTTTTTTCCATATATCGCGCTCGTTTAGATTTGCTGGATTGGAGCAGTCATCGTCATGAACTGCTGGATTGTTGTATGAAATAATATCCGGAGAGTATATCGTTGAAAAAAGAGAAGATGAATTTTTATTTATAATTTGATTTGACCCATCACAATAAGACATACTACAAGAAAAGGGTGGTGGAAGCGAGTGTGGGTGTGGGTGTGGGTGTGGGTGTGGGTGTGGGTGTGGTTGTTGATACGTGTCATTTAAAACACATGGGTCATACACTGGAAACATAGCTGACGAGTATGTTTCATTAAGTGAAAGACTACTATTTTTTGCGTTACTATCTTCTTTTGTTATCATGTTGTGAACATTTGATAAAGGTTGTGATTTTTTAAGTAAGTCGCGTTGGCAGAGTGAAATATTTGTGTTACATATTTCACTACCCATCATATTACTAATTTCACTACCTATTTCATTTAATGAACTATAACTTTGTATACTATCAATACCTTGACTATTGTTAATGTTTGCATTATTACTACTATTCATCATGTTATTACTTTTTACATCAAAAGTTTCGGTAGTTTCAGTATTATTTTTATTTAAATCTGAAAGAGAACACTTAAGGTGTAGTATAATATTTGGTAATTCATTTTGAATATTATTATTTGTTTGTGGCTGTATAGTAATTTTTCCTCCTTTAGGTTTTCTTCCTCTTTTTTTTGCAACTTTTTCTTCTTTTGGTTCTACTTCGGCATTATTTTCACTATTATCATTTTCATTTTCATGATTACTAGTATTATTAGTTTTATTATTAGTGTTATTATTGTCATTGTTATTGTTATTGTTGTCATTATCATTATCATTATCATTATCATTATCATAATTGTTATCATTATCATCGTGTTTACTATTTATTTCTTTTAACTTATTTTTTTGTTTACTGCCACCATCGTTGCTACCTGATATAATTATATTTTTACTTTTATCTACGTTTTTTAAGTTATCAATATCTTTACGTGTTCTACGCTTTCTTTTTTTTATTATTGTATTTAAATTTTCCGAACCTGTTTCTGTAATTGGAGCACTAGAAGTTTCACCTTTCTTTGTTCTTTTTTTTCTTTCCTTCTTTTCTTTTGTAACTTCTACAACTATATTTTGGTTATCATTTTCATCTACGTTTCCATTTTGTTGTTGGGTTTCACTATTGTTTGTGTCTGTGTTTTCAGTAATCACATTTTTCTTACGACCTCTTTTCTTCTTCTCGGATATATTATTTTGAGTAGTATCCTGTTTGTCCATTTTAATTCTTTGATGTAATAATATTACAACTATATACAATTACTTAAAAACAGGTTTAAATCCTTTTCATATATTTTTTAAACAATATATGAAAAAAGTTAGTTATTTTAAAAAGTAACATTAACTTAGTTGTATTAGACATCATAGTTATATTCTCCATTTACCATTCTTGCAGTTTGTTTTGACTCTTTTTCAATCGTAAGACGCTTATAACATACGCGACACAATGGTTTATAGTTGTCTACCCCGATAACAACTTGACTCACTTCATTTGTAATACGATAACTAAATAAACCAGGTGTTCCGTCGCGACACTCGCTGCACAACGATTTCAGTTTGCATATATTGTCGCAGTATGGTATCAACTCAAATAGTGAGCCAATTTTATGTTTTTTAAAGTCACCATCAAGTCCGCAAATATAAACGCGTTTATGCATATCTTCTACAAGTGAAATGACATATTCAATATCTGCAAAGAATTGTCCCTCGTTGATGAGAATCACTTCCGTGTTACTTAATTTTTCACCATAGTTGTCAAGTATTTCTGCAATCGTGTTTGCCATAATACATGGAATCATAATTTTATCATGTGTTGACATTACGTCCTCATTTGAATAACGTTTGTCGGCAGAATAGTTTATAACCATTACTGGAATATTGCAATACATACATTGGTCGTAAATCTTTTTTAGCGTTGAAGTTTTCCCTGAAAACATAGGTCCAAGAATAAGTTCCAAGTATCCCTTTTTTTTAGACTTTTTTGTTTCTATTTCCGTATGTATTTCTGTAACAGGTTGTATTTTTTTTGATGGAGATGCTGAGCGAGATGGTGAAGGAGACGATGACCCAGATGGTGAACGAGATGGAGGTGGTGGTGATGGGGATGGTGTATATGACAATGAATACATTTGAATGCTTCTGTTATTGCTTCCTATAATGTCGGTGTTGTTTCTTCTTATCATTATATATATCTCTTCAATTATATTTATAGTAAAAAAACTTATTAAAAATATAAATAAATACATAGTAAACAAAAATTACAAGGTTATATTATGTTAAAAATGTTGTCATCAAATAAAAAAAGTAATACTAAATGTGTAAAAACTTTAAATACTCCGCCGCTATCAACAGAAAATGATAAAAATCAAAAATCAATTTATTCTTTTTATAAAAAATCTCAAGGCGTAGGTATTTCAGAAGGCATAGAAAATACTATTATAAGTAAAGTTGTTGAAAACAATCAAAATATTTATAAAAAAACATCTAATATGTTTGTTGATAATGCAAATGAAAGTGACTCAAGTTTAGAAAATGATGATAATCTAGGAGATGACGCATGTGACTATGTATGTGACGATGTATGTGATGATGCATGTAATAGTGTCCATGGCGATGACGCATGTGATGATACGAGTGACTACAAAAGTATAAACACTTACTTGAAAAATTCTACACCATGGGTAGAAAAATATCGCCCTGCAGTTTTTGAAGAAATCGTGCTTGACCCTCTTAATAAAAAACTATTAAAAAATATTATTGATAATAACTACTTTCCAAACTTGCTTTTCTATGGTCCTCCAGGCACAGGCAAAACGACAACGATTATTAACCTTGTAAACATGTATCAGGAAAAAATGAATCTTAAAAATAAGGGTTTGATGATACACCTCAATGCATCAGATGAACGCGGTATTGATATTATTCGAAACCAAATCAATAGTTTTGTAAATTCCAAATCATTATTTGGTGAAGGTATGAAATTTGTTATCCTCGATGAGGTGGACTATATGACAAAAACCGCGCAAATTGCATTGCGTTATTTACTAAACAACTACAACAATAACTACAATGTTCGTTTTTGCCTTATTTGCAACTATATTAGTCGCATCGACGAGTCACTTCAAACCGAATTTGTTCGCATGCGTTTTAACCAACTTCCCGAAGCAGATATTATAAAATTCCTCCAAAAAATAAATGAAAATGAAAACCTACAAATAAAACCAGATATTCTCAGTTCAATTCAAAAATACTTCATGTCTGACATAAGAAGTATGATAAACTACATGCAAACAAATCAAGACCTTATTCACGAATGTAAAATAATAAAAAATGACCTATGGATAAAGTTAACAAAAGATTTTGTAAAAAATAAAAACCACGCCGATATCGTTAAAAAAGTAAACTACATAAGTCGTGAATACAATATTGAACCCAAAAATATGTTAAAACTATACTTAAATTATATTATTCGAAACTATGCAATAACAAAAGAATTATTGTATAGCATTGAGAATATCATGCATCTTCAAAGTTGCAAAACAGAGCATGTTATTAACTATATTATTTATAAATTAAAGCAGTTTTTTATTCCCACAAATACATAATAGTATTGAATTATCTTTATGTTTATTTTATCTCATAAATATAATTGAAGCAAACTAACTTAAAGAAAAATACCATAAAATAAATAACAACACCTTGTCTTTGTATATCCACCATCATGGCATGTATTGACGATGAATGGGAGAGCTTCTTATCAGATGGCTCGATTATTTTATCAAATGAAAAAAGTAGTGCAAAAAATAATATAAAAAAGTCATATTCTGTTTGTGATAAACTAAGCGACACTGCTAATAACATAATTGATACAAGAGTTCATAATGTAATGGGGAAAACAGAGGTCACAGGAACAGGGGTAAAAGTAACAAAGTCTAGCAAACTAGAAAAAATTGATGTAACTCCCAAAAAAATTGCATCGAATACCACAAAAAAGTATAAGAAAAATATTGTCTTACCAAATAGTGAGTCATGTAGTGAAAATGAAGAAAGTGAAGTAGGTGTGGATGTTTCGGATGTTCTGGATGGACTTCATGAGGTGTCTATGCCAAATGTAGAAAATACTAAACCGGTTTGCACTGATATTTATATATCGACAAAAACAAAAATATCTTACTTAAATACACCGATTGATATTAAAAAGGTATTTTGGAGTATTCCAATTTCGCCTTATTCTACACCTCAAGAATGCGTTATTAAAAAACAAATCAAGGTGTCAACAACAGACCCTGATGAACTCAAAGAAATAAAAGAGTTGCTTAAAAATGAGAAATACTATCATGAACAAGAAATAGAACACATTGACAACCCCGAGGGTCGTATCAAATTTAAAGTCCAAATGAAAATAAATATTGGACTATGCAAAAAAGATATTTTAAATTATCGTTGCAAATTGAAGCGTGCATTCTTCAACTGCTTTGTTCTTATAATGCGCGTCAAAGAGCCATCTAGTGACATATTCAAAGAAATGCATGTGAAAGTTTTCAATACTGGTAAACTAGAAATTCCAGGAATCCAGAGTGATGAATCCCTTACCCATGTTCTCAATTTATTAATTAGTATTTTAAAACCGATAGTCGGTAATGAAATTGGGTATATCCCAGACAAGTGTGAAACTGTGCTCATCAATTCGAACTTCAATTGTGGATACTTTATTAATCGTGACAAACTCTTCAATATACTGAAGTATAAGTATCGCATTCATAGCAATTATGACTCGTGCTCTTATCCTGGTATTCAGTGCAAGTTTTACTATGTGCCTGAACTAGGAGAAGAAAATCAAACTGGACAAAAACCGAACCCGTCTATGTCTTCATCCTACTCTTACTCTATTGAAAATGTAAATGAAATTTCATTTATGATATTTAGAACAGGAAGTGTGTTGATAGTCGGACGATGTGGTGAAAATGTATTGTTTTGTATTTATAACTTTCTCAAAAAATTACTGGAAACCGAATACCCTGAAATTGGGAACCAGATTAATATAATGGAACCAAAAAAACATAACACAAAATTACGAAAGAAAACGATTCATGTTTTGGAGGAGTGATTAAAAAATTAAAATAAGTTAACTAATTCATTTTAATCAATATTTTTAATATATATTTTTAATAAATATATGTTATTAATTTAATAACTATTTAAAGATTATTAAATTTGTTTAGTATATAATATGAGTTCTTCCGGTCATTCATCGCATACTTCAACTTCTGGTGGAGGCAGTAAATCTGCAGAGTCTGCTTATCGTCTTCCTTCAAATGTTTGCTTGCAACACTGCAGCAAACTTGCTATTGTCCAAGACAAGCCCATCATGATGGACTATTGGACTGCTTCTCTTGATAAGACAATTATCATTGGTGTAAAGGAATCTGGCGAGAAACTTCTTGTCAAGAGTGAAGATGAGTATACTAGTCCTATTGCAAATATTTACAAGGTAGAGTCAGAGTATATTATTGTTACTGAAAACTCTATCTATCTTATTTCAAACGAAACCCCTTCTAAGAAGATTAGTAGCTGAAAATAATATTTAATTTTTTTATTTTTTTATTTTTTATTAAATATTAAATATTATTTTTTATTTAAAATTTTTTATTTTTAGTTTTTAATTTTATAAATATTATCAAACATATAATCAGCCAATAATAGTGTAAGGAATATTTATTTCTATCAAGTATTGTATTTTTTATTTCTAGTTTAACACCTTTACTTTTTAAATATTTTAGTCGAATATCTGTTAAATAATTTTGAAAGTATGGAGAATAAAATAAAAATACGATTGTAGAGATAAAAGTAAATAAATAAATATTATTATAGTTTTTCGCTATCATCATTCCAGCTAAAAAAAAAATCGTATCTCCTATACCATTAAGAAAAGAGTCTTTTTTAAATCCTATCCATTGTTTTCTCCATTTATTTTTTATTTTATAATTTGTATAGTTTATGTATTCATAAATAGTATGAAGAACAAAACCATAGAAATAATTTATTCCAAAAGCTTGAGTCATATAACCAAAACCAAAATGCGTAATAGAAAAAGGTGTTATAAATACATTTAAATTACTTTTAAATTTATCAATTTCTATTTTTCCATCTATTTCATGCATTGAAAAAAAAATATTTGGATTTGACATTAGTATGTATGTGTGTATTATATATTATATATTATATTATATTATATATTATATATTATATTATGTATATAAAGTAAATTGAACCTTTTTTGTTATATAAAATAATATATAACAAAAAATATACAACAAAACTATTCAAGAAAGTATTCAAGAGTTATGAAACCAAATCTGTCAAGTTGTGTTAACAATGCAACACCCATGCATGACATATTTATGAATTGTTGTGATGATGCACATGGTAGTAGTAGCGGTAGCAATAGTGACTCGGACTCGTCGTTAGCGCAAGTGTATCGTCAACGACATATCAGCAATAAGGACCAGCGTTTTGCAAGTATTGCACTTGACGAAGCCGCCAAGTCGAAACTTCTTATGCAACATGGGTGTATTGCAGTTTTGAGCGGTAAAGTCATCGCAAAAGCATGCAACAATATTCGCTCCCATTCAAAAGACGGGTTACTACATTATCGAAAATGCTGCAGCGCTCATGCCGAAATATGCGTTCTTCACAAACTTTGTATCACTGAATTACCACCCAAAATAGTTCAAAAAATAGTGCTCTATATTGTCCGGCGTTCGCGAAGTGGTGGGATGGTCGACTCAGCCCCATGCTTTCACTGCACAATTCGTATGAAAAAGTTAAATATTAAGGCAATTGTTTATAGCAACAGCGATGGTGAACTTGAAAAAAGACGCATGAATGAATATGACTCTGACAAACTTACCTATGGAGCAAAACGCGTTATTGACCCGACGTTTTATATTCGGTGATGGTAATGTTGATGTTAATGTTAATGTTGATGTTTTGGATAGATATGAATTTATTTTTTTGGTGGGGATGCATATCCAATAACTGCGCATGCAATTCTTTTTCCTGCGTGTCCAGTTATCAAACTATCGGGTTGTCCACCTAAGCCACAATCATCTTCATCCGCATGAATAATTAACCCGCGGCCTATAATATTTGCTTTTGTGCCGCGCAGGCTAATAAAATCATCATAGAAAGTATACTTTGCTTCTCCTTTTGCATTGGTTTTCAGGTTTCCCAGGTCGCCTACATGTCGGTCTTTCATACCTGGGCAACCATGTGTTTTATTGTATGGGTTAAAATGTGCGCACATGCTTTCACATGAATCGCTCATGTCTCCATATTCGTGAACATGAAATCCATGCAATCCGGATGACTTTAAACCTGTGAGTGAAACGTCGATGCGTATACGCGACTTGGATGGCTCTTCTGTGAAATGGACAACACCATTTATTTTTTTGTCGTTGAATACTGCAACTGCGCGAATCGGATTGGACATGTCTTTTGTAAGCTTCATGTATTGCATTCAGGGTTCTACTTATGATTGTGATTCTATAATATATTATATAGTTATTATTATATTATTTTTGAATATAATTATTTTTGAATGTATTATTTTTCAATAATATTAAAAAAATATATTCATGTTAGTTTTACATATAAATTTTTACTTACTTTTTACTTACTTTTTAGTTAAATACCCATTTCTGTATTCAGGGAAACCGATTTTGGCAAGTAGTTGCAAGTGACGCATCGTATGTGCCATGCTACCTCCTGAGTGACCGACTTGCATATGATGCTGAACAGACTCGACAACAAGGTCTCCACGACTAAACATGAATCCTTGCCCTTCTGGTGGCTCGTAGGTTGACAAGTAAGTCCATACGTCGATTCCTTGCTTGATGATTTCGGGTTTTTCTTGGGCAAGCACAACTGCGTTCATTGCATCGCGAAGCATGTCAGCTAACCATTCATCTTTCATAAACGACAAGTCGAGTTGAGCGACTTCTTGGAGTGAGCGAGGGTATTTGGATTCTTGTTCTTCTTCGAGGCGAGGAGTAGGAACAATCTCGGCGTCAATGTCTTCAGCAGCAATCATAGCAGCAGCAACGAATGTTCCGATACCAATGGACATTTCTTGAGGGTGTTTGTATTTGTTCTGGACTTTTTGAGTTCTGTATTCGATTTAGTGGACTTTATTTATTTCAATTTTATAATACTCAACCATCAAAAATATATAATCTCTACATAGTATATAACTATACATAGTATATAACTATACATACAAAGATGCCAAGCAATCAAACTTACAATATCGCCCGTGGTCTCGTTCGTGCCAAGTCTACTGCTGGTGGTGCTCATCGTCTTATTTTTCAGAACCAGTTTAGCAACTATAACTATAATCGATTCATTCCTGGTTCAGGTGTAGGCGGAATGAATCGGTCTGTTCGCCGCTATCAATATCGTCATGCAACTTCTTGCGAAACTGCTTCTGGAACCCAGCGCGGAGGTGTATGTTTTCAGAATTAGTGTTGTTTCTATGTAAAAATTTATCACTTCAATATGTTGTATATATTGAATTTATATAATCCGTATACGATAAGCATCGTTATCGCTGAAAAACTCGCATAGTAACACCATATGCTCGCTTTTGAATCCGTTTTAGAAGCATAAATAAAACCAATAAATGGTAACAAGAAAACTACAAATACTGCTTTATATGAAACATCCCATAGTAAAAGTCCACAGACCATAACTGCTAGTAACCATAAATAATATGGATAAGGCATTTCAAGGTTATTTTTTTCTGGATTATTAAGAAGCCAGTTTAGATGTCCTTGTTTTGTAACTATGGTGCAATATTTTGTAGGTTTCTTAAAAAAGTTGTATAATAATACTATGCAAGCTACAACACAATAACCTACTATAAACATTCTTCTATTTTGGCTACATTTAGACCATGGTTTTACAAAGAACGAACCTAAAGCTACAAAAATTAGTTGTGTGATTAACACTAGTGGAATAAGTGTTAGTGTTATTACTTTATTTGCTGTGGTGCAAGATTTACGCGGGTTTGTTAACCATAGAAATAACTCTGCTACTTGCATCAGACACCATCCTGTCATCATGAAGGCAATCCATTTAAAGTGAGGCACGTTGGATGTAAATAATATTGCAATTGAAATAAATGCAAGTAATGATGTTTTTGCGCTAGACTCTACGCTGTAGCACATTAGAGTGTATTTATATAATATTTGTCTATATTATTTTATATTTTATATTTTTATTTTAATGAATAATAAAATTGATATAAAAATATAAAGTAATACGAATATAAGAAATCCATACCATATATTCTGTATAGACATTTTCACCATGAGTGTAACAAAACGTATTCAAAAAGAGTTATCCGAGCTTATGCTTGATCCACCTACTAACTGCAGCGGTGGACCAATGGAGGATGATATTATGAAATGGCGTGCAACGATTACTGGACCCGAAGGCAGTCCATATTCTGGTGGTGTATTCTTTCTTGACATTGACTTTCCCGCTGACTATCCTTTCAAACCACCTCTTGTTAAATTTATTACACCGATTCTTCATCCCAACATCAATTCGAATGGTGGAATATGTCTTGATATTCTTAAAAACAACTGGAGTCCTGCACTTACTGCTTCTAAATTACTTCTAAGCATTTCATCACTTTTGAATGAACCAAATCCGGATGACCCCCTTGTTCCTGACTTGGCAAACTTATACAAAACGAATCGGACTGAATATACGTCACGTGTTCGCGCATACACACTTAAGTATGCTTCGTAAGGGGTAGTTGGTAAGGGGTAAGGGTATAGTTTAAAGTTTTTTATAAAATTTCCGCAAGTTTTTTTACTTGTTCTTCACTTAGTTTATCTGGGTATGTAACATGAAAAACAATATTTAAATTACCAACATCTTCACCACGTCGAATACCTAACTTGGGTATTGTTTTTATCAACCCGTCCTTTATTATATTTCCAGCTGAACTATTAAATACGAATTTTTTACCATTGATGTGTTCGATGTTAAAAACAAATCCACACAACGCTTCTTTCAGTGTTATTATTTTATCCGTGTGTATATCAAGTCCATTTCGTTTAAAAATAGGATGTTCCATAACATGAAACGTAACTTTTACATCCCCGCGTGAATAATTTGCGCATTCATTACCGCAGTTGGTAAGTAAAACAACTTCGCCACTTTCCACACCAAAAGGCAGCGAATAATATTCTATATGTTTTTCCAACTCGTAGGTTTCATTGTCATTGCGATTCAAATTCCATCTTTCGACTTCTATCGGAATTGTATTTCCACATGCAACATCCTCTAATGTTACATTTACATTAACACTTATTAGTGGAGGTTTTGAAACAGGTTTTTGGTTTATATTTATACTTGTATTTACATTTGAAAAACGTGGTGTTCTAGGTATTTGTGCATTTTTGTGCATTTCTTGCACTGGATGATGTTGGTGTTGTGGGTGTTGTGGGTGTTGTGGGTGTTGTGGGTGTTGTGGTTGGTGATGATGAATATGGGGCTGCATATGTGCTCGAATGTCGCGATTCATTTCATTGAAAATTGCACTAAATGGGTCACCTCCCATTCCTCCCATCATGCTATCCGAAATGATTTCTTCGAATTCATTCATTCCTCCTCCTCCTACACCCCCTGGTCCAAATGTGCGTATTATTATTCTTGGACCACCTCCTATACCTCCGCCTAAACTTCCTAGACCTCCCATTCCACCACCCATTCCACCCATACCACCCATACCACCCATAAACATATTAAATATATCCATTGGATTAATTCGTATACCACCCATACCTGCATTCCCTCCAATATTTGCAAACGGATTGTTACGATTTGCATCATATTTTATCCTTTCATTGGGGTCACTTAGTATACTAAATGCTTCTGATATTTTTTGGAATTTTTCGGTTGACTCTTGGCTGTTTCCGTTCTTGTCTGGGTGATGCATAAATGATAACTTTCTATACGCTTTTTTAATATCTTCGGGTGTGCATTTTTCATCAAGTCCTAAAATATCGTAAAATGTTTCTTCTTTGTTATTTTTCATTTTATTTTACTTGTTTCAATAACTAGTTTCAGAATAGCAACTATAGTTTTTATTATACTTAATTATTATTTTACATAAACATAAACTTAAATGTTTATTTGTTATAATAAATATCGTTATAACAAATATCAATATATATGAATGTTATAAATACAAACCAACAATATAATGCTATTAAAATGATTCAGACACAAACCAATCAACCATTTATCAATAAATACCAACCACAATATTTTAACCAGTTTGAACAACTTGATGCAAATGTTACAATGTTACTTAAGACACTTATTGATATGAATAACTTAAATATTTTGCTTATAGGTGACCCTGGTTCAGGAAAAACGTCTCTTATATATGCAGTTATTCGCGAATATTATAAGGACAAATACAACCCTGAAAACATTCTTGTATTGAATAGTTTAAAAGACCAAGGAATATCGTATTATAGAAATGATATGAAGATATTTTGTCAGACTGCGTCACTTATTCATGGATATAAGAAAATTGTTTTGCTTGATGACATTGATATTATAAATGAACAAAGTCAACAAGTATTTCGTAATTGTATTGACAAGTATAGTCATAAAGTTCATTTTATTTCATCGTGCACAAGTGTTCAAAAAGTAATTGATAGTTTGCAGTCCCGTAAAATTATTATTAAAATGAGTCCTGTTGAAGATATGTGTCTTCAAAAAATATCAAGCAAAATTATAAAAAATGAAAGTATTACAATAACACCAGATGCCGAAAAGTTTATTCTAAATATTTCAAATATGTCGATACGAATACTTATCAACTACCTTGAAAAAATAAAAATATTAGATTCTCCGATTGACCTCGCAGTTGCAAAACTACTATGCACAAATATTAGTTTTCATATTTTTGATGAATATACTATTTGTCTTAAAAATAAAAATTTACAAAAAGCAGTTAAAATGTTGTATGCACTATACGACCAAGGATATTCAGTTATGGATATTTTGGATAATTATTTCCTTTTTATTAAACTAACTCCTCTTGTAGATGAAACAAATAAATATAAAGTTACAAAGATTCTTTGTAAATATATGACGATTTTTCATAATATACATGAGGATGAAATTGAATTGGCACTTTTTACTAATAACTTGATTGAGTTGTTTTGATTGTTTGATTGTTTGATTGTTTGATTGTTTCTCACTGCATTGCCAACATGTATTTTGCAATTTGAGTATTTGACTCTAGCACTTGTTTCGGCGACATTCTTACAAACCATCCAAAGTTGCGCCTCTTCAGAAGCTCACATGCAGGAATATATAAACCGAAATTTTCTGTTGCAAACTCAATGTCACCTGTATCACTCATAAGGTGATCAAGTAAAATTGGTTTACCATTTGCATCTCTTACACCTATCAAGTCAGGTTTAATAAGGTTAACCATTCTTATAGAAACGGCATCATAAAAGAATTTACTTATTTTTCCTTCAAATTCCATTTCATTCGTATAGTCTTGCGAAATCGTTTCTTCTAAATATTCAATATACTTTCCCATAAACTCAGTATTTTTGTGACATCCCATCATTTTGGGACATGGTGAAAATGTTATTACAGATGATGCAATACTAGATGACAACATTTCTGTTACAAAAACTGCTTCTGCACCTGTTCCAATGCTTGTTCCAAGTTGATACAATGTTATCAAGTCGTGGAAGCAGAAAAATGAAGGCGGAACACGCATACCTCCATATTTATTCAACAAGTGCGCCATTGCCAGTTCGCGAATGTGTGGTCGAAGAGGCGTTGCAAGATTGCCTACGTTTACACTCCATCCTGGTATTAATTTATTAAATACATTGTCATCGACAATACACACGTTAAAAGAGTTGCCGCATTTTTCAACAATACTTCGTATACAAAGGTATAAATAAGGTTGATTTAAATTAGTAGTATTTCGTGAACCAAAGTTGAGCCAGTTTCGTTCATTGATATCATATTCAACATGAATCCACAGGAATGGTTTTTTCCTATCCATTTTTTTTACATCACTTGCTAAATACTCATGGATTAGGTCGCGTTCTTCTTTTTCAATACCTGATGCAATTTTATTATTGTATTGTGAATATCCATACCCTATAATTAAAAGGACTACAATCATAATAACATGTTTTTTTGTAATTTTCATTATTGTTTATGTAATATTAGTAATAATATATTGTAATCTATAGTATATTGTATAATAATTATACAGAATATATTTTATTGTGTATAATTATTTGTATTGACAGATTTTATATTAATCGTTTTATTTTATATGAATAGTTTCAATCAATTTGTAATCTGAAAAAACTCAGATTTAAACTTCGTATTTATGTCACGTGCTATTTCATCTTGTTTTGCCATTCGAAACACTCGTTGCATATCTTGTTCCACTTGTAGTGCAGTTGCTTGGTCCAACTTTGTTGTGTGACTTTGTCGCGAAAAATCATATTGTGTTTTCTCCATATCTCTAAACATTTGCATTTCATTTACCGAAGAGTATTTTTTACGATTCATAAAGTCTTCGGTAGTTACAGGAATAACCGACTCTGTATGTGCCTTTTTTAAATCCTCATATTGCAGTGAACTAAATAGACCACTAGAGTATTCTTGCGGTGCTTCTCTTCCCAGTCCATAGTATCCACCATTTCCTCCGCATCCAACGCTATCAAGTGTCATAACTTCATTCCTTTCTATGAGTGCCATTTTATCTCTCAACATTTTCTTTTTTCTCTCGATTCTCTCGTTTCTCTCGCTCCACGTATCTCCTAATTCATATGGCTCCATATCATCATCGTCGTCATTTTGTCCAGCGTTGTTGTCGTTTTTATTTTTATTTCTAAACCACTCTTCATATCCCCCATCTTGTTCTTCATCGTGCATTCTAAACTTTTCAAATTTCTCATTAAACCATTTGTTAAAATCTTTTGAGTCCATCTTTTGTAGTTTCTTATACGCCTCTTCCTCCGTCTTATAATATTCTCGGTCTTCTGCATTATGTGCAGTCTTCGACTTATTCTGATTCAATTCGCGGTCAATCACCGCACTATATGAAAATCCAGATTCTTTATATTTCTTCTCATCAGGAAACCGAACTTTATAAATCTCATACAACATCTTGTATGCTTTGGTAAAAAAAAGAAAATACTCTTTCGGAAGACGTGACTTATCCGGATGCATTTGTAATACAACCACTTTAGCTTCACGCAGATGTTTATCATTAAATAACACCGGAATCTTAAAAAGATTCAGTATATCATTCAGTTCATAATTATTTATATCAAGGTCTATGTCCATGTTTGTATAATTCTATATTTGTATGTATTACTATAGTATATTGATTTTATTTCTATATTTTTTAATACGTAAATACATAAATATATAAACACATAAGTATATAAAATTGATATAAATAAGTAACAACATACTCTATTTATAATATGAATCCAAAACCCCAAGATACAGGCAAACACAGAACAAATACAAAAGACCAATTTTATACTTCGCCTAGTGTTGCAAAAAAATGTATTCAGATTATTATTTCCAAACTGCATGATGCTGCGCTGCATTCGCCTGTTCCAGTCCTCCCACTTTCTGCTTACCTATGGGTCGAACCATCTGCCGGAAATGGCGCTTTCCTAAATAACATCCCTAATACATATGACAAAATCGGTATTGATATTGAACCCCGGTCTGCGAACATTTTAAAGCAGGACTTTCTTACATGGATGCCTCCAGAAACAAACCAAAAACCGGTTATTATTTTTGGGAATCCGCCTTTTGGACGTCAGTCATCTCTTGCGAAATCTTTCATCGCGCATAGTTGTAGTTTTGCGTCGACATCCATGATTGCATTCATTCTTCCTAGATCTTTCGTAAAACCGAGCATGTCCTGTGCTTTTGATTCGCATTTTCATTGCATACACTCGAGCGATGTAGAGAGTAACGCATTTGTTTTGGGTGGAGATGGCACGCCATACGATGTGCCATGTGTTTTCCAAATATGGCAAAAAAGGTCAATGCCTCGCATTATGCCAGAAAAGATTACCGAAAAAGGCTTTCAATATGTTAAAGAAACAGAACCTCGCGACATAGTGATTCGACGGGTAGGTGTATATGCGGGGCGGTGTTTTGATGGTAAAAATATCAATAACAATAGTGCGACGGAGTATAATAAACAGACGCATTATTTTATAAAACTAGATGGGCAACCTGCATTGCAACACATTAAACAAATTGTTGAAAAAATAAACGCACATGTATTCCCATCAAATACTACCGGTCCGCGCAGTCTTTCAAAACCTGAAATCAACATTGTTTTAAATGCGATTATTGATGCATGTTAACTCATGCCGAAAACTTATAACCCACACACGCTGCAAAAAATGCTTCGATATCTGCAACTCCTGCACCTGTCACCGACGCAATTGGTGCTTCCGTCACTCCATGTGCATACGCCAAAAATACAGGAATTCCATTCACCATTTTTTTATGTTTTAGGAAGGCGTATAAGTCAAAACACTCATCTACGTCTACTTCAAACATAGTAATATGCTCTGGTAACTCATTTGATTTTTTATATGAATACTCCTTGATTTTTTTGCATGGTCCGCACCAATCTGCAGTAAATTTAAATATAAGAATACCTGGATTATTTTCCAGTAGTGAAAGAAATTCATTTCTTGTCCCCTTGAAATTTAGAATCTTATAGTTATTATCGATGCGCGATACTATATTTTGCATTTTGTTACCTTGTTTTGTTGGTTACTTGCTTATGTATAATATTGACTCATTTTTCTAAGTTACTTTTGCGTTCTATATTTTATTTATTATTATTTTTAGATAATAGTAAATCCTATCGGAATATTATTATAGTTATAAAAATATAAAAATGGTAGACATTGAACCCATGCTTAAATATGACTACTCAAAATTTGGTGTTAAAACTATTTATACTATATTAGTTGTATTATATGCAACATTTATTTACCCCATTTATGTAATTTTAAATTATAACATAAAAACTGAAAAAGCATGTATGAAAGAAATTGCTAATTATTTTTTAAGTGTTTTAAAACCAACATTCTATAAAGTTTCTAAAGATGATTTGAACATAAGCAAAAATATAATTTATATGCCAAACCATTTGTCATTAAGTGACTTTTTGATTGAACCAATTATTGCACACTATAATTCAAGATTTATTGCACTTCATAAAATGAAAAAAATATTTCCAATGATGGGTGTTCTCTCTATGTTTATAGACTATTGTATTTATATTTCAGAAAATAGAAAAAAAGAAGAAGTTATAAAAACACTTGAAGAAATAGAAAAACGTCGAGTAAAAGATATGTCTAGAAACTTGTCACTATACCCCGAAGGAATGAGAAGACCACATCGACCATATGTGTCTGAACAACTAAAAAAGGGATTTATTTATCACTCATTTGAAAATAATATTCCTATTCAAATTATCCACACGACAAATAAAGACTATGTAATTGATGATGAAATATTTAAGTTTAACTATAATGTCAAACTTTTTACACACTATAGTCCTCTAATTGACCCTACTAAACTTAAAAAAAAGTTTGAAAAACGTGAGAAACGAGAATACACAAAAGAGGACTACTATAATGACTTTTATAAAATATGGGCTAAGATATGGAAAAAAATGGACAAGTATCGAATTGATAGTTACCGCAAACAAGGTATGACATATGATGAAGCAGTTCAAAAAATTGAAGAAATTGCTGAAAATGAAGTTAAAAAAAATAAAATACATGTTGTTAAAAATGAAATATGGGGTGAAGATAGAGAAATAAGTAAAACATTTATTTTTGTAAGAAACTTACTATGGGCTATTATTTACTATGGATTATATAAAATTATTGAATTTATTGTTGGGATGTTTTTTAAATATAAAAAAGCTAATCAAACTATACTAAGTTCATGTAAAGAAAATACAATTGTTGGAAAAATACTTTCTTTACCTAAGGCGTGTGCAGCATCTATGGTGTCCGTGCCATCCGTAGCATCCATGTCAAGTATTATAAACCGAGACATATGTTCCCCCGAATGTTCTCCCAAAAAAGGTATGGGAGGTGGCGGTGTATGTGGACTATCTAATTTTCTTATGAATGTAAGTCTCTAAAATCTCTAAAATCTCTAAAATCTCTAAAATCTATAAAATCTATAAAATCTATAAAATCTATAAAATCTCTAAAGTTTTGAGAGTATACCAGGCAATTGTTTCGGACGCTGTGGTATCATTTTAGCAGGCGATGTTGCAAATGTTTGTTTATTTTTCGCTTCATTCACTATGTTTTCAAGCACCTCAATATTTAGTGTCGGTAAATCAGCATGACTTTCCCAAAAATATTTACAATATGCCCACTTAAAATCATAGTCTTCGCCATACAAATGTCCAAGTCTGTCAAATAAAACAATATTCACGTTAAATGGCAGTAAATTAAAATTTGCACGTGGAAGCACATAACATAACTGGACTACATCTTCAATTGGTTGTTTCTCTTTCTTTTCTAAAAAAGTAGTATTCATATGTGGAATGTATTTTACAAGGTCTTTGAATAATGGTGCATAATGAAATTTATAACACCATCGCCAGTCGATACATCCTGATGTATAATAGTTATACGTCCACTCCAGTCCTTCCAAGTAGTTCATAGAAATCTGACGTCTTCGTTCATCTGTTATTTCCATATCAAATAATGATTTATAATACCGATATTCCCAGTCATGCGAAAATGGGTTGATGTATTTTTCAACACTTCGCTCTTTCATTGGAAGTAGTAGTAAGTCATCTGTTTTATATATGTCTGTCCCTAAAACATCATCTGTTTGACTTAGTATAGTGTTTGTTGAAAATGGGTTTGTGTTTGTGTTTGTGTTTGTATTATTTCTATCGTTTCTCTCGTTTCTCCCCTGTTTTAAGCCTTGACCAGGATGACCTTGTGCACTTTGATACCCCATCCGTTTCTCAGCCTTATCTCGCCGCTTATGTTCATCCATAAAAAGCGAATCCTCACTCTTTGCAATATTCGAAATAAAATCGTGAAAGTTCTTCCACTGAATTGAATTCGTTGCTGTATTTATAAAAAATTTTGTGTTATCTTTGCCAAGTGTTTCACGATACACATTTAGCAATATTTTTATACCTTCCGTTCTTATATTCACTGCGGGAAAATGCGGCAAAAAATCATTCCCCAACAAAAAGCACAGAAATATGTAGTCCTTAATACGATTTGTTTTTAATGTTACATCATCAACTTCATCTTTTTCGATATAAATACCTTGTTCATTCATATAATCAACAACTGCAGTCGCTAACTCTGGTATATCTAACAAGTAGTCACGATTTGCATCTAGTGACGAATCAACCGATTTAATAAACTCAGGCGTATCACGAAAAAGATACAAATTCTTATTGTTTGTAATATAGAGATGGTTTAGCGTAAGCATAATTAAATCCGCATCGAGTCCATATATTAATGTTGTGGTATCTGGCGAATTGTGACGTTCAGGATATTTGCGAATATGTTCAAAAATTTTGTGCTCTCCTTCGCCTGGTTCCATACTTGAAGATACAATATACATCGGTTGTGAAACAGAAGTTTTGTTTTTATTTTCATAATATTCTGAAACAGATGTGTTTAACTTCTTCATGAATTCTGTTCCTGGAGTAATTGCGCATGTGTTCCATGACTCTTTATATGCTGCGCCTTCTAAGTCACGTTGTATTTGTGATGTATACCATGACTTATATCTTCTATCACGTTGTTGACTTAGTTTAGCAACGGGTGCAACACCATCAAATGCAATAAACACACAATCGCGTGGCTTAAGCGTATCAACATAAAAGTCAATCTTGGCACAAACCATATTTATCAATTCACTTTCATATTCTTTGTGTTTTGTTTTGTCATATGTAGGATTATTTTTTACGGCATCATAGATAAGAGAGTTGCTATCTAAGTAAAAATTATTTACACGACGAATCGTTCTCATATCTTTTATGATATGACGATACTCTTTTACAATATGTGAAAAATAACTCGGAATTCCCATTTTTGTCGACTATTATCTTTTTATAAGTTACTGATATAAATATAGTTATAACACTATTTCTATATACATTTCATTATTATTTAAGAATGTCAAAGGAGAGAAAGGAGAGAAAGGAGAGAAAAGAGAGAAAAGAGAGAAATACATTATTCAAAAACAAACAAATAGAAATCTTTTATATAAAATACAAATTATATAATATATATAATAATATATAGTATACAAAGTATAGTTATTTTAAACTAATAGACATAATGGACCCTGTGTTAAATCAAGAGCAAGGATATAAAACAGATTTTAAAAATATATATACATTTTTTTCTTCATTATCGCCTCTTTATATTTCAGCGTATTTACTTATTTCAAGTATAAGTAATGGAGATATAGGCAAATCAGGTATGTATTTTGCAGGTATAGTTTTAGTAATGTTTATTCATTCAATTATTGCGAGAACCCTTGGAGATAGAGCAAAATTTGAAAATGTTCCTGGTTCAAGTAAATACAAACTTGAGTGTAACTTTGTTCAACTACCCGGTTCAAGTGACTACATGATTCCTAACCTGAATAGCACGTTGTTGATGTTTATTTTTACCTATATTATAATGCCTATGCAAACCTATAATAGTTACAATGTGGTATTACTATCTATTGTCGGTGCATTTTTTGGTATTAATGCAGTAAGTAAAGTGTTACATGGATGCACGACGTTAGTTGGTGTTTTAACAGGTTCAGTTATTGGATTTATTATCGGATTTGCATGGTATTCGATTGTTCTTTCATCCAATCCAAAACTACTATTTTTTGGCGCTGATGGAGGTGAGCCTATATGTTCACGTCCGTCTAAACAAACTTTTAAATGCAAAGTGTATAAAAATGGTGAAGTGATTCACAGCACTTAAGCGGTGACTCGTAAGTAGTCAAGTTATTACGCCACAAATTTATTGCAGTTATGAGAAATCCATTTTTTAAAATCATTCATGGCTTGGTCTCTATGAAAACTATTTGTAAGTAGTTTTACGTTGTAATATTTCCTAGAAAGTGTCGAAATAAAGTTAAAAACAATATTTTTTGTTACTGCTTTATGATACATATACATACCTTCTTCTTTAAATAATGGCTTCCTTGTGCGCCTATTTACACTATTATGAAAATCAAAAAAGAATAATTGTAAATCCTTTTTTGTTTTAATATTTTCACGTTTTACATTATACATAATTTTTGATGCATGTTCTGAACAATCAGGGCACGGAAGGTTTGCACATATGTTAGCACAAATAGTAAGAAACTCGTCTTTTAACTCTTCAAAGTGTTCATCTTTCATTTTGAACGCAAGGGTATGAAATAAATACCACGTTGCATTCCCCCATTCTTGCTTTGTTGCCATTTTATAATATAATAATATAAAGACAATTTATTTTATTAATCATACATAAATTTAATAATATATCTATCAAAACTATAATATTCATAATACCCATATAACAACCATATAACAACCATATAATAATCATAAACAACTATGAGTATTCATATCCCTCCTATATTCTTACATGGGCATGGATATGGGTCAAGTTCTGGTTCTGTAAATAACAGCAACTACCTTGTAAATAAGCACGCATCTAATTTAATAGAAGAGACGTCTACAAAACAAATGAACTTTAAATTTGATGAAGACACAAGTAGCTATTTTTATAAACAGCTTTCAAATATCCTAAATAATAAAAATAATGAGTTAACCGGAAACGAACATCATGAAAATATAATAGTTTCTAGTAGTTTAAATGGTGGAAATGGAGTAAATGAAAATGAAAATGATAATGACGACGATATTTGTCTTATCACAAAAGACAAACTACAGCCAAATCATATTACGTTGAATTGCAAGCATAGATTCAACTATGTGCCTCTATATCATGAAGTTGTAAACCAAAAAAATAAGCAAAATAATATTTATGAAACTACTAAATTACTAACAAATGAAATAAAATGTCCATATTGTCGGGCAATTACATATAAGTTACTTCCTTATATTCCTTATCCTTCTGTAAAAGTTATTAAAAATGTAAACTCATATATAAACTCTGTTTATAATAGCAAACCTGAATGTTTCTTATATGCGCCTAAGTGTTCTCATAATAACACGCAAAATCAGTGTCAAAAATATGGAGTATATTACGAGAAAGAGAATCTAATATTATGTCCACAACACTATAAAGCATATTTATTAAAACAGAAAACCGCTATTAAAAAACCCGCAAAAGAATCGGCGAAAGGAGTTGCAAATGTTGTTTGTGATACAGGGACTGAGAATGGTTGTTGTGCAATACTAAAAAGTGGTAAAAATATTGGGAAAAAATGTGGCATAGATTGTGTCAGTCTTGAGAATGGTAATGGTAATGGGAATGAAGAATTAAAATATTGTAAAAAACATTATAAGTTATATTGTAAAAATTAAATATATAAAGTATATAAAAAGAATTATAACTATATATACATATTGTTGTCTTTTCATATAAGATAATATGTATAACTATGCTTGCATAGCAGAATATATATGGATTGACGCCGATAAAAAATTCAGGTCGAAAGTAAAAATAATATATGACTTTATGGACAAAGACTTTTCAAAAGATAAGAATGATATTTACAAGTATCCCAAATGGGACTATGATGGTTCGTCTACTGGACAAGCAAGTGGGACATCATCCGAAGTAATTCTTGTGCCTGCCTTTGTATGCGATAATCCTTTACTAGATGATAGTGTTAAAACCATTAACTCAAATCGTATTCTTATGAAAAAACTTGTATTGTGTGAAACATTTTATGTAGATGGAAAGCCTACTGCCGTAAATACGCGTCATAAAGCTACATCTGTATTTGATGTTTGTCTTGAACATAAACCATGGTTCGGATTGGAACAAGAATATTTCATATTTGATGAAAATACGTATCATGAAGACTACAAAAAAAAATTTTATGAAATGGGGAAACATTATTGCGGTATAGGATGTGACATTTCGCATCGTCAAATTGCGGAAGAACATATGGCTGCATGTTTGACTGCTGGTTTAAACATTTCAGGTATTAACGCTGAAGTAAGCAAAGACCAATGGGAGTTTCAAATTGGACCATCAGAAGGTGTTCGTGCAGCCGATGAGTTACTGGTCGCGCGATTTTTACTTGAAAGAATCGCCGAGAAATATAAGAAAACAATTTGCTACGACCCAAAACCATTTACATATATCAATGGTTCAGGGTGTCATACCAATTTTTCAACAATATTGATGCGTAATAAAAAAAACAAACATGGAGATGGTGGTATAGTTGAAATCCAACGCGTGATACAAAATATGGAAAAACACCACGCCGAAGATATTCAACACTATGGCAAGGACAACGATAAACGATTGTCTGGTGTTCATGAAACTTCTTCTTATAACACGTTTTCATGGGGTGTTGCAAATCGCGGTGCATCCGTTCGTATCAACAACTCTACATATGTAAATGGTTTTGGTTACTTCGAAGACCGCCGTCCTGCTGCAAATATGGACCCTTACTTGGTAACATCTATTCTTATGGAACGTGTTATTGAGTCATAAAAACTACTATTTATATATAATCAAACTGATCATAATTCACATATTGATTATATATAAACTATTATACTCCATCTCACTGAAAATGTCACTAAACGGATTATTCAAAACATCCCCAAAAAATGTCCAACTAATAATTCCACAAAACTGCATCCCCAACTTTTGGACCATCTTTTGAAAAATCATCGGCGACCCCGAAAATCTAATTATTCAAAACATCCCCAAAAAATGTCCAACTAATAATTCCAAAAAACTACTTTCCAACTTTTTGGACCATCTTTTGAAAAATCATCGGCGACCCCGAAAATCTAATTATTCAAAACATCCCCAAAAAATGTCCAACTAATAATTCCAAAAAACTACTTTCCAACTTTTTGGACCATCTTTTGAATATTTTAGCCGATTTTAAAATCCACAGCATAATGGTCACAATTGTGTAGTGTCCACCCATGCGCCTCAAACCATAAAGGTAACCCCCGCAAAATGGGGAAGGCGGACGCTGAAGAATGAATGATGTAATGTTTTTTCAAAAGTATTTTCGATTTTTGAAAAATGGACAAAAATAAATGTCCATTTTTGGAAAACGGCCTTAGACTTTTGAAAAAATGTTTAACTTTTCAATTTAGAGCATAATGCTCTCATTTGCTTTTTTGAGTTTGAAAATTTGTTACGATAAACTTTTTTCATTTTTTGGACAAATATATTGAAGGAAAAGGATTTAGGCGTTTTTGTTAACATAATATATAAAATGTTAACTTTCGCGCCGAAAAAAAACGCCGAGAATTTTGTCTGCAAAACTTGTGACTATTTATCTAGCAAAGAGAGTGACTATAAAAGACACCTGTTGACACGAAAACATAAAACGTTAACAAAGTCCGAAAATGTTAACTTTCGCGCTGACGTGTTATCGTGCCAGTTTTGCCAGAAGCTGTATACTTCACGGGTTGGCTTATGGAAACACGAAAAAAAGTGTCAAATTACAGCTGAAATAAAAAATGAAATTGTATGTGACACCAATATTGCAGTTAATACTTTAGAAGCTGAGAAAGAAATAAACAATGCAATTACGAAAGACATGTTTATGGAACTTATCAATGACAATAAAGAAATGATTAAAATAATTCGTGACCAACAAGAGCAGATAAAAAATATGATTCCTAAAATGGGTAATACTTTCAATAACACGACCAACAACAATAACTTCAACTTGAATTTCTTTTTGAATGAGCAGTGCAAAGATGCTATCAACATTAACGACTTTATTAATTCTTTGAAGATAACACTGGATGACCTTTATTTTACTAGGAAGAATGGTATAGTTGAAGGTATTAGCAATCTTATGATAAATGGTCTCAAAGAGTTGGATGTATATAAGCGACCTATACATTGCACTGACTTGAAACGCGATATCGTCTACATCAAAGATAAAGACAAATGGGAGAAAGACGATGATAAGAAGATAATCAAAAAAACAATACATAATGTTGCGACACGACAGCGAACCAAAATATCCGAATGGGTTGATTTGCATCCTGACTGGTTTGATGACGAAAAACTTCAATATGAATATTTGACACTGCTTAATAAAATAACAGAACCTATTGAATGTGATGATAAACTAGAAAAAAAAGTAATTAAAAATATTACAAAACAAGTTCAAATCACAGATATTAAGAATAAGGAATGAATATAGACTTTACATGAGTAGAATTTAAGTAATAACTAAATTTTGGTTACATTTAGTTATTACTTAGGATAATATATGAGGGTTTGTAAGTATGTTTACATTTGTGTTTTTTTGATAGTATAAAAATATAATGTATGAGTAAATAGTTATTAAATATACTGCTTTTTAATTTATATAATGGTTCTTCTTTTTCTTGTTTATTTTACTTTAGCAGTTATGATAGTTTTAGTTACAATCAGATTAACTTTTCTATAAGTATTCAACCTGACCTTAAAGAAAAAAATAAAAATGAAAATAATAAAAATGAAAATAATAAAAATGAAAATAATAAAAATGAAAATAATAAAAATGAAAAAATAAATAGTTCAGAGTTAGTAGAAATTGAAGATAATTGGAAATTTTGTTTTGATTCACTTAAAAATGTATCAAGGTCATTTAATATTGTAATTAAACAACTAGATGATGAAACTATGAAAGTTGTTTGTATTTTTTATTTAGTTTTGCGAGGACTAGATACTATAGAAGATGATATGAGTATTCCCGTTCAAGATAAAAAACAAATGTTGTTAAATTTTCATAATGAAATTGAAAATGAAAACTACTCTGTAGAATACGGCGATAAACCAGAATACCGAAATTTGATGAAGAATTTCTATAGAGTAAATCGAACGTATAAACAACTTCATTATAATTATCGTGATGTTATTAAAAATATTACAAAAGATATGGCAAAAGGTATGGTCGAATTTTTAGATAAAACATCCATAAATACAACCGAAGAATATGACTCTTATTGTCACTATGTTGCGGGATTGGTGGGTATAGGATTGTCACAAATATTTACACTTAGTGGTTTAGAGTTTAATGACCTCACTAAAAATGAGACATTATCAAATTCTATGGGACTATTCCTTCAAAAAACAAATATTATACGTGACGTTAAAGAAGACTATGACGAAAAACGTTACTGGTGGCCAAAAGATATCGTTAGTAAACATTTTTTAAACATGGATGATATTTTTGGTAAAATAAAAGATTCAAAAGAAGCTGAAGAATTTGTGTTTACAAATAAACATGCTGACCTATTGAATGAAATGATTATGAATGCATTGCAACATATACCTGATAGTATTGAATACTTGTCTCTTATTAAAAATAATAGCAACTTCAAGTTTTGCGCAATTCCACAAGTAGTGGCAGTCCATACACTCGCAACCCTTTTTCACAATCCAAATGTTTTTAATAAAACAGAAAAACTGAATAAAACAATACTTGCACAAATATTTATGGATACGAGCGACATCAACTCCGTATTGAAATTATACATTAACGCAGTTGAAAAAATAGAGAAAAAAATTTCAGATAATGAATCACTATATCAGTCACAAAGTAGTAAACAACTACATATGTACAAGGATGAGATGGATAAAATTAAAGCATTTATTATGAAATATATTATTGAACATTCGAAAAAACCGGTAACAAATATTAATTTTACAAAAGTCAAAAAATCCTTAATAACTATACTTATAACTTTGTTTCAGAAAAATATTTTATACCCATTGAGCAACATGTAGTAGTATTAATAATATTAAGCAGGTCCTCTTACATTTGGTGGCGGATTTTCATGTTTAAAAAACATATATTTTGTTGATACGCCTATTTTTGCATTATTTTTTTTTATTGCTTCTAAATGAAACTTGCGGTGTTCGCAGTCATCTTTAAAATGATTGTAAATATTGGATTTTGTAGTAGATATTAATTTATGAATAATATCTTTAGGAAAAAAGTCTAGTTGAATATCTGAACTATATGAACAATTCAAAAACTTACTTATTTTATATATCCCAAATCCATTGAACGCTGAATAGACCGGTATTAGTTCATTTGGATAGTTTGTTCTATAAAATTGTAAAATACCATTAAATGTCTTTTTCATTTGGTCATTTACTTTGAAACTATCGCTGATATGATAAAAACTATAAATATAGGGGTCGAATGATAATGCCCACCAATCATAGTATCCAGCTTCTCGGTCAAATGTTATTGCATCATAGTTGGAGAAGTAACTATTTTCGGTTATTTCATCATTACTAGGATGCATAATGTCTTGCATAAGTTTAACATTGATTGGACCAATACATGAGTAATCATTTGTGTCCATCATGATGAAATAGTCATAGTTACTATATCGCTTTCGTATTATATCAAGAAGTATATTTCTACAATTTGCGATATTTTCGCTTTTACTATTTGGGTTTTTTTTGGTAGTATTTACTACGATATTCAGTTGAATTCTTTCATTCGCTGGTTTATCTTCATTTTGTTTCTTAAAATCTTCTAAAATTTTATATGAACTATCCTTGGAAACATCGTATACTACATTTATTACCATTCTATGAAAAATATGGCGAATCGCTTCCATATTTTTTAAACAATATGGAAGACCAACTTCGTTGTTATAAACACAAAAACATACTACAATAGATATATTATTTGTTTTTTCTATACTTGTTTGCATGTCTATACTATTTAAAATTTATTGTTAAAATAATATGAATATTATTTATTATATAATATAATATAGTATATACTGAAAAATAACACAAAGTAACGTAAAGTAACACAAAATAATAACATATTAGCATGGAAACAAAAGAACAATTAGTTGCTCAAATTAAGGGATGGATGGCAAATGACAATGAGTTACTTGAACTGCAACGTAAAGTTAAAGAGTTAAAAGAAAAACGTAAAACATATGCTGACAATTTAGTAGAAATTATGCGCAAAAATGAAATTGATTGTTTTGATGTGAATGGTGGTAAACTTATTTATACAAAGACAAAAGTGAAGGCAACTTTGAATAAAACTACACTTGTAAATGCACTTGTAAAATATTTTAAAGATGATGATGAACAGGCAAAAGAGTTATCTAAATTTTTATTAGACTCACGTGAAGAAAAAGTAAAAGAAACAATCCGAAGAAAAATAAATAAAGACTGATATAGTATTTAAAAAATATAATAATAATATAGTAAACGTATATTCTTGCTATATTATTATTACAAGTATACCATGCTTCCAACATCAAATACGCGACTATATTTAAATGCAAATCAAAATGCAAACATAAATCAAATAATAACAAGAGAAAAGGCTTTATCTATGTCAAAAACTATGTCAAAATTTTATAAAAAACCAAAGACTAATACAGAAGCTAGGCAGGAATATAGTGAATATATTACTCAACCTTCGCCTCCAAAAAATGAAGTTGATATGAAAAACGAAAAGTATAAAAAAGTTATAAATAGTAAAAAAGATAAAAATATTATAAATAAAAAAGAAAAATTATCGGATAGTGAAAACACAGAAGAATTTAACTACATTGGAGACAAAGATGACCTTAAAAATTTAGACCATATATTTAGAGAAACTACGGGATATGAAATAGGCGAAGACGATAAGAATATCGATAGCAATAGTGATAGTGACGACTGGGTGGACACTTATGAACATGAGAAACGAGAGAAACGAGAGAATCAAAATAAATATGAAAAACACCCCAAAGTATTATATCCATTCTCTCATAAAAACTCTTCACACTTTTCTCAAAATTATAAAGATGATGATGGGAGTGACATACTTGTAGAGTTTATTATTTATAGAGTAAACAACTATGCATATAACCCATTTCTTGAATTTATGTTATATAAAACAAATAATACTTTTTATTTACCAAACTTAATGTGCAATCCTACTAGTCAGTCAAAAAATATAAATAGTAATAGTAGCGATAGTGGGAGTGGTATTGGAAGTGGTATTGATAGCGATATCGACAATGACAATGAAAATATATACGATAAAGTGGTTTCAACTCTTGATAGTATATTTCCTAGTCGAAACTATAAAATAAAAGGTAAGCTTATTCCTTCAAAAAATATGAATATAGTAGATGATACATACTTGGGTGAACGATATATACTATTTATAGAATGTTATAGTTTTTTTAATAAAACAGATAATGAAGAAATAGATGAAGAAACAGAAGATGAAGAAACAGACAACACAACATTTACACCATATATACCCGAAAATACAAAACTATGGTGGGTAACGATAAATGAAATATTTAACCATAAAAAGGTTTTATTTTTTCCAGTTCATGACAGCGTTGTTAGTCTATTTTACTCTTATCCTGAAATCATGAATATATTTATGAAGGGGAGGTTGCTTGAAATTCCTATTGTAGTTTATAATGGAAATAACGACAAATATACAAAATATAACGCTATTTTTTCATTAAAAAAATCATCACAATTTTCACGTTATGGACCATTTTACTATTTTACAGATTTACATTCTTCCTTTAAATATGCTTGTTATGACGTAGAAAATGATATGCGTAAGTTTGAAAAAGGAGGACTACTACGAACAATTTTGTTCCCCAAAAAAATTAAAATGTTTTTAGAACGCGACAAAATAGATGACTCTAATATGGCGCATCACTTGTTTGAGAAGTATCCTGAAAAAATAAATACAGGTCAATTTAGAGATAATGATAATAAATGGGTTAAAAATTATAATACTGCATATAATGGTGAGTATATGATTGACTATGACAGATACCAACTAGAAGACGACAACTTAAATGAAGACGAGAAAGACGAAAAAGTAATAAATACAAAAAATAAAAGTAAAAAACCTTTCCCTGTTATGTTTTGTATAAGTGAATATAACCAACAACAAGTATTATCATACCACTATGTAAATACTAAAAATATTCCAGATGAATATAACTATAAATTTAAAGACTATAAATTATTGTAATAGTTCTCATAATTTTTATTATAATAAGTATATAGTATAACAATTAATATAGTCATAAAAATATTATAAAATGGGAAGTAACACACAAAGTAAAATTGCAAGTTGGAAAATGTGGATTATTCTAATACTCGTATTAGCATTTTTAAACCCAGCAATTACTGCAATTTTAGTATTTTTAGGAGTTGATAAAAGTGACTTTGAAAGTTATTTAATTTGGGGGAATGGGTTAATTTTATTTTGGTTTATACTTAATAACGAAAGGTCAAATTCCCTTTTAGATAGAAGTAACTCATATTCATAAAGTAAATTTATTAATATAATATATGAATTAAAGTGGTAATATAATGAGACATTTAATGAAGAAAGTATTAGTTTTTGTTCACTTAAGTTTAGTTTTAATATTTATTATTGGACCATTTTTACCAGGTAAGTATTTACTATACTACTTACTTCTATGGCCTCTAGTATACATTCATTGGTATTTTAATGACAATAGGTGTATGTTAACAGAATTAGAGTATAGTATTGATAATGATTTTTTTGGTAGTTTAAACGAGTATAGTTTTTTTAGTAAAGATAGTATTTTTAGTGCTTTAAGAAAAATTAATATTTTTTTCAATAATGAAGATTCTTTTAACATCTCACTAGACAAAATACGCACAACATTGTGGATAATTGCGTTTATTCGCGCAGTAATATATTATCGTAAAGATATTGTAAAATGGTTTTCAAAAATTATAAAACATTTTATTTTTAGATTTTTATGTGACTCTTGTAAGGCATGACTTACAAAATAAAATTAAAAATATAAAATAATATATATAGATTACTATATGATTACATCTATATTGGTAGCTAATGTTATAAGAATAATTCACTATATACTAATGCTTAGTTTGTTATTTGGTATTTTTTTACCTAGTAAGTATTTAATATATTATATATTTTTATGGCCCGCAGTATACCTTCATTGGTATTTTAATGGTAACCGGTGTATGTTAACAGAATTAGAGTCAAATTTTGACCAAAAATTTATTAGTGTAAATAACCACGAAGAGGTGCGTCACCATAAATATGTAGAAATTTTTGAAAATTTAAAAAAAATTAATATTTACTTTGATAATATGGACTCATTTACATCGTATTTTTATAATGTAGTAATAGTATTATGGATTGTTGGTATAGTTCGTCTTTTACACTACTACAAAAAAAATATATTCTATATATGGACCATCGTTAAAAAACCTTTGACTAGGCGATTAGTAAATGATAAATATAAATGACATGAGAAACGAGAGAAACGAGAGAAATGAGAGAAACGAGAGAAACGAGAGAAACGAGAGAAACCATAAAATAATATAAAATACAGAATAATTAAAAATAGTTAGTTTTTAATAATTCATATATATATAGAGTAAGCAATCCAAATATGGCAGATAAAGTAGAAAAAGTAGAGAGAGTAGATAAAGATAAAATAGACTATAATACGGATTTAGAATATTTGCTTAAAATTCATGCGGAAGAATGTGAATCATTTTCAATTTTACACAGATACTCGTATGAAAAATACAACGAAAGGTCAAATTACATAAATATACCCGTTATTATACTATCTAGTGCAATTGGGTTCGCAACTGGTATTGATATTGGTTATGACCGAATGAATATTATTTTAGGTGTAAGCAGTATTTTTGTAGGAATTATTAAGTCGATTGATACCTATTTTCAGCTTGGTAAAAGGTCTGAAGCGCATCGGTTATGTTCACTACAATTTCAACAAATAAATAAGAAAGTGATGATTGAATTGTCACTTAAACGTGAACAACGTATTTCTGCAAAAGATATGCTTCAAATCATAAAAACAGATATAAAAAACTTGCAAGACATTGCACCTCTGATTGACGAAGATATTATTACTTTGTTTAAAAAAAACTACGGAGAAGTAGACTTAGTTACTGGTAAAATATTTTTTAAAGCACATACGCCGAATTTGTGTAATGGGCTTACAGAAGTTGTAGTAAACGGAGATAAAATAGTAAATCTAGATAATAATAGCATCGATGGCTCTGGTAAACGCAGAAGAAGAAGTTCACGAGAAAGAAGACGTAGTCGCGGGTCATCTCCTGATTCTTATGGAAGTCGCGGAGACAGCGGTGATGATAATAACGACGGAAGAGGTGGCGGTGGAGTAACAAATCATATCCATGGTTCTCGTGGAAGCGGTGGAAACTCGCGACAGGGACATGGGCACGATAATGACCAACATAGTCGTCGTCATCATAGTCACCCACAAGATGGTAATGTTTCAAGTGCAAGTAATAGTTCTGGGTTTATGAGTTCTGTTTCTAATTTCATTAAAGGAGGTGTAAATTTAATAACTGGAAACCGGTCTAGACCACCTAGTGCAAACTCTACACCTAAAGTTGAATCACAAGATGAGTATCGCGAACGAAGAAGACGAAATAAAGAAAGTAACACTACTTTAAATGTTTCAGATGTTGCCGGTGTTGCTGGAGCTGCCAGTGCTGCCGGTATTTCTGTCGCATCTAATATAATAGCTAACCCTATTTCTCTTGAAAATATAGTAAAAAAAGAAATTACAAATGAAATTGTTGAACTAACGGATGCAGTTTCATATAGTGGACAACAAGTTGGGAATAGTAGTAACAGACAAATTTTGACTACTTTATCTACACCTTTATCAAGAAATACACCAATGCTTCAAATGAATAATATTATTCAACCAGGCATATCTATTCAACGTCCCGAACCTCATCAGGTAAACATTGAGCAACTACAATTGCAACAATTGCAACAACTACAACAACTGCAGCAACTACAGCAACTACAACAACTTCAAAATCTGCAACAACAACCAAATTCAAAACGACAAACACCAGTATATGTAGCTGCTTCACCTACATCATATACTCCACAAAATACTGATAAAGTTCTTAATGCAGTTTCTGCAAGTCTTGTTTATGCAGCATCACCATCATTATCACCAACCGGAAATATATCTCAAAATATTACACCCGCAGCATCAAAACCTGCATCTGTGAAAGGTGATAATGAACAACCACCTGTAATATCATTAAGTCCAAGTAATATTAATACAGAAAACACAGAAAATACTTCCGACAATGTTGTTATAAATATTATACCATTAACACAAGATAATTTAGCTATGCATGAAAATTCAATACTTGAACAACTACAATCGCATCAACCATTAGTATTACCACAGGTCCTACCACAGGTAATCCCAGATGGAGTTCCACATGAAACATCCATACCAGTAATACCAAAGCTTGTATTTGATGCACTTGACCCTGATGGCATGATGTAAGAGTCGTGGGGCAAACCCATATTGTTTTAATATAATATATATAAAATTGAAATAAAGATAATCCAATAATATTATATTAAGAACGCCTAACTATATCCACCACCCCCAAAATGGAACGACGCTTGAACCAACGAATTGAAGACTACTTGATTGAATTTAAGAATCAGATTGCAGGACGTATACAAACGATAGTTCAAGGTATCGAGGAAACAGGAGGAGGAGGTGCAGGGGCAGGACTAGGAAATAACTTTATGATGAATGATGTAAAATTAAAATGCAACTCACTTGCTGCATTTGTCTACAACTATGAAAAAATCAAAGTAGGTAAGGATGACTTTATGAAACGCAAACGTGTGAAAAGTATTGTTCCTATATACGATAGATGCTGCGCAAAAAGAGCTAGTGGCGAACAATGCACGCGACGCAAAAAAGAGGGCGAATCATACTGCGGAACTCATATCAAGGGAACACCACATAGCGTTATGGAAGAAAATGTCGCAGAACCATCTACGCCCAAAAATGTCAAAGTCGATATTTGGGCACAAGACATCAAGGGAATTATTTACTATATTGACAAAGTTGGTAATGTTTATGATACCGAAGACATCATGAAAATTGACAAGTATCCGAAACGAATCATCGCAAAGTATGCACAGGATGCAAAGGGAAACTATAGTATTCCGTCAATATTTGGTGGTAGTAGTATTACTGCTTAAGCAACTATAACATATTACATAGTTACTTAAATATATTTTTATACATTTAAGTAAACGAAATAAACAAATAATCAAAAATAATGTTACGCTCATCATATGATGCAACGAATGCAAATATAAAAGTAAAGATTAATGGTGCATGGCAACCTGCAAGTCCACGACTACGTGACATTTATATTGGTTACAAGTCTATGCCAACTCATACGAATAATCTTATATACTCTAAAAATGGAATAACTATTTTTCGAACAGAAAATGACCCGTATATGCCAACATTCTATCGTTGGGATGGTCAGCCAGATACAGAGACAGAAGAACAAATATTGGAACGAAATGGGAATGACTATATTTTTCCTGAAAATGACACTGAACGTTACCCTGAAGTGACTCCTGCACCTATACCAATTATTGATTTTAATGATATTTATGTTTTTTTAGTAGACGGCGTAACTGGTCCGGGAAGTCGTAATGGCGCAGGGTGGGTCAAGGCGCGTAATTACCAAGCATGGGCATTTATTGATTTTATTTATGATACACAACCTCGCAAATGTTATGCATCACCTTATTCTACATATTTGGCGTTCCCAGCAGGTTTTGATAACAGGAATGTTGTAACTATTGATATTGAAGGGCTTGCTCCAAATATTATTTTCTCGATTTCACGTAATGAAAACAATAGTGTATACTATGAAAGAAATGATGCAAGTCGTTCTCGTGTTCGAATATGTGATAATGAACGCGCAAGAACTGGTTTTTTGGGATTTTATACACGCTTGACAATGGACGTAGGTGTAGTTATAACACCTCCACCATACGCATATGCTCCTGGAAATGCTAATTCAAACATGAGTGGTGGGAGCGGAAGCGGACTTGTATGCATTGGGAATCAACCACCCATGATTGATTTGACAGATGATGAAGAACATCAATGTATCATGTGTTATGAAAATAAAAAGAATGTGCAGTTTATGCCATGCAACCATGTAATATCTTGCTATCGATGTGTGCTACAAATGAATAAATCTGAGTGTCCTGTATGTAAATCAGCCATTCATAGAATTCAACACGCGAATAGTGCGTAAATTTTATATTGTGTTGTATTTTATTAAATTTTATAAATAAAACTATGTAACATAATTTTATTTATATAGAACTATGTCTATTTTTTCTTGCTTAGGAATGCTAAACAACGACTAAAACATCCAACTGCTACTTGTGATGCAACTTCTTGCACTTTATTCAAGTCAATGTTTCCTTTTGACGCATCCACGACCAATTTAATCGTGTCGTCAAAAATCGGCGAGTAAAGCATGTTCAAAATTTCAACTTTCATTTCACTGCTGATTGTAGTTGAATCTGCACAATCTGTAACTATCTTTGCTATCATTCGAACTACAAAGTCTTTCTTATTCTTTCCACTCTCTTTTGTTTGTTCGACAATTACCATCGCAATTCGAAGCATCCGCATAATTGTGTCCATGGAAATTACAATATTTTGACTCTTGATTTGTTTCTCAAACTCTTCATAACAATACTTGAAATCTTTTACTACTTCCAAAACTATAGTCACTTTTTTTTGTTCTTCAATTAGTTTTGCATTTGGTTCAGTTTTAGTTTCCGTTTCAGCTTCTGATGATGTTGGCGATGAGGGTGACTCTTTTTGAATTTCTGGTTCTTTTATTTGTTGAAGCTCTATACTCGTCGAAATAGTAGACTGAACTGCGGTTTTTGGTATTTCTTCTAAATCTGGAAGAACGAGCATAAGTTGACTTGCAACATTTTCACATACTTGATTTGTATTTGGTTGTGTTGGCGAAGATACAGGTGACATCGTGACTACAACGGGGGATTCGGCTCCAGTTTCAGACATTTTCAGGCAAAAAAAACAAAATAACCAATGAGTGATTTAATATATTATATAAACAAAAGTTTATATTGGTTTCGTATTAATTATATATTTTTATTAGAATACGAATTAAAAAAATGTAATTTTTTCAATCGTCCTTTTTCGTTTTACTTACCTCTTTACTTACTTACTTACTTAAAACGGCGTAGTTGTAGTGCGTGTTACGGCATTGCTGCGCGGCTGGGATGGCGCAGAAAGCATGCGCCCAATTCTTGCACACCCTGGCGACGCATGGCTCGAAAATGTGTCATCGCCGCCACATGAATCCATGAAATCGTTTCTGCATCCATAATACCCACCATCATCTTCTTCTTCACCATAGTTATATTGTGTATTTCCACGCACCTTGAACTTTCTCATTCCGATTATTGCGTCGCGTGTCATGACTCTCAAATTTGAACCAATTCCGCGCGACGATGGCGTCAAATCGCTCAACATTTTTTCCTGGGTTTCGCTCAACACATTGTCATCAACTGGAGAATTTACACCCATTGGCGTTGTAGGTTCTTGTTGTTGTTCTGATGTGGATGTGGATGTTGGTGCTGCGGATGCATGTGTATCGTTGTCGACACACCCAACATATGCCGAACGAGCACGACTGACCGGAGTGCATACAGGGGCAGCAGAAGGAACATCGTCGTCAAGAGGCGGCATCATCATGGATGCCAAGTTTCCGGGTGTAAATGATGCAGTGCGTCCGCGTGTCCTTGATAATGCCGGAACTTCATCTTCTGCAATCGGCGTTGACTGGATGATTTCGCACTGCAAAGGTGTGATGTCATTGATAGTGACTGCGCGCTGCTGGATTTGCGATGCTTGTCTTGCAGTAATGTATCTTTCGCCAATACTTGAAACCGCGAGCCCGTTGATGCATACAAACAAGTCGTCAGCAAGTTGGACGATAAATGGGTCTTCAGTGAGATTGTTGTCGGCGGCATATTTGAGAAACTTTTCCTGGAATGCAGTGATTTCATCGATGAGTCGCGTTTTTGTGTCAACTTGGTCCTGGTATGTCATGCGACGCATCGTTTTGAAGAACTGAATCGACTTGTCAATCGTTGTAATCGTGTCTAGACGCCATAGCTCCTTTTCGACTTCGGCATCTTTCGTCTCCTGAGTATCTGCGGATGCGTAGTTCATCGGTGTGACAATTTCACATGAAGTATCCTGAGGCGCTTCGATGGAAGTGTATGTGAATTTGCATGCAAGGTCGTCGTGCTGCCATGGTGCGCGGATGTAGTAGGTGCGCGACGAATCATACGCAAAATCACCAAGACAGATTTCGTTCTTCCATTGCATCGTCTCGAAATCGTAGACCTCAGCGTGGGGCGTTGAGATGGACACTTTGGTAAATGCAGCATTGACAGATGACCAGAGAATCTCGCCGAAAATGCAACCCGTCTTCTCAATATCGTCGATGAACCACTGGCGCGAATTGGGGAAATGCGAGCAGAGCGACTGAAGCGTGGCAGAGTCGTGGTCAGTGCCGTATCCAATCATGATTTGTGTGGGCTGCACTGCAGATGCGTTGAGAATGCTGGCGAGATGGGGGATACTCTTGTTGCCTTCATTGTTGTCGCCATCGGTGAGGAAAACATGCATACGCTGGACACAATGTTCAGGGATATCGTCGGAGGGTGAAATGTGCTGCGATTCGTTTGAAATCAGGTGTGCCATCTCCTTGAAACATTTCTCGAAATTGGTGCCATTCAGAGGCGAAATGAGTGAAATGATTCGAAGAATTTCGTCTTTGGACTCAGGGGTGACACGCTTGGGATGGAGAACACATGTAGCGGTGGAATGGAACTTGACAAGGGCGAGGTAAAATTCGACATGGGAAAACTCTTCTTGCTGAGAAATAATCGTGTCGACCATATTGTTCAATGTTGCATGGACGAAATGCATCTTGGTGTTTTGTTGTTGCTGGGATTGCTGGTAACGCGATGCACATTCATTCATAGAACCGGAACAATCGATGGAAGCATACATGATGACGCGGATTTTTTGCCTGGATTGGGGAGTGTCAGTAAACGGGGGAATATTAATCTGGATAATGCCGCGGTTGAATGAAGCCACATCCGCGGCAGTAACATCGGCTTCGGTGCTTGAAGCGGGTCTCTGATTAGTGGAAAACTTGATGGAAGTTTGCATATTGCTTGATTTTTGCTTGATTAACGGATACGAGTAGTGTAACGTTTGGGTTGTCTATATTGCATTATAATAAGAATTATGCCTTCAATTTTCCGGTGTGTATTGATTGAGATATAGGTGGTAATAATATAAAGCACGAATAGCGTGACGACTTTATATTATTTTTATTGAATCAGTGTGAAATAAGGTGCGTCACTTGACACGCTGAGTATGACTACGACTTTTGACCTTAGCTTTGGATGAAGAAGAAGCTTTAAAACTGGAATTGTGTTTTGATTTGGATGCGGCGTGGTTTGTGATGGTAGTGTTATGCGTGGGTTTAGAACCACCGACACTTGAGGAAGAACCGGTAAATTGCGATGTTTTAAATAAAGTATCTATTTCTTTTAAAAGGGTATTAGCTGATTCAAAATAACCTTTATTATCCAAATCGGAATTAAATGTTTTACTTTTTTTATAGTCACAAGTTTGAGTTAAACTATAATAATATCTGTTTTTTGCAGAGAAGTCGGGTTGATATAAATCACTATATTCATCATATGTTATATTTGTTAAATTACAATCAGTTGCAGTTATAAAATTTAGTTTATTTAAATTATTTTTTATATTTTTTATAAAAATATCTATTACTTGTTTTTTTTGGATTGTATCTAAAGATATAATTTTAGATTGTATACTACCATATATATTTTTTTTATCATAAAAACCATTTTCATCATTCAAATAATACTCATCATTTAAACCAATTGTTATTTGTGTATTTTTGGTCGATCTATTAGATGGTAAGTTAGATAAGTAGTTCATAATTCTTAATTGATTATCGATAACGAAAAAACTTGAGTCTTTTGCTAACTCCGATGTAACTTCTTTATAAAATAATTTCCATTTGTTATTTATTTGATTTTTTTTAATTTCATTCGCATAAGAATCAATATCTATTTCATCTATTGTACTACCACCTTCTACAACTTTAGTTTTATATAACCTTGCTAACTTAGCAAATATATCCATGTTAGTTGTTGGTTGTGCATAAATAGGGAATACATATAAGTTTTTAACTGCTTTTGTAACATTTATTTCATAATTTATTAATTTATCTAAAGTCGTGGGATCATTATTATTTGTAATGTTATTTTGTTGAATAGAATTAATTCTAAAAAAAGAATCTTTATCTGTATTTAAAGTTTCTCTTTTATAACAAATCCAATGCCCTCTACCAAGATTAACTAAATATCCTAAATATTTTTTATCTTTTGCTGTTTGTTTTAATTCATTAATTTTTTGTTCAATACTATTAATATAGTTCTCTTCATTATTGGCACTGGATCCATTATATTTAGTATTACTATTATAAGAAAAATTATAATCATCAACAGCATTATATCCTAATACATTCAACACACGTAACAAAACTTGATATGAATATTCTTCATAATCAGGGCATTCATTATTTTTTTCATCTTTTTCTCTTTCTTCTTTATTACCTACTTTATCATTAAAAATATCATAGTATGTTTTATTCAAATTACATATAGAACCCATATCTATACTACTATCTGGTCTACGTTCTTTTAAATTAAAAAGTTTTGCGGTATTCGAAGGGTCACCCTTAACTAATAAGTCTTTGTTTCCAAAAAAATTAGATAAAGCAGCTCTACCACAATTTAATGAATTTTGTATTACAACAAGAGTAAATCCACCTTTAGAACCATCGTACTTAATTTCTACAGGATTATAATTATGGGTAGTGGTTGGTTTATTCGCTTCAACAAACTTATTTTTTTTTTCTAATTTATCACTTTCAATTTTTTCATCTAATGGTATAAGCTGTTCTGCTAATCTATATGCATCTTCGGATGCATAACCTGCTCCTCCAGTTTGACCTAATGCTGCACATTGTTGTTGTAACTCATCATATTTTTTTTTATCTTCTTCTGGAGTTGAAACCGGTTCTGGTTCTACCCCCATCGTCATCGTCGCATAATCCCACCGCGCCGGCACTTTCAACAAGAGTGAATTTTTTCTCAAATTTAAAAGCAATTTTGCTCTCAATTTTTTATTACCATCATCACCTGCCAAATTCACGTCCAAATCATACGCTGCTTGTATACTCTTGGAAGCTCCCAGGTAAAAGTCTTTGTCACCTTCATCTGTCGTAGTTTCAAACTCTTTAATCATAATATCAATTGCAGGGTCAGCAGAGTTGAGATTTTTTTTATCAGTTTCACTACCATTCAAGGGGTAAAGAAAATTTGGTAAAGTTAGTCCTAAAGATGAAAAATCCTCAGAGTCTTTGCTAAGTTTACCTTCAAGGTCGGTAAGAACATTGGCGAATTGTTTTTTTTCAACCGGTGGTGTTTTTTTTGATGATGCATCTTTTGGTGGTGACACTGGAGAGCCCACTGATATTGGGTCTGGGTTGCACACATTAACTATTTTCTGAACATTTTCATCCCATTTTGATGTTAAACACTTAAAATATTCACCAAGGTAAGTTCTAAATAAATTTGGTAATAAATTTTTGATGTTTCCTATACCACCACCAATAGCAAATGGAAAATCATTCGAAATATTAGTATAATCTTTATTAAAATCATTTTTATTAGTTTCAGTAAGTTTTGTTTTAATATCTTGATTACACCATCCTAAAATAATACTACCTTCTAATTTTAAAAATTTTTCAGCTGCTGCAATGCATTGTTGATTATCACCCGTGGAGTTTTCAACAAGGTCAGACGTACCCCCACTACTTGCCATAGTCGAAAACGGAATAATTCTAAATGCTTTTTTGAAATCACTATCAGTCGTTAATTTGGATAAATTATCTAAAACTGCTCCTTGATTTGCTGCACTAAGAAATATAGTTTTACTAATTTCTTTTTCATCATTACTTGAAAAAATATCATTATCATTTTTTTTATAATTCTCAAATATTTGCGTCGTTTGGCCTTGATTTGCAGAATATGTCAGACCAATATGTTTGTAACCTTTGGTCATTAAACATTTCACGACGTTAACTATTTTTTGTGCTTGTTGATCGGAATGTAGACCTGGTTCTTCTTGTTGTCCTTTAACAACTTTAGGTTTATAAGTCATAAAAAATTGTGCAACTTTTCCTGATGTGACTTGGTCACTACTCTCTGCCGGACTCTCACTATCCACATCCTCATCACTATCCACGCCACCCCCTCCTCCACCTCCTGAAAGTTCGGCAATGATTTTAGATAATGGTTCTACGGAAGTGTCACCAGCATTAGTATGATTAAGATTCATATTTTTATTTGCATCATCACACGAATTGCATACAAATGGCAGTAAAATAATAGGGTCGGTAGGTCCACTTTTTGGAAAAATATTATTATCATCGTATCCATTTTCATATGTTTCACCGGATGATTTTTTACTTTTAACAAAATTTCTACTAAATTCCACCAATTTATGGCAATTTTCTGCTAGTTCTTGTAATGTAGTAGTCGGGGATTTTCCATCACCACAAATTTTAAGTTTTAAATGATAGTTTCCTGCACTATCTTTTAATACCGCTGATGTAGTTTTACCTGAACCATCTTTTGTTGTTTTTGTAGAATCAGAAACAAAATAAGCACATACTTTTTTGTTTAACTCGTTAGAACTAGTTCCTTTTAAACATTCATTCATAAGATCTTTAACAAAATCATCATATTTTGTCGAAACCACTTCACATGACGCAGCAGCAGCAGCAGCAGGATCACCATCACTTTTCCATGGATAATAATTAACATTAGGAACATCATCGCCAGGTTTATATAAATACCATTTTGCATCAACATTCGAATCAAAAGTAAGTTTTAGTTTACCATCTTTACTATATATTATGTCTTCGAATGATTGTTCTATCCCATTTTTAGCTTCCGGTGGTGGAAACCCGTAACATACATCAAGACCTTTAAATTTTTCGTCTGTTTTTTGTTTGTCAGAACCATCCGGTTTTTTAATACCATCAACGCCAATACCGAATGGAACCAATACATAAACGTTTTCGGGTAAAGTAAAAGTATTTTTACCGGAATTTACTTTCCCTCCATGACCATTAAATGAAAGAATATTATTAACACTAAGTGTAGAAGTAGAACTCATAAAAAAGAGAGTGGTAGTGTATATAGAGAGTGGAGAAAAAATAGAAAAGAAGTGTGCGTAAAAGTGTGAGAAGTGTGAGAAGTGTGAAAAGGCTAAAGTGGCGTGGGGTGTAGGCAAGCGAGGGTGCCGTAGGCCGGGGGGGTAACGGGTGGCGTAGCCCCCTGTATGAAAAGGCTAAAGTGGCGTAGGCAGTAGGCAAGCGAGGAAGCCGTAGGCGGGGGTTTACGGGGGTTTACCCCCGTGCAGAGCCCCGAGTAAAGAGGTAAAAAATTGCTAAAAAAGGGAAAGGGTGAAATTAAGTAAAAATGTAAAAAGGGTGAAATTTACTAAAAAGGACGAAAAAGGTGAAAAATAGTAAAAAGGACGAAAAAGGTGAAACGGACGTGCCGTAGGCCGGGGGGCCCACGGGGGGCAGAGCCCCCTGTAAAGGGTGAAAAATAGTAAAAAGGACGAAAAAGGTGAAACGGACGTGCCGTAGGCTCTGAGGCAACCCTCGATGCCGTAGGCCGGGGGGCCCACGGGGGGCAGAGCCCCCTGTCAGGCAACCCTAAAATGCCGTAGGCGGGGGTTTACGGGGGGGTAACCCCCGTGCGGAACCCCCCGTCAAGAACCCCCAAAAAGGGCGAAAATGGCGGGTAAGTGGCGTAAAAAATTGAAAAGGCGGACGCCTCCTAGCGGCCTCCTAGCGGCCTCCTAGCGACCCAGTGTCACGTGACCTCTGGATGACCCCCCTTCCTGGATGACCCCTCCCTTGGTGCCGTAGGCTCTCACGTGACCCTCGATGCCGTAGGCCAGGGGGCTAACGGGGGACAGAGTCCCCTGTGGGGGGCCCACGGGGGACAGAGTCCCCTGTCCCAGAAAATTGAAATGGTTTGAAATGAGAAGTTGAGCAGCAGTGAATCGAGAGATAGATAGAATGTGCTTGAAAGGGTGTGGATGCCTGAGAAACGAGAAAGGCGAACTGGGTAAACGTCTAAAGGAGATATGGGATGAAGTGAAGGAGGTATTTGAAGCGAAAGACTGGGAAGAAGTGAAAGACGAGGTGAGTGACGTGATGTTTGGAGTGGGAAGATTGATGGGGTATATGGTTGGTCGAGTGTATGTGTCAGTGTGGTATGACGGGAGACATGTGAAGAAAATTGAAAAGAGGTTTGAAGAGTATGGATGCGTGAGAAGCAAGAGGAATCTGGTTGGCGGGAAATGTCCATCGGAGTAGGGGAAATAGAAACCCCGAAGTCACGTGACCTTTTTTTGTGTCACATGTCAAAAGAGGTCACGTGACCAATATTGCCGTAGGCCGGGGGCTGTGCCCCCCACAGAATTCGCGTTTTTTCAATTTTCTCAGATTCGCCAGAAAATTGAAATGTTTTTTGAGGAGAAGTTGGAATGCAGCGAACAAGCAAAGTATCAAATCAATTACAATCGAATGGCCCAGACTCAAATGAACTCCGTGATTCTCTCTGCCAACCCCATCGTGGAAAAGTGCCTCGCGAGAATGGCGAACGACGTGACTGAAAAAGTGCGCGACAAACTCATCGACATCGTCATCGCCGTTCTTGCACGCGAGTGCGAGGATTTCGATGGCGAAGCCGTGCGCCGCCTCATCGTCACTGAACTCGAAATTACGCCTGTCACTTTCACGCTGGAGAAACGCGGAGCCGCAGTCAAGGAATCCAAGCCCAAGACCCTGAAGGAGAAGGAACCCAAGGAACCCAAGGTGAAAGCCCCCAAAGCGCCCAAAGCCGTGCTCACCGAGGAAGAACGCGAAGCCCGCAAGGCAGCCAAGAAAGCTGAACGTGATGCCGAAAAGGAAGCCGCCAAGGCTGCCAAGAAGGAGGAACGCGAAGCTGCCAAAGCAGCCAAGAAGGCCGAACGTGAAGCCGCGAAGGAAGCCAACAAGGACGTCGACAAGGAAGCCGCCAAGGCTGCCAAGAAAGCTGAACGCGAAGCTGCCAAAGCAGCCAAACAAGCTGAACGCGAAGCCGAGAAGGCTGCCAAGAAAGCTGAAAAAGACGCTGAAAGGGAGGCTCGCAAGGCCGCCAAAGAAGCTGAAAAGGAAGCTGCCAAGGCTGCCGCTCCGGCTCCCGCTCCGAAAGAGCAACGCATTCCCATCCCCTGGTGCGGAAAACGCATTGAGGGCCGCTGCGAAGCTCTGCGCGCCTACCACGGCCTGTTTGCTCAGTGCACTGCGGACGCCACCGAAACCAGCGCATTCTGCCCCTCTTGCGAGAAATCGGGCGCGAAATTCGGAACTTGCGCAATGCGTGCGGCGTGCGGTCTGTTTGACTACACCGACCCAAGCGGCAAGAAATGCGTCAGGCTCGCAAACGTCATCGACAAGTTCGGCTTCGGAAACCACGCGGTAGAAATGTTCCAAGTGGAGGCAGACAAATACGACATCACCATCCCCCACGAACACTTCGAGAAGGAGGTGAAGCAGCGCGGACGCCCCAAATCCAACTCCCCTCGCGTGCCCAGTGTTGCAACCACTGACAGCGGCGACGAGACCGAGACGGACGATGAGGAACACCAGCAGAAACGCAAGCAAGTGACCAAGGTTGCCGCTGAGGCGCCGAAGAAACGTGGACGCCCCGCCAAGAACCCGAAGAGCGATGTCACCCCCAGTGACAAAGTGATTCAGGACCTTGTTGCCAGCGCAGCTGCGTTGTCCGTCACATCCGCGCCCTCCACTCCTGTTGCCGCTGCCAAGCCTCCCGCTGAAACACCAGCCGCTCCCAGGAAAGCCAAGGCCAGCCTGAAACCCAAGGTCGCACAGCGCAAGACACGCGTGATTGAGGACCAGACGTTCTGGGTTGACACGTTCAGCGGCGTGGAGATTCTCATCCGCCAGGAAGACAACGCGACCTTCGAGGCAGCCAACGGCGAACCCCTCGGATTCTGGGACGACGCAACCAAGACCATCATCGAGTGCGATGAGGAGGACGAGGAGTAAGGTAAGTGCACGCAAGCCCAAGCACAAGGTTTGGTGGTGAAGTAGCTGAAAACCACACTTTTTTTTCACAGGGGTAAACCCCTGTAAGACCCCCTGCCTACGGCATTAAGTGTCGCGTGCCTATGGCACTTTTTTCATCACCGGTTTCTTGATTTGTCACTCATTTCTCGATTTCCTATATATGGACGATTGGGCCGTAGGCTCCCGCACAAATCTCAAAGGCCGTAGGCCAGGGGGCCCTGGGGGACGGAGTCCACCACAAAATTGAAATGTTTTGCAATGGTATGTTGGAATGCAACGAACCGATAAACAAAGAGAGAAAGCAAAGCATGACATCAACTATAGCAACCACAGGAACCACAGGAACCACAGGAACCACAGCGACAACCCAGCGACCAGTCATCAAGCTGACGGAACTCGAGCGCACCGAAAAGAGCTCTGAGCATGAATTCGGTATCTGCAGCTCGTGTGATGCCGGCCTTGACAGCCAGGATGACTTTGTCTGTTCCGTCGTGGCGGATGATGTCAAGGTGAGATGCAACGCCTGCCACGACTACTACGCAGAGGAGGAAAGCCTCGCAACCATGTGTGGTTTAGTCAGCTACGACGAGTTCTCCTTCTGACCCATTTTGAGGTATGTGTATTGTGTGTATTTGAACTAACACCTTTTTTATGTGGGGCTTCGCCCCCCATTGACCCCCCAGCCTACGGCACTTTTTTTATAACCGGTTTCTTGATTTGTCACTCATTTCTTGACATGGGGCTTCGCCCCCCGTGAACCCCCCAATGCCTACGGCACAATCGGTTGTTTGAAAATTGAAATGCGGACGCGCCGTAGGCTCTCACACAAACCTCAAAGGCCGTAGGCCAGGGGGCTTACGGGGGACAGAGTCCCCTGTGCCGTAGGCTCGCACACCTCAAAGGCCGTAGGCGGGGCCCTGGGGGACAGAGTCCCCCGTAAAATTGAAATGTTTTTCGATGGTATAGTGGAACGCAGCGAACAAGCAAAAACAAAAACAAAGACAAAACAATGGCAGCAACATCAACTATGAGAATGACACAGGACAACCGCGCCAACGGCACTGAAACGTGGTCACACACCTCAGGAGCCAGAATGAGCGACGGCAGCTACTACACAGGAGACCTGGACAGATTCGGCAGACGTTCAGGCAAAGGCCTCTGGCGCAGCCCAATGACCATGTATGGTGCCTACATACCAGGCAAAGCAAAGAGCATGTTTCACTGGACCGAATACGAAGGCGAGTGGTGTAACGATTTGCCCAACGGACAAGGCACGATGCGCAACTGCTGCGGCGATGGCACCAATCAGGACGTCTACGAGGGCATGTGGCAAGACGGCAACCAGCAAGTAGAAGAATGAAAACACGAGAGAAACGAGAGAAACGAGAGAAATAATTCAAAAATCAATAATAGGTAAGTCATTCATGTTTGTTTGTGTATATGTTCTAACACTTTTTTTCACAGGGGTAAACACCCTGTAAGACCCCCGCCAACGGCATTAAGGGTCGCGTTCCTATGGCACTTTTTTATAACTCATTTCTCAATTTGTCACTCATTTCTTGATTTTCGATATATTGACTATTATGGTCTATGATAGTGGGGTCATCCAGAACACTATTGTGGGGTCATCCAGCTTTATGGTGGCATGGTCATCCAGCGAGGGGTCATCCAGAGACGAAATGCGGACGCGCCGTAGGCACTCACGCAACCCTCGGCGCCGTAGGCGGGGGCCTGGGGGCGAAGCCCCCCACAAAATTGAAATGTTTTGCGATGGTCTGGTGGAATGCAGCGCAAGCAAAAACCCAACAAAAAAATCAACTATGGCCACTATATCATCAAGCAACTACTGGAATGCAATGGCACTCGAAACTACGCCTTGTGCATTCCAACAAGAGAAGAAGAAATACGGATACGACGACTGCGGTGTCAAATGTCGCATCAACACGGGAAACATTGAGGACGACTGGCAACCCTGTCAACCCTGGTGCATGACATGCGGTTACCCACCACACATCTGCGACGAATACACCACTCGATGCACAGGAACAAAAATCGGACGCTGGTTCAACGAAGAAAAAGGTGAATGGATTGAAGCTGAAACTCTAACCACTGAAGAACAGGAAGAAGAAGACAGATGGAACCAATACAAGTTTGGTCTCTGCCCCATCTGCAATGTTGGACTGGACGACAGAGCAGATTTCACGTTCAACTACTCCAACGGAAGTGAACACGGCATCATGATGTGCTTTGACTGCGACGAAAAACTCAACGCATTTTAAGGCGAACAAAACAACAGGTAAACACAAGGTAAGTAATTCGCGCATGTGCTTATGATTCTAACACTTTTTTACGTGGGGCTGCGCCCCCCGTGAACCCCCCAGCCTACGGCATGAAGGTTCACAAAGCCTATGGCGCGTCCGCACTTCCATTTTTAAAACACTTTTTTTGCCGTAGGCTCTCAGCTAACCATTGGTGCCGTAGGCCGGGGGGCAAGTGGGGTCCACCCCCACAGAATTCGCGATTTCCAAGGTTTCACTATTCGCCCAGAAAATTGAAGCAAAAAGGAACGATAAATAGGAATGCATCAGTCAACACCAACAACTAATCCAATAGATGTTGACTGGTCACAAACACAACATGTTACCGGCATGGCGCAGAGGCAGCGCGCGGGACTCATAATCCCGAGGGCACAGGATCAAAACCTGTTGCCGGTATTTATCATCACATCGCAATGGTGCATCAAGGCACTGGAGCAAACCTAAACCGGGGTGGCGCAGAGGGAGCGCGCGGGACTCATAATCCCGAGGACGTTGGTTCGAACCCAACCTCCGGTATTGTCAAGCTGGACGTAAAACGGAGCGCATGTTGGCCGGTGTAGCTCAGTGGAAGAGCGCCTAAAACCCCGACTCCCATCACTTCGACCAGCAATGGTCCGACAGGGAGTCGGTTATCCGCTCATAACGGGGAGGTCGTAGGATCGAAACCTACCGCCGGCAAAAACCAAACTTTTTTTTCACGGGGAGTAAACTCCTCGTAAACCCCTGGCCTACGGCACTAAGCGTCGCGTGTCTAAGGCACTTTTTTCATCACTCATTTCTCAATTTGTCACTCATTTCTCGATTTCCTATATATGCCCATTTGGCGCCAAAATGGGGAGACGGATTTTCGGGGAAATATAAGCCCGAAGTCACGTGATTGCCCAGTGGCAGAGTGACACAGGAGACTTTGTCCCCCCACAAAATTGAAATGTTTTCCCTCCGACACTTCCACAAGCAGCCACAAGCAAAAAACAAACAAACACATCAACATGACGACTATCGATAATACCTGCAGGACTCCAATGACGCCATCAAGCGCTGAAGTCACCGCTTTGACGTCCGGCACTTGGCACTTAGGCTGGACCCATAACACTTGGACCCCAATCACAAACTTCGAACAACTATGGGCACTGGCCCAAACCACGCAAGCCCGCGCACTTTTGCTCGACACATACTTCCCGCTTGCATCAGAAACTCTCACGGCTTACCAGCGAAGCATTTTGATGAGTGTGAACTTGCCGGCAACAAAGAGCAACAACCCAGCGGCGGAGCTGACATTCTGCGACGGAACAATCAGACAACGTGTATGCGGATTCGCCTACTGCGTGGAAGACACTCCTGATGGCGAAGGCTACTGGTATTGTGACGAATGCCGCAACTATGGAAAAGAAGAAGAATAAAGTAACAGATGCAAAATCAAAATGAAAATAGGTATGCATATGTGTGTGTATGTTCAACTAACACTTTTTTTACATAGGGGGTTACCCCGCCACCCAGAAAAGGTTCGTATTAACTATTTATTTCGCGCGGAAACCCAGTAAGAACATCAGAACATCATCAATGATTTGTGTTTTTCCTCCAGCCCATTTCAATAAAGGTTTCGACTTGGATTTTGACCTCGACGCAGATGCTTTACTCATTTTGAATATGTTATATCACTATATTTAACTAAATTTTATATAGTGATAAACTTATAAAAATATTACCGAAAATCACATAGTAATATCAAAAACAAAATCTGGTCCCATTTCCCACATTTTTGTCCAGTGTAACTGAGGTGATAAATTTTTCAATTCTTCGCGGTATCCCTTGTAAAATTTATAAATAGGAAACAAAATACATTCATCATTTGATAACCTTCCTGAACCACTTTTTGTAAAATAAATTTTATTATGTCCATCTTTATTCGGGTCTATAACATTACATGACTTTAATATAAGTCTTAACTTAAACATTGGATTATCAAAAATACTCACATCCGCATCCGCACCATAGCCCTCCTTCCCAATACTAGTAACAGCATCTGTCAGTAACCATGGCCCTGTTATAGAAGATGCATACGCTCCCATTATCCGATTCAAAGCGTTATATTTTATCATATCAATCGCGCATTTCAGTATTCTATTTTTAGGAACAGACATGAATATTCCCGTATTTACAATATTTTCACACTCTGTTGCCCATACTTCTCTGTATTTTACTAAATTCAAAAGTTTAAAACCATCAATGGGTTCAAACTTTATATCCAAGTAAACACCACCTTCTTTGTATACAACACAGAATCGAAATAAATCACTCTTAAAAGAAATAGGTATTAATATATCATATGCTTTAAGAACGTCGCCAGGAAAATTATTTTTAATATATTCATATGCAGCTTCTCCATCATAAACTATAACATCAAATTCAGGATTTATCTTCTTTAAAGTCTCAACATTTTCTTGCATTTTTGGAGGTAATGTTTTATCATGCCAGAATAAGTGCAACTTAAGTGGAATGACCGAATTCTCAGTGGTTGAAATCATACCAATTCTATCTTCTTCATTATATTTATTATACTTACTATCATCTTCCTCATCACTATTGTCGCATATACAACTATCATCGCCTCCATCGCCTCCATCGCCACCCCCTCCGCTATCATCACCCCAAGCACTACTTCCTTCATTATCATTACCCAAACCACCATCATCACTATCTGTATAAGAAAAACTATGCAAACAATTATCATCATAGCCGTCACCACCACATTTTGTAAAATAAATATTTTTGATAGAATCCGCATCCGCATCTGCATCCGCAAAAATATATTTTTTCCCACTATACCATAACCTATCCGAGTGAAAATGAGGTGTCTTACATTTTAACTCTTCTTGATATCCTTTGTAGTAACCAAAAATGCAAAGTATAAGACAATCCGCATTTATTTTCCTACCAGAACCATTTATTGTAATATAAACTTTATTATCCAACATTTTTTTTGGGTCGACTACAAGATTTTGTTTTAATACTACTCTCAATTTAAAAACATGATTATCAAAAATTCTTGCATCATTTTTTCCAATACTAAGAAAAGTATCTGTCAACAACCATGACCCCGTCACAGAAGACGGCCACTCCCCCATTCTTCGATTTTCTACATTCGACTTTATCATGTCAATAGCATGTTTCAGTATAGGACTACCTGGAACTGACATGAATATTTTCGTATTTGCGACACCAATATTTTCTGTAGCCCATACTTCTCTATGTTTTACCAAGTGTAAAAGTTTAAAACGATTTATCGGTTCAAGCTTTATGTCCAAGTAAATACCCCCTTCATTATATACAACACAATAACAAAATAAGTCACGTTTAAATGTAAGAGGTATTAACTTGTCATATGTTTGAAGAATCTCTTCCGAAAAATATTTCTTAATATAATCACGAGCCATCGTAGCATCATAAACCACAACATTAAATTCAGGATTCACAATCTTTAAAAATTCAACATTTAAGTTCATTCGTGGAGGCAACACTTTATCATGCCAAAATAAATGTAGTTTAAGTGGAATAATAGCACTTTCAATACGAGGTATTGCATGATACTCACCTAAAATAGAAAAACGACTTTCTTCTACAGAAATCATTTTTTTATTATTCATCAATATAAATATAAAGTTGGTATATACTTAAGTATTCAAAAAAAATAAATAATATATACTCTATATTTACGTGGACGGGGTCCCTCATCCCCATAAAATTGAAATGTTTTCCCTTGAAATAATAAAATACGGCGAGCCCAGACATGAACAGACAACAACAACAACAACAAGAACTCTTAAACCAAGCTGCGAAGCTGTTGGCTGATGACAAAATCACGCCGAAACAAGCGTGTTCCTTTATTGAGACGCTCCGCGATGCGAAAATCTTTGCAGACGATATATTGGAGCCAAAAACCCAAGACGAAGAAAAGCAGAAAGGCTTCAACGAAATTGCAGGGGTGTATGCAGATTGGAAAATCTCGACGGAAGAAGCGTGTGAATTGTTTGTGGAGTGGATTGATGAGTGGAAACACTTATAAAGTCACAGAGTTAAAGTTTGAATTATAAGGTAAGTCATGTTATATACGCATGTTTGTGTGTTTGTGTGTGTGTTTGTGTGTTCAACTAACACTTTTTTACACAGGGTAAACGTCATTGTGATTGTCCTTGTCCTTGTCCTTTCGAAAAACAAAATCAGCACCTTTCGCCCACATCTTACTCCAGTGAACTTGTGGCGACAATTTACTTAACTCTTCGCGATACCCTTTATAAAACTGAAAAATAGGAACTAAAACACAATCTTCAAGTGAACATCCACCTGAACCATTTGTTGTCAGGTATAACTTGTTATCACTATCGCTATTAAAATCATCAACGTTATTAGTAAACACCGCTTTTACTTTAAAGATATCATATTTAAAATAATTAACAATATTGTTAATGTAGTTATCACCAATACTTAAAAATGCAAGTGTTAATAATTGAGGTCCAGTTACTTCTGTTGAACTTTTACCCATAACGCAATTTTCAACATTATATTTTATCATTTCAATTGCACGCAATAGTAACGGGTTACAAGGAGTCGAAGCAATAAGACATGTATTTATCGTGTATTTTTTTTCACTTGTCCATACCTCCCGATACTTTGCAAAATTCAAAAGTTTAAAACCACGAACAGGTTCAAATTTTATATCCAAATAAACACCGCCTTCTTTATATACCACACAATATCGAAAAAGGTCGCTTTTAAAAGATATAGGTATTAATGTGTCATATGCATGAAGCACATCACCCGAAAAATTCGTCTTAATATATTCCCGTGCCATATCTCCATCGTATACCACCACTTCAAATTCCGGATTCGTCCGCTTCAAAAGTTCAACGTTTTTTTGCATTTTTGGCGGCAAAACTTTATCATGCCAAAATAAGTGTAACTTTAACGGAATGACTGCATCCTCAAGACGTGGCAACTTTCCATACTCTTTTACTAAATAATTCATTGCATACCCGGGGTCTATTTTTTTTGTATTCACTTTCATCATGATATTTTATGTTTTATATACTATATTATTTTTTTTATAGAAAAAATACGGGGACAGAGTCCCCTGTGCAGGAGGCCAGGGGGTTAACGGGGGACAGAGTCCCCTGTGCCGTAGGCAAGGGGGTTAACGGGGGACAGAGCCCCCTGTGCCGTAGGCAAGGGGGTTAACGGGGGACAGAGTCCCCTGTGCCGTAGGCAAGGGGGCCTGGGGGGCGCAGCCCACCATAAAATTGAAATGTTTTATTCTCTATAAATCAAATACAGCCCTAGAGCAAATCAAGCAAAGCAACCAAACAACTACATCAAGTTTACCATCGAAATCAAAATGTTTTCCCGTTCATTTGCAAAGTCATCCAGACAATCCGCAAAAGACATTGCTGCACGTGCAGCCCCGACACAGGAAAGTGTTCTTCGTTCTCCAGCATGCAGCGGTGAACACAATTACACTTACAGACACACCGGATTTCGCACATTTCAATACACCGCCAACCCAGCCAATGCCAGCACCGACATCTACCTCGAAAATCTCACTCGCGACTTCAACCAGGTATACGAACAAAACATCACAACTCTCCCTTACCACGCCGCACTCACTGCACTTCACCACGCCACTGCATCCAAATCCGTTGCAACCTTTCTGAACCAACCTCGCATCACACAACAACTCATCGAAATGCACAACATTCCCGCTCCCGCTCCCGCTCCCGCTCCCGAACCCACCTGCTTTGCCAAAGCACGCCAACAACTTGCCAAGATGAAATTCGAACTCCCGCCACCTCACCCCAGAAGAACCATCGTGTATCGCACCCCAGATGGATACGACCTGAGCGAAATCAATACCAGTTTTGACCCCACCACATTCGCATCCTCTGCCAGAAACACATTCGTCAAGACCTGTTGCAGAGCATACAACAGCGTTCATGTATGCCGTTGCTTCAAGTGGTGCTCTCGCACATCCGTCACCTACGTCAACGAAAAAGGCGAAAGCATTCATGTCTACTACTTGAGCCGCAAGACAGATTATCAGAACCTCACCAAATCATATCCCATGAGCTACCAACCCGACGAAGAACACATCCCTTGTTCACCCCGCGAAGATGTTTCCGACAGCGATTTGTTTCCCTGGGACAAAGACTACGCATTCGAAGAGGAATGCGGCGATGCTTACTGCGCCAAACAACAAGGATTTACACATGTATGGTCAAGCAAACGCGCAAAATATCGCCACCTTCGCCGCCAACGCCGCCAACAACAACTCGCCTCCGGAGAACTCCCCGAACATGGGCTCATTATTGTGACGTTTGACATTGATGAAGTTTGGCCTGTCAAAACACCATTATCATTACACGCCCAATATCGTCGACTTCAGAGAGAAAAATTCGAAGAACTGCAACAACATGCACGATTCTATGAGTCTTGGTATGAAGAAACCTATGGTCGCCCAGAACCAGAACCAGCACCTCCAGCACCTCCCGCACCTCAAGCCCTCCCAGCCGCAAACCGCGCGATTCAGCATGAAAAAAAAGACCATTCCGTTCGCTATATCCAGCGCCCACTCATCAACGAAGTCCTTACCATCGCACACGCCGCATCAAGATCACAAGTGACCGAAATCAGCGCACTCAAACCGCATCAACGCACCCGCCTTACCGCCAATGCTTCTCTGACCGCACTTCTTGCAATTCGTTTAGGCTCTGCACCAGGAATAGCGTCGTCGATTGCTACGACTCTCTACCATGATGCAATCCAACTTATCGTGCGCCGCGCCACCGGTTCTGAAGCCGCTGCCAAACACATTACTGCGTCATACATTCCCAACAGCAAAAAACCACTAACACGCGTCCCTGCAAATCATCTCGCTCAGATGAAGCAAGCTATGGTGTTGCGATTCGACCAAGGCGTCCCCAAACCCATGCCCCCTTCAGCTGGTCGCCATCTCGCTACATTTCCAGAAGACATATGTGGTCCCCTTAAACTGAGACAAGCAAAATACTATGCCGAAAAATGCTTGGAACTTATTGGAAACCCAAATGACCCAATATCACCATCCGCAGCAAAATGGGCACACCTTCACACCAAAGTCAAGCGTGCACGCCGGGGCGAAATCGGCACTCACGACATCATTGCTTCTCCTGACTACAATGACTGGGTCTACGCGATACACTACACGTATGTTTCGGCAGTTCGATTGTTTCTGGGTTCTGCCGATGAATGGAACAAACGTCAAACTTTTGGACAACTGCCAGCGCGTCACCGCACCAAATGCTGGCACATCTGCAAAGAAATTCGCGCAGGCGCGCCGAAATACGTGCAGGTCACGCTTATGATTCGCGAAATGTATCGTTTCCTCATCAAAACCCATCAGCTCATGTCGCCAGAGTTTATGGATGTTTTCGGACTAGACCAACGTTATGTCAACACCATCATTGCCAGAACAAAACACCTCGCATACGAAGATGGTGATGAAGCTTCTGCACTCATGTTTGGTTTCTTGATGCCATCAATGATGAACCCAGATATCCATCTGGACGTTTTCGTTTCTGGCCAAGTTTACCAGCATCCCGACCTTTACGTCAAAATGAGCGACCCTGTGTTTGGCCCTATCAAAAAACAATTCAGAGATATGATTCCGTCGCGACATACAGGCACCATCGACCGCGCAACACTGATGGAGAAAGAACCACGCATTTGCCGCCGTGCGTAATTCCAAGACCCACATCCAAGAACTCCAAGACAGGAAATAGTTTAGTGGTGCATTACAAGTGCCGTAGGCCTTTCAACCCTTAATGCCGTAGGCCAGGGGGTTAACGGGGGACGGAGTCCCCTGTGGTGTAGCTATAAAACCACAACCAACTTTTTTTTCTTTTGTATATATATATATGCCAAATAAATCCAAAACTCGCAAAACCCAAAAACGTCCACACAAGTGGTCACTCAAATACAAACGCAGTATAGATTGCAAACATCCGAAAGGTTTTTCACAACGCCAGCATTGCACGTGGGGTAGAACCCCCCGTAAGCCCCCCAGCCTACGGCGCTCAGGTTTGCGTAAGAGCCTACGGCGCATCCGCATTTAAATTTTAGAGGGCGAAGCCCTTTTACATCTTCATGCCGTAGGCGGGGTCTGACAGGGGTTTACCCCTGTGCCGTAGGCTGGGGTCTGACAGGGGTTTACCCCTGTGCCGTAGGCTGGGGT